TCTCGGCCCAACTTGCCGTAATATCATACGTGTCAACCGGCAGATAAGAGGCAGTATTAGCCCACGAAGCGGTTTCGGCCCAACTCGCCGTAATATCATACGTATCGACCGGCAGATGAGAAGCGGTATTAGCCCACGAAGCTGTCTCGGCCCAACTTGCTGTAATATCATAATCATCGGGTAGTAGATATGATGCAGTATCAGATAAACTTGCCGTTATTTCATATCTTTGATTTTTTAAATAAGAAGCGGAAATACTTTCAGTAGCATATAATGATTGAGTTGCATATATACTCTGCGTAGCATAAATACTTTGAGTAGCATATTCTGCTTGATCTGCAAATTCAGAATGAACTGCATTTTCGGCGACTGACTCAACCATACTAGCAGTCAATGCATGAGAAGCGGTTATATAAAAACTGCTGGTAGTAATTTTTACCCAATTTATATCTTCAATTCCACCCAATAATTGATAATGTGATTGATCATCTTCACAATATACAATCATTCCCTCATATCTCCAAGAAGAAGAAATATAACCTACGGGACAAATGGGATAGATGCCCGGCTGATATAAGCTATGTGTAGTAGTCCATGTGTACTTTAGATCGGCAGGTTGGGCCGATGTAATTCTAAAGCCAGCATCTACAATAATAGCCATATCTTAAAATTTAAATTGATAATTTCCATTGGGATCAGATACTAATGCCGTACGATAAACATAATACGAAAAGCTCCAATCCTCATCTAATCCTGTGCTATCTACCTGTTTTGTCATTTTTATAAAATTTCCCAATACTTCAAAACTATTAGGATCTAATATAGATGTCAATTCGCCGTATATAGCCGGATAACAAAAATATATGAATTTTACATTTCCTACCAAATTTATTGTTCTATTTCCTTTCGGTTGAATTAATTTAGTTAAATTATTATATAATCCCGATCCATTTAAATCATCATTATCACTTAATCCATATAAATATGGATAAATAAATACCGCCGTTCGAGTTGCAGAGGAAATTACTATAGGATTTCCATCATTATTGACATCTATAAAACTTTGATACGTATGATTTTCTTTAATATTATTGTCCGCATGTGAAAATGTATAAGGTGGAATAGAGGGCGCAGTGTACCATAATCCTCCATCTTTTTTAATATATCCACTGGTAAATAAAGTTTCATCATTTGGAGTTATATTGGTTGTTATAGTAAAATTTTTATAAGATCCCGTTTCGAAATAACTCGTTCCAGCGTTAGACATAGTAATAGTTGCTGGTAAAAATGGAAAGAAAAAATTTTCAATAAATTGTTTTAAATCTTCCCCCCCAACATTTAAATTCATGTATGGACCTCTTTTTATAGGTCGGTCCCCATTAAATAAAATAATACTGGAAGTTTCTGATTCGATAGAATGAGTAGCATAAATGCTTTGTGTAGCATATATACTTTGAGTAGCATATGTAGATTGTTCTCCTTGTCCGCCGCCAATTTTATATTTAGCAGCCCAAACATCAATGCGATCCGCTGTCAATTCTCCACTTGACGTATGATAAAAAATAATATCAGAGCCAGAAATATTTATCTGCTCATAATATTGATTAGTCGCATCTCTTTGTATAAATGCTGTTTCCAGCTTATTAGGTTTTTTATCTGCCATAGGTCTCTAAAATAAATATAAAGAGAACATAAGAATTAAGGAATATAACTCCGTTTTATAACTTATAATTTAATTAAAATTTTGATAAAGGAAACCGCCGCCACGAATTATTATTGTAAATATAAAAATATTCAATGTCAAACATTATATCGCCGTCTTTACCTTCTTTAGATAAATCCATTTCTTCTAACGGTACTCTTTTCCATTTTCTACCTGAATAAATGTAGAAAAACTGTGAATTAGTAGTTACTACTTGTCCGGGGTTTCCTGTAACTGGTATATTATCCGAACAATCGGGGGTAAAGTCAGTTAATTCCGCACGTCTCCATTCATTTTTATAATATACATAAAAATATTTAGAATCATATGAAATATTTCCTTCTTGTCCTGTCGAATTTTTTTGAGTTGGTACATGAACAATGCGTAAAAATAGAGGAACTTCTTCCACTTTAATTCCTCCATACAAACTATTATCAATTATATTACTATCTGTAGAAATTCGGGGTTGTGGTATTTCTGTATCTTTTTGAAGATTTGGATAATATGGACTTTGCCATTTTTCTCGATTAGGATCGATTCTATTAAAATCATGTTCCGAAGTTACTGTTTCCAAACCAATAACTACTTTTTTGGGTGTAAGAAATTTTTGAGTGGTAAGAATATGATCTTCCAATTTAGTCATGCTATCTGGTAAAATATATCCGTGAGTAATTAAATCAAATTCACTCTTAACAATTCTTTCATCATTAGCTTGAAGTTCTACTGTATGTCCATATGATTCAATTTTTGTACGGAACCGAAATCCCTTTTTACTTCCCCAATAATCTTTTGTATTAAATTGGAACGTTTCAATAAGTTTATTCATTTGTTCCACATATGCCGTCCATACTATGAAATGATATGTAAGGACCATATGATTGGGCATAGTAATATTATAAACATCATTAATAGGAACATTTCTCCCCATCAACGCCGAAAATTGAGTATATGCATTTTTTTCGGAATATTTTTTCATTACCGGAACGTTCAAATAACGATGGAAAAATTGCAAAGTGGAATCAGCTTCCGAATTAGTACGTTTCAAAATAACAGCAGGAAGAATTATTTTTCCTTGTTTATCACGAATATATCCGTCTCGTCTAGCAGATACCCATCGCTCCGGCGAACCATAAAAGAAAGGCACTTTAACTTGTTTTCCTTGATCTTCTACCTGTAATTGTAATTGCTCAAGATGTAATAATATAGTCTCATCAATGTCATATAAACTAATAGTAATGTTTTTTTGTTTATCAGTATCTCGACGTACTTGTTCAACCCGATTAATCGACTCCAGTTTTTCAGCCCGTTCAATTGGTGCTTGAATTGGGTTGGGGGCGGGATTTCTAACATTACCTTTCCATCTTCCCATATTTACGATTGCCTTTCTACCAGATCCACTTTACTTATGCTGGTATAGTGAGTATTAACTATAATGCTAAAGGATTTATCGGGAATTCCTCCCAAAAATTGCTCTTGCACTACATCAGTTATTTCATGATAACGGTCATTAAAAAATATTATGTCTCCAGTTTGAGGGAATAAATCGACTTCTTGTAAATCTTTTTCCATAAATTTGAAGGCAACATTTTGTTTACGTTCAGGACCAAAATCATCAGCATCCGTTGTAATATCGGCTCTATCTACTAAGCAAATAACCTCAACGGGAGGATAAAACACTTTACCACTTGAAGGAGAACTTTCTCCATAAATATTAATTCGTGTTTGTTCTGGGCACACCGCATATATTAAAACTTCAGTTTGAATAACATCGCCCAACAATTCATCATTTATTCCGTTGATGAATCCTATATCTCTTTCTGAAAAATATCTTCCGGGCAATGACATAATTATCCTATATAAATATACATTGGTACTCCACGCAATGTTGATTGTAATTGTTCATTAAAAGCCGCCTGTTTTTCCATTTGAGCGAATTTTCCAGCAGCTTCTAACATTTCTTTCAAAGTATCCATAAGACGTTCTTTTGTTTGTTGTGCTTCCGAACGAAGTTCAGCGCCGTCTAAAGTTACTTCTCCTCCGGGAATGGGTATTGTTTGATGCTTCTGTCTAACAGCACCCAAAATTTCTTTACAATTAGCTAAGAAATAATCACGAATCCATTGTTTTCCTGGATCATTAATCGTTGAATATGGATGATTTACATATGGAACATTAGCAAAATCAGAAGAAACAGCCTGTGAACCAGTCATTGGAGTATTTGATAATGCCCCCATAGAAGATCTGTCAGTTTCATTTATATATTCAAACCACAATTTAAAATTAAGGGTTGGTACAGGGAAAATTCTCAATTTATTATTTATAATTTCAAATGAATATTGACTTTTACGAACCATATCATTAAATTCAATGGCTTGCATACGCAATAAATCTTCAAAAATAGGTGTCATTAAAAATTGTACGGCAGGAGAATATGCTCCGAATCCCAATTCTTGTAAAATATTGGAATAACTCATACCAGTCATAGAAAAGGGGTCATATATACGTGCGCTAGCGGGGGGTCGCTCATGAAATACCCGTTTAACTTCTATTCGATCACAATTTTCTTTAGCATCACCAATTAAATGTTGCAAATCATAATTTTGCGTTCCAGCAACAACCGGAATAGATACTCTTTTCCAGTCAATTTTTCCGCCGGTCCCAGCTTCAGAACCATAATCTTTAGCTAAATTAATAATTTGAGGAAGTCCTGTTCCTTGTATATTGCGTCCAGTAACAATATCCGTTCTTTTCTGTCCCTGTAAAGAAAGCATATTATTTATCATATTATACTCATTTACTTTAGCATTATAAACATTACATGCCTCTTCAAATGCAGCATAAAAATGTATATCTATCATTTCAACCGCAACCGCAGGGTATCCCAAACGTCGGGCAGCCCAGATCATAGCACTATAGCAATCTTTACAGAATACAGGATCCGAATCATATTGTCCGAAGGGGGTATTCCCCGGAACGGCAGACCCGCTTCCAGGAAATCGAATTTTATCTTGATTTGATACGGCCATATTATTTATAAATTAATTACAACTCTTCTTATAAATATGCGAATCTTATCCTTTGATACTGATATTTATTTATATTAAATTAACAAATATTTAAAATTTATAAACAAACGACATGTCTAAAATCAATTTATATAATTTATGTCCTCTTAATGAAGGAAATTTAACGCAATCTTATTGGGATACGGGACACGGGGCTTGTGGATGTATTTTCATTGCAAAAGACACAGGAAGAATTCTTTTATCCCGCCGCAGCAGCATGGTTGATTATGAACCCAATACATGGGGAACTTGGGGAGGAAAAATTGATGAAGACGAATCAGTTTTACAGGCACTTGACCGAGAAGTAGAAGAAGAAACAGGATTTTCGGGGCGTTACAAAGTTACGCCTCTATGGACATACGACGATCCTCGTGCCGGATTTAAATATTATAATTATTTGGTCGTAGTTCCTGAAGAATTTAGGCCCGAATTGAATTGGGAAAGCTCTGGATTTGAATGGTGCGAATGGGGAGACTGGCCCGAACCCTTACATTTCGGAATGATTGCCCTGTTAAAAAATGCTGGACATAAAATTCAAAGTGTGGTAAATTTAATCCGAAAGAAAAATGCAGAAATTTTAGAAGCTATGGATACTCCTCCACCGCCACCACCGGCCCACATAATGAAAGTAGATAGGCCCGCTCCAGCGAATGTCTTGGGACAAAAAGAACTTATGGACGCATACATTGTTGCCGCCACCGTTTGGGGAGAAGCTCGAGGAGAGGGCCCCCGTGGACAACAAGCCGTTCTTAATGTAATAATGAATCGGTCCAAAAATGACTTTTCCAATGCCCGTGGAGTCGTATTGAAAAGAAAACAATTCTCAATGTGGAATAACATTTCTAATCCTGAAGAATATGCCTTATCATTAGCTCGATCAAAATCTAATGATAAAATTTATAAACAGATTCTTCAATTGGTAGATGCGGCTAGAACCGGAAGACTTCCTGATATTACAAAAGGAGCTACACATTATTATAATCCTGAATTGGCTGACCCTGTATGGGGGAGAAATATGGATAAAATTAAAATTGGAAAACATGTATTTGGCCAAGCAGATAAAAAAAAACTATAAAAGAAATTAGTGAAAAGGATTATAAAATTAATTATTTAGGACTTGTAGGAGATGGAATTTCTGAATATCAAATATACAATGAAGCTTCACGTTTAGTATTTGAATATGAACGGACCCGAAATACATTTTATTTAAAAAGTATTGCAACCAATCCCGAATTTCGAAATCAAGGATATGCCAAAAATTTACTAACTTATTTTATTAGGTTAATAAAATCTAAGGAGGGATATTTAAATACAGGACATTATACCGATTCGGGTGAATCATATATTGAACCCGTTATTAAACGATTGGCTCAAGATTATGGCGTAAAAATATTAACCGAATAATTTTAAATGTTAAAATTAAAATCATTATTAAATATCATTGATACTATCCCCGCAGAATTTTCAGTAATCAAGGAGTCTATAATAATAGAATCTAATAAAGAGGAAAAGGCATTAGAATTTTTAAAAGAATTAGTTAAATTAAGTCCTTATAAAGGAAACGTTTTTCTTGCCGGTGGCGCTGTCCGGGACATGGAAATGGGACAAAAACCAAAAGACTTGGACGTAGTTGTTATAGGCGATTCCAATGGAAGCATTAAATTTACGACATGGATTGCAAAAAAATTAGGAAACTTTAAAGGACCCACTACTCCTCCACCGAAACCTCCTCCACATATTGAAGTGGATTCTAGGGGTTATCCAGTATTTTCCCCCGATGAATCGGATCCCGAATTAATAGATTATTTAAAAAAATATAATGATTATTATCATTCTTTTACTAACCCGGTTTTATTTCCACGATTTGGCACCGCAAAAGTAAATTTAACGGGAACATATAAAGGAGTTAAATTAGATGGAATGGAAGTAGAAGCTGTATCTTCTCGAAAAGAAACCTATATCCCCGGCAGCAGAAAACCTATTGTAACTCATGGAACATTAAAAGACGACGTATTCCGTAGAGATTTCACAGTTAATAGTTTAGTTATGGATCTAACTACTGGTGAAATATTAGATTTAACTGGAAAAGGAAAAGATGATATTAAAAATGGAATTATACGTACTACCGTTAATCCCGAGATAATTTTCAAAGAAGATCCTCTTCGAATGTTGCGGGCTGTACGATTTATGGTACAAAAGGGATGGAAAATTGACCCCGAAACGGAAGAAAATATTAAATTAAATGCGCCGTGGCTACAACACATTTCTAAAGAAAGAATACACGACGAATTAAATAAAATGTTAATTTCTAAAGATGCTCCATCAGCCATTAGAAAATTAAAAGAATTAAATCTCTTATCCTTTATATCTCCCGAACTTGTACAAATGTCAGGAATGACACAAAATATTCACCATGTACATGACGTTTTCGACCATACGATGGAAGTTCTTAAAAATACAAACCCCGAATTAATAACACGTTTAATGGCCTTATTCCATGATGTAGGAAAAATTGCAACTCGAAGCGAAACCCCCACCGGAGTACATTTTTATGGGCATGAAGAAGTCGGGGAAGAAATTGCCGAAAAAATTTTAAGAAATCTAAAATATCCTAACGATATTATTGATGCCGTAAAAATGGGTGTAAGAAATCACATGCGATTAAAACAATACGGAGATAATCCAGTAAAATTATCAGATAAAACTTTAAGAAAATTCAAATTTGAACTTGGCAATAACATAGAACATATACTAGATCTTATTCATGCCGATAATTTGGCACATGCACCTGCATCGGCAATGCCCAATCAAATTGAAGCCGTTCGAAACCGATTAAAGCAATTAGATATAAAAGTAGAAAACCCGTCTTTGCCTATTAATGGTAATGATATTATTAACCTCGGAATCCCGCCGGGACCAAAAATTAAAGAAATATTGTCGGTAGTTTTAGAAGCTTGGTATGATAATCCCAATTTAACTAAAGAAGAAGCCATTGAAATAGCTAAAGGATTTATATGATTAAATTAAAACCATTAATCAACGAAATAATTGTTAAGGATTATTCAAATAATAATTATAATTTTCATCATTTTTTAATGTATAAAGGACAATTGTTTTTATTTGACAATATAACACCTTTACGTACTATTTTAAAATCACTCGAAGATCATGTAAATTATTCATATTTAGAAAAAACCCGGGGAGATTTCCACGAGTTTATCCAGGCCATTTCTGAGTCTGGACCGGATATTATATCGGGCGTATGGGATCCAAAAGAAAAACGTCTTACAATATATGGTTATTACATTGATCCAACCAGTTCATTACAAGTAAAAAAAGCTGCTAAGGCATTGGGTGCCAAAATTATTAATTTTCCTCATGCGGATTATAGTGGAGATTATGATACAGATACCGATTACTCCATTAAGAAATTAAAAGGAAAAATTCCTAATATAGTATATCATGGCACCGCAATTTCAGAATTAGAAAGCATATTAAAATATGGGTTATGGCCCGGAAAGGGATCGGGAAAATTTATTGACCAAGATATTGTTCACGAAGACCATGTTTTCTTTGCCGCTTCATTCCATACAGCAATATTTTATGCAAGAAATGCAGTACATAATAGTCCCAGCAAAAAATGGGGAGATGCTCCCATAATTTTAGAATTAAAAATACCCGATTTTTCAAAAATTGCTCCTGATTTTGATGCCGATGGTTCTTCTAAACCGCTGGGTGGATTATCATATTATAATCATTATCCTTTTGAAGTTCAACCTACACACGATTTAAAAGCAATAACCGCATCATTAGAATCAGGAAAATGGGGTTATAAAGGAAGAATTCCGGCAAAATTTATTAGGTGGGTATGGTATTATAACTCTTATCTAAAAAAATGGAAAAAATCAAAACCTTCTACTTGGAAAAAATTGTTGGATAAATGGGATATTGAAAATATTATCTTTAGATTAGGAATGGACCCAGAATCTTATTAAATTATCCAAACACCTTATATTCTGGATTAGTTCTAATAAAATCTTTCATTTTCGGATGTTTAAGAGCTTCTTTGAAACATTGATGCCACGGCTTCTCTACCCAATTTCCTACATCATTATATCCTTCGGATTCTTTATGTATTTCTGTAGCACAAGATTTCCATGTTGTTAAGGCTTTTCTTTTCCATCGTAATTTATCTTCACCCCGATTATTTCGATAATGTATTTCAAATTTTAGACGGGAACCATCTTCAAAAATAGCTATAATATGATTCGTACCTTCATATAAACTATATTTTTTATGTAATTGAGAAAAGTTTTCATTGATACTTTCTGCAAATCCAATACGATCCCGATAATTGTGCAACAATTGAGGCATCTTTTTTTCTAATAATGATAAAGGAATTCCTTTAAAAATTTTCCCCGAAGATTGTACAGTAATTGTAACTCTGGGACCAGGATAACCATCATCTCCTATTTTTGAATCTACATCATTATCAGAATCATCTTCTTCCATAATTTCCCAAATTCCCTGAATAATAATAGATAAATCTTCAGATTTTAAAAACCAAGTTTGTATATTAATGTCTTGTCGGTCTGCAATCATAATTTTCCAGCCTAAATATTTCATGGCATAATTACGACCATCTGTAGAACCAATCCCACAAGCAACAAATACTGCTTCTTTTACTTGTTCGGGACTAGAGTAAATTTTATTTTCAATAAGTTTTTCAATAAGTACTAATGCCGCATTTTTCTTGGAATTTTCCCACTTTTCTAATTCTTCTCTTGTTAAACGATTAGATGAAAGTAACACATTTTTAATTTCATCCATATATTCGGTTAAATACCCCACTTCATCTACTTCGAATCCAAAATGAAACAAAATTTCGTTAGAAAGATAACTAATTACAACCGATTCATGATTACTGTCTCCCAAATCTCCATCGGCATATGTAATTTCTCCCGATCCATCTATCCACCATTCACCCCTCTCATGTAATTCGGCTATAAGGTTAGATTCATTAATATTATCCTTTGGCATTTCATAAATAACTTCAAATTCAGGATTTTCTTGCACAAATTTGGATAATGTATTGGCCGAAAAAGATTCTTGTAAATCACTTCGGCTATCTGAATAACTATCTTCTGGATCAGGAGCCTGTATAGTTGGCTCCTTATCCAATTCAGTATTTTTGTCAGCATCCTTATTTATTTTAGAAATTTTTCGCTGTTTAATAGATGGAGGTAATTTATCTTTAGGATCGGGAGCCTTAGAAGTAAATTTAGTCTCCAAAAATTTACTTAATGCACATAAATGTTTACATAACCCTGGCCCATAATCGCCCACCCCACCTTGAGAAACGGGACGGGGAGGAGTGCCTATATTTTTATTATGAAATTGCCATCCCGTTTTATTTTTAGGATTCCCTAATATACCCGCTCCAACCTCAAAATTATTATATGCAAATCGGTATCTATAATCGGGACAATCACAATCTACCATGCAATTATATTCATCGGCGCTTTTTTTATCCGAATTTGAAATCCCGCCGGGCTTTAAAAATTGTATATATCCATGCCACCGATTTCCCGTACTAGAAGGATTAGATTTATATGTAAATGTCCATGCTTCCGAGTCTTCTACAGCCCTTACTAATAACGACCGGGAACGTACCGTCTTAGATCGGTCAACCCGGTTGGATTTAGGATCCAAAACATAAGGAATATTCGTACCCCCAGTATTAAGTAAATCACGGAAAGTCATCGTTTCCGTTAATACTTCTTTCAATATTTTAGAAAAAGAAATCATTTAATTCGTCTAAATTTTCTTTATAATTTATCTGTCTGAATTCCATTTTGATCAACCAATAAAATTACCGAACCGGCATTTCCACTTAAATATGCCCTGTGAAAAAGACCATTGGTTATAGATTTTAATAATAGATATGGTTTATAATCCGATTCTACCACCCACGGAGTTTGATTTATTACAATTGAAGTTCCCGCCCCAGTTCCGGTTAAGTATATTTGATAAATTTTCCCATCAGTAAGGTTATATAATAACTGAAATCCTAAATCATTACTTTCCCATCCAATCGAAGTAGGATTAATATAAACATCTACTGAATTATATGGCCCAGAAACATTTATTTCATACCAATTATCATCGGTTTGAGATTTCATCCATAACGTCCCAGCAGGTGCACCCGGACCAACTCCGTCGTTCCATCCGGGGCAATTAACCACATATTTTTTCCCGGTTTTACTATTAATGACAAATTTTTGAATCATAAATGCTTCTTTATATAAGTATTATATAGAACCGAATAAATACTTGCATTTATTGATTCAAAAAGGTTAATTTTAATTATATTTTCGGAGTATTAGAAGAATGTGGCTTATTATTGTAATATTATATTAAGATTCAATTTAAAAATCAAGATAATTTTACAATAGGCTCCAATTTTTTTCCAGGTAATGTATCAAAATGAGATCGATTAGAAGAAATCCAACTATCTATATTATTCCATTTAAGTGTTTTAGCAAGTTCATCTGATAAATTTATATATGTAGGGCCCAATTTTGAACAGCTTATTATTTTAGAAATAAATAATTCTTTCCAGTGATCGAAGGATTGATATATAATTGGAGAACTATATGTTTCTAAATCATAATATGGTATGCTAGTAAAAATTAAATCGGGGGTTATGTTATCAGAAAATTCCTCAATTTTACAGTTATGAATAATAACATTTTTCCATTTAAATAAAGATATTAAAGTTAACAATTCTTTATAAGTTTCTATATTTGGTTCACAACCAATATATGTTCCACTTGGATATTTTGCTTTAAAACCAAACAATCTTCCGCCAAATCCGCAACATGGATCAAACACAATAGGCGATGGATTTTCTCCTAAATAATGAGTATAAATTGCCGCAGCTAATAACGGTTTAAAAAACGATATAGTATGTCGACGAGCCGATAATCCCCGCAACATTTGATGTAAACTAAAATCAAATACTTCATTAGAATTATTATCTCCAATACGATAAGAAATAATTTGTTTCATTATATTATCATCACCCCAGGCATCAACCGGAGATTTATTTCCTTTATATGAACTATGCCAATAAGATTTAAAAATATGTTTTAGTAATTGAACCCCTATTGATGAAATATTATTAGAAAAATGTTTGGTTTTATTATTAAAAATTGTAGAAATATTATGTGATGAAATATTTTCAATTATTTTCTGAGGGTTTTTATCTATTGGAGGATAAGGAAAGTTGGGGTGTAATATTCTTAAAAATTTAAGTAATAACCAAATATGTTTTTTTAAATAATCCCTACCTTTTAATTCTAAACATGCTTCAAAAAATTCTTTTGCTATAATAGGAGTATCATGGTTAATTTTAAAAGAATAATTATAATTCCATTTTTTAATATCTTCAATTGATTTTATATTGGATAAATCTTCTTCTCGAATTCTAATTAAATTTGACAGATTAGACTTTTGCTTATCTGAAATTACATTGGGCAAACGACGAAAATTTAGTTTTTCAATTTTGGAAGGATGCCAATAACTACCATCTATTTCAACTAACATATTGTGTTGGGGAAGATAGAAGTCTATTAATCCATATTTTGTTTGATATGATTGTACAAACGGTTCATTATTTTCATTTAATATTTTTTTAAATTCTATTTCAATAAAAGTATTAGTTTTATTTGTAATATTATCTGTTATTCTTTCCATTGCTTTTATGCTCATTTTTTCCTTTGCAAGTTCGGAATGACTTAATCCGAGCATTGGATTGGGGTTATGACTTGAAATATAATCACGTTTATAAGGATAATATGGTAATATTTTAACATTTCGCCCACATCCACATTTACATTTAGGACGTTCCCCCTTAAAAACATGATTTAATATATAATCTTTTTTAGAAATATGATGTACGTTTTTAATATGCCACCCCAATAAATTTCCTGAAGGAAATTCTTCATTACATATTTCACACTTTTGCCTTTTAACTAAAGAATTAAGTCGATTTTGATATGATAGTTGTCTTAATTTAATCGGACGATATTCGGGAAATTTTTTAACATATTCATCTGGTAATATATTATGTGCATCTCGAAGATGAGTGTGCATTCCAACCGATTTAAAATATTTTTTACATATACCGCACTGTATTTGACGAATGTTCCGAGAAGACTTAGTAGTTAAAGCTCTAAATTCTCCATGTAATTTAGCATATTCATCAGAAGAAATTTTATGTACATATTTTAAATGCGACCCCATTCCATACGAAGAAATTCTATTTTGACAAATTTTACATTTAATAGTTTTCGCTTTATTTATAACTCGTCTTTTCATGTTAATACATATACCAGATATACTAAAAAGATGCAAGTTTTTATAAATCTATAATACGTGCAATAAAAAAGGGGCTTCCTTTTTGGAAGCCCGTGATAGGGTATTTTACGTATAGTATCAATTATACCTGATTCGTATCAGATACGTAGATCAATCCATAAAATTCTGGACGTACGATCTTCTTCGCATAGCGAGTCATAACCCCACGTCTTGGCGTGAAGTTAACAGGATCGTACACCAATGGAGTTTGGATAAGTGGAATGTACGGAGCGTACACCGCACCAGTTTCTAGGAAGTTATTTCCACGGAAACCCATCAAAATCAAGTTTTCTTGCATGTATGGGTTTTTGTAAACCTGGAATCTACTTGCAAAGCTACCTACCCGACTTACGCCCATTGCGAACTTGGCCGAATCGCCATCAGTATTGACTACGAATCCGGGAATAGACTCAAGGATGGTGGCTACGTCTGGCCCGACGACCATAAAGTTAGCTCCACCACGCAACGTCAATTGGTGAATCTTGTTAGATACCTTTTGAATCTTGTTGCCAAGAGTCTGATACCAAGTTGCCTTGGTGTAATATCCACCTGCGCCTGCTGTAGTCACATCAACCACTTGATAGGAATTAGCTCCCGTCTTAATGATTTCACGATTCAAGCGAGCGCTCCAACGCTCCTTATTGATATTTGGAGCATTTACAATAAGCATATCCAGAATTTCAAGATCGATTTCCATCGATACATATTCTGACAATAGAGCCGTCAATTCGGCCTCGGCGTCAACCGAGTGGTATGCATTGAGGTCTTGTGCTAGCTCCGGCGTCCAGACTGCTTTCAACTTACGAGTCTTCGCTACGATAGGTTCGGAACGAAGTTCGAGATTGACTTCAGGAATACCAATATCTTTGTTAAGACCAGTATCCGTAGCCGAAGATGCACCTAGCTTATCTTCAAAATCACCCCGAGAGGTATCTTTGGGTTGTAAGCTGTAATTAATTTCAATTACTCCTGGGGCAGCGTTAGAACCAGATAAGGTAATCATATTCGCATTTGAAGCAGAAACAACAAACACAGCTTCTTTTCCACTGAACCGAGTGAAACCCGGATACCATGTTACGAATCCCGCATTAGCAGATGCAGATGTCGTAGTATTTGCTGGCATGAAAGTACGAACGTTATTCAGATCCGGATAGGATCCGGACGCAGACAATACCTCATCCGTAAAATCTACAGTAGTAAGCGTATATAATTCTTGGGCTACCAATGATGCCGAGATATTAGCGTTAATGGGGTCATTTGCATTTCCCGTATCAAAATTAATATCAGCAAGAGAAGCTGTACCAACTCTAATTTCAAATACTCCTTTTTGATCGTTTATGGAATAGGCATTGTGGCCCGGACCATAGAGACCGCCTGCTGGAACATTGGTAGAACCAAGCTTCCAGTCGTCAGACCCCGAAATACCGCCAAACAATGACGAATAATTCGATCCTTCCACGTCTTTAGAAAATACACCCGAGGTGGTTCCATATTTGAAGTCCAAATAGAACACCAATCCCGAAGGAAGGTTCATTGGTTGGACCGATACGAATTCCTTGGCTGCAATTTCAGCAAAGACACGGCGCACCAACGGAAGCGCCACACCAGCCCATTGCTCAGAATTGGCTTGGGTGCCGGTAATTGACGATTCTTCGATTAGCTGCTTTGCTTGACTTTCAAGCAAAACGGCCATATTTGATTTTTCAATGTCGTTTTTAAGTCCTTCAAGCAATCCGGTCTTTTCCCACTTATGGACAAGTCCCCGTGTCTCAGCCATGAGACGTGCTTGTGGATTTAACGCATTAGTTAATAGTTCTTTTACGTTTTCCATAAAATTAATTTTTCCTTTTGTTTATTATCTCGCATTCAGATTACTTCGATGACACCTTGATTCCTGCGAGTTTTTGGAATCGAGTTGCCATTTGATTTACCGCACCTTCCGAGATGATAGTCTTGGATGGTTTGGTGGATCCGACTGCGCCCGATGCGAGACCTTCGGTGATAGATTGGGAATTAGCCGAAGCCTTCATTTTTCGTTTAATTCCAGCAGCACCGAAATTCAATGACTCTGCGATATTGGCGTAGGTCAGTTTAACTTCACGAACGTTTTTGGCGAGGTCAAACATTTCAACAACTCTCATTTTTTGATCATTATTCATGTTGTATTCCTTAAACAACTTGTTCGTGTAAAGCAGTTTGGCATTCAACAAGTTGACCTCATTAAGCTGTCCTTTAATATACTTAATGACTTCTTTGGCTTCATTAAGTTGTCTTCGGAGAGTTGCATTTTCAGCCAACATTTTACTTGGTGTAGAAAGATTGGTTGAAGTTGCATTCTTTCCTTGATTTGGCCGAGAAGCTTCCGTTGGATCTTTGGCTACCACTTTAGGCTGCCCCACCTTGGGGAGTCCAGTTTCTGAACTTCCACCAGAAGCATTTCCTCCTCCCATTGCGGGAGTAGAAAGATTGCTCTTAGTAGCATTGGGTGATCTATTGGGACGAGCCACTTGATCATGTTCCTTAGCTACTACTTTAGGTTGGTCAATATTTGGAAATCCATCTTCATCATTTCCGGACTCTAGTTTCGATGACGAACTAGCATTTTTTGTAGGACTTGATGAAGCACCGGCTTTTCCACCACCAATTCCTGAAGATTCCAACTTAGTTTGTTCTTGAATTGTGTCTTCTTCAAGCTCGGCTCTTAAACTTTCTAATAATTCTTCCAGATCGATTTCTTCAAGATCTTCTTCATTTACCTCATCGGCGGGCGGTTGAGGCACATCCGATTGAGGCATTGGTTGTGCCGCTGGCGCACCAGGAGCGGAAAACGCATCAGGTGCGGCGGGGGCTGCGGCCCCAGGAACACCATCTGCCGGAGGAACTCCCATTGAGGGGTTGCCCGGCATAGCGGGGGCACCTACTGGGGGAGGAGGCATTGGGGCACCGGGAACATATGGAGGAACCGGAGGCACTGGCGCACCGGGAACCCCTGCGGGAGCCGGAGCTGGAGCCGGAGCCGGAGCTGGAGCCGGAGCGGGGGCCGTAGTATTAGGATCGGCACCAACGGCTGGCTCGGGTACACTTTCAGTTTCGGCGGCGGCCTCTTCTTCTAACTCTTTGATAAGAGCGTCAATTTCGGATTCATTAATTTCTGGCAACTTTCCATCGAACTCATCCCCGATGGTATCATCCGGATTCAAATTGGGTGTAGAATCTCCCAATGGATCAAGAGTTTCCAGACTGTCTCCGTCATTCATTCCTTCCATAGCATCTTCTTTTAATCGTTCAGCAAATACCTTTTGGTATTTTTCAGTAAAAGCTTCTTCTAAAGCCACTTTTGCGTTGGCCATCGATGTCATACGTACGGCCTTAGCATCAGCAATAGCTTCTTTAAAAAGGTTACTTTCCATATTATTTCCTTTATGGTTTTAAAGTTATTAGAACTTTAATGAAGTTATTATAATAGACCCATTTTGGGTCCTTTAGGCAACATAAAAATGCAGCATTTATTTTAATATAAATAGTAATATTTTTACAAAAATATCAAAAATATGAAAAAATTTTAAATTCTTATATATTTTTTATCTTTGAGTCGCCAGAAAACTCCTACGTCTTTAGCGTAGGAGATGAATGGTGAAAATCATCCCTGACTCTCAATATACATTCTGATTGTTTCCGAAGATACATCACCAGTTGAGCAGGCAAAGTATCCATCACTCCAAAAGGTCTTTTCCTTCCAAAAATGAGTTTTCAACAATCCACCGATTTGTTTCCAAATTCTATTCGTGGACACCGCTTTCAATCTATTGACGATACTCACAATAGTCAGTGTAGGAGGATAATCTATCATCAAATGGATATGGTCTTCGTTACATTCCATAACTGTAATATCAAAATCTGACTCATTGGCAATATCTGACATAATTTGTTTCATCGCCTTGTTGATAGGATAGGTCAACAATTGTTTCCGATACTTAACAACAAATACAAGATGTATCTTCAACAAGTACTTGGAATGTGATGCTGTGTGATACTTTTTCACAAAATTTTTGATGTTTTCTTCTACCATCTAATATGTATATTCCAGAAACACAAAGAGAATAAATATATTAAGTGAAACAGGACTATACATTTAAGATGAGATTGTATCCTAACAAGGAGCAAGAAGTTCTGTTGTCCAAACACTTTGGTAGCATCCGATGGACCTACAACTATTTCCTTGACCGAAGAACCAAGTTCTACCTTGAGGCGAAGGAGAAACAACTTGCCAAGAAAACATTGACCTATGTGGACATGGCAAAGGAATTGACTAAGATTAAAGCAGAGAAAGAAACTGAATGGTTGAATGAATGTAATGCTCAATCACTCCAACATGCCATTAAGCATCTGGACGGAGCATATAATCGTTTCTTTAAGAAACTGGCAAAGTTTCCTCGATTTAAAAGTAAAAGGAATAAACAGTCGTTCCGTGTTCCCCAGTTCGTATCTATTGAGAACGGACGGATATACTTTCCAAAGTTTAAGAAAGGCATAAAGATTGACCAACATCGTGAAGTAGAAGGCGAGATTAACTATGCCACTATCACCAAGAACAAGGCAGGGCAATACTTTGCCTGTATTGGTGTCACCAGAGAAATCGCTCCAAAGATGAAAACCAACAAGACCGTTGGTATTGATTTAGGTCTTAAAACATTGGTGACTTGCTCTGATGGACAGAAATTTGAAAACATTAAAACCACTAAAAAGTATGAAAAACTATTAAGAATAAGACAGAAAGCGTTGAGTCGTTCCAAGAAAGGCTCCAATGGCAGAAACAAAGCACGATTGAAGGTTGGCAAGGTCCAAGTGAAGATTGCCAACATTCGTCATAATCATCTTCACCAAATAACGTCCAAACTAATTCGTGAGAACCAAACGATTGTTTGCGAAGACCTTGTTGTAAAGAATATGATGGAAAATCATTGTCTTGCTAAATCCATCGGAGACGCATCGTGGGGCGAACTCGTAAGGCAACTAACCTATAAGGCAGATTGGTATGGAAGGAGATTTGTGAAGATTGATAGGTTCTTTCCGTCATCCAAAACCTGCTCTCATTGTGGATTTGTGAATGACAATCTCTCATTGAACATGAGAGAATGGGATTGTCCACGATGTCAAACTCATTTGGATAGAGATTGGAACGCCTCACAAAATATCCTTCGACAAGGATTAAATTTAACCGTAGGAACTACGGAGTTAGTGGCTTGTCCTGACATAAGACCCATTAGAAATAATGGGCAGTTGGTTGGAGCCGAAACCCCTGCGTCTTTAGCGTAGGGGTAGTTCATTAAAAATTACTATGAATTGAATAAAAGAATTAGAATATTAAGAAAAATAAAGTATATTTATACATATGAACAATAAATTATATAAATCACGTTCCTTATTAAAATTATTGGAAGTGAGGCATAAATTAACTTTAGAACACAAACAAAAAATTCTTAAAATATTAAAAGAATCTAGTGGAAATCCTGGCGGAGAAACGGATATTACATACGCCGACAACCTTAATGTTTGCGAAAACGAATTTACAGGAACCGGAAATCCATCTTCAACCGAACCAAATGTTATTGCTAAAGTGTTTGTTACAGGGGCCGATTTTGATAGTTATATAAGACAGCGAAGAGGAATTCAATTTACTGCCAAAGAAATTCAATCTATATATAATTATAAAAAATTTCGTCCAACTAAAATAGATAATTTTCATGTAAAATATGATATTACTGACCCATTTGGAAATAATAATACAACAATTATAAAAAAATTAAAAGAAAGTGGGGGATTTTGTTGGACTGCATTTTCAAAATTTGAATCGGCTAATCAAAAAGATTCACAAGAATTAGACGAACCGGATAAAGAAAAAGAAGAAGGAGAAGAAGATGAACTAAAAGAACAATCCCTCCAACAACCGATGCCCCAATCCGTCACTCCCCCACAACCGGCTCCAACTCAACCGGCTCCAACCCCTCCGGCGACTCAAGCAACACCCGAGCCTTTGAAAAATTCTCCTTCCAATCAAGATGATGATGATGAAACCGAAGAAGATGAAATTACAGTAAGTGATACGATACGAATTAGTAAATCAATTATATTTAATAATGAGACAGAAGGCGCAAATATTTTATCACGTTTTCTTAAAGCATTAAATTTATGATAACTTTAACGGAAATTTTACATAATATTGAAAAAGAAAAAAACGACGGATATATTAATCTTGACGATTGGAGATGGCCCGACGTTGATTATCTAGTATCAATGGGATTTTCTTTTAAAGATGATTATAAAATGGTTAGTGATTTAAGTACGGATGAAGAAGGAAAAAATAAAATAACTATTTATAAAAAGAAAGATAAAGATGGGGATGGTAAAACGTATATCTTCTTTTTTATTGATGAACCTAAAAGAGGAATTAAAAGATTTAAAACTTTTAATGATGTAATTGACTATTTTGATAATTATAGTCAACCAATTTTTGATAAAAACATATAATACATAATTTTGAATATATTTATAGGCATATGAAAATTCCGAAAACTAAAAAAATCACTTTAAAACAAATAATTGAAAATGTTGATAAAATTCCATCAACAATGGGAGAACTTAAAAAATTAACTCCTGACCAAAAGAAACAACTATTGGAAATGGCCTGTACGTTTGAAGAATTCGGGAAAGTATTTCATAATATGGATGAGATTTTAAATACCACAAAAAATCTTGTTCAATTTCATGAATTAGCCGAAACATACGCCCTGACTGAATGCCAAGAGTGGTTTGATCAATCGATTGTTAAAAGAAATTTTCAAGAAGCCAAGAAAAAAGTAATGGAATTTCAAAAATTAGCTAATGAATGCCATAGAAATCAAGTGCATTTAAAAGTTTTATATGAAGATCTTATGTTTTTATATGAACGTTATTATGATACTACGCCCAAAGCAAAAAAAGATGCTGAAAAAGTAGTACAATTAGAAGATTTAGAAAGAATATGTGCTTGGTGTAAAAAACCTATGGGGACATCTCCTTCGGATTCATCCGGAACTACTCACGGTATATGTCCGGAATGCATGGAAAAATTCAAAAAAACATAATAATTTATAATCAAAATCTTTTATTTTTCCTTCTTAAATAAATTCGCTTATACCATTTATACAAATGGGTATTTGTTCTAAGATGTCGCATATATTGTAGAAAAATTCCAGAAATTGAATTATTTTTCATTTAATAATTTTTCCAGAGAGATTCGGTTTTAGTTTTTTTCTTATGAGTTCCCGTTGTTGTTTTTACATCAAAATCAATACGAGAAAATTTTTTTCCAAGCGGCCCATATTCTAAATTATTATATCCAGAAATTAATACTTTTGATTTTAATTCCAAAACGCAATTTATAAATTTTACATGATCTTCTATGGTATAATCGTTTTCATAACGAGTATTTCCCCGAGTACTAGGATGATAAGGAGGGTCGGCATATACGAATACAGAAGGATCATCATATTTTTTCATCAACTCTATTGCATCCCTCTTCTCGATAATAACGGCAGACAGACGATCATGTAATTCTTTTAATCTATCGACACTGGATAAGAAATCAGAAGTGGATTTGCTCATATTACGACGGATACAACAATTTATCGACCATCCACCTATACCATTATGAGAACTTCTATTAACATACCAAAAATAATATGCCCGATCTATAAGAGACAATTTTTCTTTAAGTTTTTCCTTATATTCTCGTCTCAATTGCGCCGAATATAAAGACAAATCACACTTGTTTTTAAATTCAGAAAATAAATCCGGATCTATTAAACATTTAAATAAAGAATATATATTTTCGTTTATATCATTAAATATCTCTACATGACCAGTTAAAGGACGAGATAAAAGTACTGAAGCACTGCCTCCATAAGGCTCCAGATAAATATTATAATGACTGTCCGGAGGAAAGTGGGGAAGTATTTTAGAAATCATATTGGATTTCCCTCCAAAATATTTAATCGGCGGTTTCATTTTTAAAAAATTTCTTTTTCTTTTTTTCTAGCTTTAACAACTCTTCTCGAATATCCATTAAAATTTTCCCTAAATTATTTTCGCCCTCTCCCGCTTCATTACATCCCCAATATGTATCTCCCCAATTATTTGTCTCTTTAAGTTCATATCCCTCGGTCATTAACAGCATTTTATTAAGTTTTGAATCATTTGTAAACTTTTGAAAGCACAGTTCTCTCATAAGTCCCAACTTTTTTTTATTCCATTTTTCTTCATCAAAATATGGTGATTTTCGTCCCAATCTTTTTGCTTTGCCAGAACTACACCGTGTAAATTGTTCTCTCAAATGAGGGGGCCATTTTGCAGCTTGAAAAGCATGTTCTACCGATGGAAAATATAATCCCTCTAAACATACCGCCGTTTCAAGTATATAAAAATTACTTAAAAAACTAAATGGACCAAAAAATCCATATATTTTTCCATCCTCATGTACCGCATATTCTGGCACTGTAACAGGATCGTTGCATATATTAATTTTCATATTATATTGGAATGTCGTGCAATTCGTCTGGAGTCCATCCTCTCCAATATTCGGAGTAAATACTATTATACAATTCATTTATTTTTGTAGTATTCACTTTTTGTGGAATTGGCGTGGGCTTGCCCTCGGAAATAAGTTTTTTATGTCGCTGATATTCGGCTTCTAATTTATTATCCATTTCTTCTTTGAATTCCATTACTTTATCAAATGTCCATCCACCATTTTTAATGAATAATATTTCATCGGCATCTATACCTTGTCGATTAACAATTACTTTCCCCTCAGAAATAATTTCCATTCCCATTTTCATAAGCCGGATCAACTGGGAAGCATGTTTCGAATCATATCCACATTTTTCTTCCAAGGCTCTTCTTTCCGGATTTCTTTCCGTCTTCCATTTTACCCATGACTCATATGTTTGTTTATCTTTAAAGTATTTTCTTTCCCTCTGGATATATGCAATAACTTCATCGGAAAAATTGAAATCCTGAGCCATATTATTAAAGGCTGCATCAGAATAAACATCGGGCCAATTGGAAACAGAAACTTCTTTATTTATTACGCTAGACAATAAATCCCAAATGACATCTTTAAGTTCAGACCGTTGCATTTCATCCATTGTAAATTGGTTTAAATTCCATCTTTCCACTTTACTTTTAAGGTAATCAAATACTTCTCCAACCCCTCGCTTGGAAATTTCGGGCAAACCATAATCTGCACGACATGGCTTTTTTAATTCTCCCATAACAATCCATTTTCTATGCCGCTCAATTTTTTTGGCTTGAGCACTGGCATATCCTGAAAATGTAAATCGAGCTTTAGTTGATAAAAATAAATTTCGATTCTCTAAAACCTTCTCCATTATTGGCTTTTTAATAAAATGTTGTTCGGGAGAAGTGTGCAATAATTCAATAATATTTGGATTAACGCCTGCCGCCAAAATAAAAAATTTCCTCAATGAATATATGGAACTTTCAAATTTAGGATTGTTAGGATTTTTTAAATGTTGTAATGTTGATTCGATAGCTGGATAATTTTCTGCTTGCTCAAAACGATCAAACAATCCATACTCTATTTCGGGTGGGGGAATACAAATTCCCTTAACATCTACATCCGAAAATTCATTGGCAAGACCATACGCCCGTGAACCATGTAATGTAACGTAAATTGTATGTGCATCAATCCATTTTAGATTCATGCCATATATTATACGACATATTTGAAAAAAGTCGAGAAAATTCTGCCAAATTAAATAATTTCATCTACAACCCCCAATCGTTTAGCCTCGGAGGAAGTCATATACCAATCTTTTTTAAGATTATAAATATCTCTAAGTTTCAAACGAGTAATTCGAGTTTTTTTCACAACAATTTTTTCCATCATATATTGAACTCGTTTTGCTTCTATATATGAATCCGCAACATTTTTAACTTCACCAATCAATATTGTACTAGCTTGATGATACAATGGAGTTGACATTTTATATGCAAATCGTCTATGTCCCGATATAAGAATAATAAATCCCGCACTCATAGCACAACCAGTAACAATAGTATGAATTGGAGTTTTACTACTTTCCATTACTGATACCAACCCAAATGTTTGATATAATAATCCTCCATAAGTATCCAAATAAATTTTTATTGGTGGACGTTCGTATGGAAATTTATAAAAATCATATATTTTTTGATGTCGTTCATCTTCTTCATTAATTTTAATGATATTTTTAACTAATTCTTCAATAGAACTTTGATTTACTTCTTTACTTAAATACAAATTTCTATCCGTGGCTTCAATCGTAGGTAAAGATAATATATATTGTTTCATCGTAACAAAATTATTTAATAAAATTCCAGTCGACCGAATTAAAAGCACTTAAATCTGTACCTCCGGCATAGGAAATACTGCTTTGTAATGCTTGCGTGATTTCCGCTATTCTTTCCATATAAGTGCATCCCCTTTCCAATTCAATTGTTAACCCTTCAATATTATCATTATTATGTTTGCACTCATATGATGTAGAACCCCTATAAATTTTCTTTCCGTGTACAATTCGAGCCGGAGAATCAATACATTCTGCAAACCACCGTCCACTCATAACCATATCGGCACCTAGCACCAACGCTTTAGCTACATCTCCAAAATGTTTCGCTCCACCATCTGCGATTATAGGAACATCTCGATCTCCGTTTTTGACACAATCTAAAACTGAATATGCAGTTGGAGCATGAAAACCCGTTTTATACCGGGTAGTACATATGGAACCTTGTCCAATTCCGCATTTTACTACATCTGCACCATTATCTGCTAAGTATTTATATCCATCCGCCGTAGCAACATTCCCGGCAATGATTTTAGGACATCCGTGATGTGGAAACAATCCTCTAATGTATTCTAACATTTCTCCCACTTTTTTATGATGTCCATGTGCCACATCAACACATAGCCAATGGATTCTTTCGTATCCAAGTGTAGAAATAGCATATTCTAAGTCGACTTTTGATTCACCATTTATTCCCAAACTTAACGAAACTAAAGGAAGATCATTTTTTTCTATATAATCTACAAATTTCATTGTTGCCCCTTCAAATCTATGCATTATATAAAAAAATCCCTTTTCTGATAATTCCTTTGCCCGATCAAAAGAAATTACATCAATCATATTTGATGGAACCACTGGCAAATTAAAATTATATCCACATAAATTTACCGAAGTGTTAGCCAATTTTCTGCTTTCTAAATTAGAATATTTCGGAACTAATGCTATTGAATCATATGTAAATAACTTATTTTTTCTCATAACTTTTTAATGAACTACCCACCCGCTAAAGCAGGCGGGGTTTCTTCCCGCACCAAAGATAAATACAAGTACAATCTTTGCACATATAGACCCCAATATATACGAAATTACAAACCAAATCAACTTATTTTATTTTGAAATCGTTTTAAAATACACAAACCATTGTCGAAGCCAATTTTTCTCTGGGTATTTTTACTTCTCTAAAAGAAAATCCATTAATAGTTTGGGGTTCATAAAAAATAATTTTTTTTCCATCATAATATACATTTATTGCATGTAAATTATATCTTCCTGGCTCGCCCAAATTTAATATAATCCATCCCAACGACGGATAAAGAGCATCGCCGGTACGAATAGCCGATTCCATTGCAAAATTACATGCTAAAGTAGCATATTGTCCACAAACAAATAATTCCGGCGTATATTTTGCATTTAAATCTTTCATATGTGCCTGATATGCATCTGTAAACTCTCCTAAAAACCACTTAGAATTTAATATTCCATATATATTTGAGAGGGGAACATATGTAGTTCTAGGCACTCCAGCTTTTTCTAAAGCATCTCCAATATCTGAAGATGTAGCAGTCATTATCGAATATTCTCCCGTATGCACCTTTTCAGTTTCGCCGGGCATTGGTAAGAAAACCCCCTCCATCATTTCATACTTTGCCGGAGGAGGTGCCTGTAATAAATCTTTTCGGTTTGCTTTTGAACAACCACCAGATAAACTAATAACAATCAATCCAATTAAAAGTATAAAATATTTAATCATAGTATTAATAATCTTGAGGAGTTAAAAATGGTGTAGCATTGGCTTGTTGTGCATATCGACCATGTGGATGATGTTCTAAATTTAAGTTCAACGGCAGTTCGAGATTTAAACGTGATAATTCATCATAATAATTTTTATACATTTGTTTAGACCAGAAATTTTTTTCAAATCCAGAAAAATCTATTTTTATACCTTCACGATACCTGTTTTTATTATACCTAATTTTTTGTAATGCATTGTTTAATATTCGTCTTAATTTAGCACCATATTGTTTTTTTGTAAGTCCTTGTAAATCATATTTAGCATCAATAATTCTTTGTACCATTTTTGAAATAGTGCCCAATTCCATATACAATCGTACCACAACTCTTTCAGGATAAGTAAGTCCACTATTTTCAATAAAAAAATCCGATTCTTCCTTAAAATTATTAGGTAAATACATTTCTTCTAAATCATTTTCTTCCGACTCTTCTTCTAACCTCCGCATTTGTTCATTCCATGCAGGATACGGATTTTCAGAAACCGAATTAGGACCTTGGGAAAGCGGATCAAATCCTTCATTTAACAGGTTTTCCTGCAAAACTTCAAGAATACATTCTTTTATTAATTTAATTGGTTGGTTGGATATATGCATTAATTTTAAAATAAAATATTCCGTCTTTCTCATAATGTACCGTAATACATACAAACCGACAATTTCTTATTATAAAATAACCTTCTTCTTCTGAAATTTTATGGAAAAGCGGGCGATATATAGTAGTAATATTATATACTCTATTTGGAATTATCGTGGATTGTTTTTTTATAGTCTCATGTTTTAAATATCCTCCTAATTTAAATCCTCTATTGTTCAATAATTGTTCGGGTTTTGTTAAAATATTTCTAAAATGCGAAATCTGTATATAATTCCTTGGAAGGTCTAACTTTGTTCTTTGCAAATTGGGCGGAACATATACAAATACAGCATTATTTTGAAGATAATGGGAAGCAAATAATTTACTTAATTCTTCTCTATCTTTTATGGTTAGTCGAGTTACACTTCTTCCTTCCTGCAATACTTCATTTAAATAATAATTATCATTTTCAGCAATAACTTCTTTAACGCATTGTTCTATAAACCGTTTAAAATTATTAATTTTTATTTTATTTTCGGATACAATTTCATAACTTCCCTTTCTCAAAGGAGTATTTGGTTCTCCTTCATTAGTTACATCACATATTTCCGGCTCTCCTTGTCCCAAATTTATATCCACATATATTTTATTAGTATTTATATCTTTATATATGGGACGCCACCACTTATCAGATTTATTAAGAGGTTTTAATAGAATTTTTACTGGACTTGTTCGATCCCGAGGCGTTGGGCGAAATGTCTTAGTAATTGGATCGAATCCTATTTCATCCCAATTTTCTCCATATTCTCTTGATAATTCTTGTTCAATTGCCTCTTTTATTAAATTTTTAATTTCATGAATTTTCATATTATCCGATTTCCAATAATATATTTCTCACTATATCATCGGTTTTTTCCCACCGATTTGTTATAGGATTTTTAACAATTCCCTCGGACAAAGGAGTTTTTCCGACCGGATACATGAACGCCCCATATGTAGAGGGATTGGACACAAAATCAAACGCTATTAATTCAAAGTCATCATCTACAACCGAAACATCTTCGGAAATTTTCTTTAAAGTTCCCAAGCCTCGGCTAGAAATACCTAATTTAATACCATTTTTAAATAATTCCCTTAAAATATTTCCGTTGGGAGTTGTTAATACTTCTACAGTACCTACTAGATCATCTCCGACCCAATGCATTTCAATAACATTATGAGACACATTTTTAAGATTAACTACCGAAGATTCGGGATGGTCTAATTCTCCCATAGCTCTCCGTTGAGCAATAAATGTCTTGGAATATTTTTCAGCTTCTCGTATAAGAACTTCGTCCGGATAAACTCGTCCATTTTGATTAGTTTTTCCCTTTCTTTGTAATATACCTTGTACTCTAAAAGGTTGATTCGGATGTTCCGTCGATTCCCGCAATAACTCTTGATCGAGTTCAAACGAAATACATTCCATTAAAAGTTGTCTTCTTTCGTTAGTCATATGATTTATATTTCATTAAAAATAGTTTTTTTGATTCTAAGTTTTAATTCTTCTTTACTTTTATCTGGTATTGATTCTACCAAACTATATTTAATATTTTCTTTATTTTGTTTTGAAAGCAAATCTTCAATGACAGAAACCGTAATTCCTGGCTTAATTAATTCAAATGGTATTAAAATTTCAAATAAGATTACATCTGTTTTTTCATCTATTTTCTTTTTCCATCCTAATTCTTTAACAAAATCTCGCATTGAAGATTGAGACTTTTTAAGTATATTAGGAATCCACGGTTCAATATCAGAAATAATTAAATCTATAGAATACCCATCTCGAAGTGGGGGGTCGGGTTCTTCATTTATAGGAGTTTCCGCAGGAGTATTTCCGGCGGGGGCCAACTCCATCGACTGATCTTGGGTATCAGCTACCGGGTGAACTGGATGTTTAGTAGGCGTCTCAGGTTTATTTACTTTCTGGGGAGAAGGTTCTCCGGTCGCTGGTCCCAAAATTTGTATTTTAAAATCGGTTCTTAAAAAATATTCCTTGGGCTTTGGAGTTGTAGAATCATGAGCAACAACAACATAATTTCCATAATAATCATCTATGGAAATTCTAACAATATCAAATTCATAATCTTTTACATATTGTTTATATCCTCTTGAAGATCGGGCCCTCACTCGCTTTCCAGCCAAGCGAGAAGATATTATTTTTTCATATTGTAATCGAATTTGCTGAGTTGCCCCATCTACCATCCGTCGAAAATTGGCAAAATCTTTCCCAAGGTCATAATATTGACCGGCGGCACCATAAGATTCAATTAATTTCTTTAATTTTAACATTTTTTATTTATTTCATTATAAATAGTTTTAATTACTGATTCATACAACGGATCTGGCTTTCTTTCCATTTCTTTCCTTCCTATAGGAGTTAATGTATATCCAAGAGTATTAGATCCTTCAACTCCTTTAACACTCCCCCCTCTACGAGAAAATGCTCCAGGAATCATATATCCGGTCGTACCACTATCGGTGGTTGTCATTTCTCCTAACGGCTTTTTCTTAAAAGCATAAGGAGTTGTTACTGGTGATGCGGCTCCCGAAGTTGATATTTCAGATACATCTCGTCCATCTTCGGGTTTAATATAATATAAATCTTCTCCAATTTTGCTAATTTCTGCCGTTTCCATTCCTCGGGTCCTTTGCAAAATATATGATGGCATAGATGATTGATGTTGCATATCTTTAATCATCCATTCCCCAGACCCTTCTGCTTTTGGCCATTCTTTATTAACCAAATCCATGAGATGTTTTTTATCTAAAGAATCAAATTTATCTATATTTGCTAATTTTATTGTAGATCCCCACGCCCCACTATTTAATTTTTTCCTTCCAAATAAAGTTGTACCCACCTTGAAAACCATTAATATATCCATTCCCGATTGTTTCCGTTTTAAAATGTATTTATTTCCCCGATTATTACTAATTGGCACAATTTTAACTACATTCCATTCAAAATCAGATGGCCATTTTTTATTAGCCAAATCTTTTATGTAATCTGCATCCGAAATTTGATTTTCAGAGTTTTCTTCATTTATTTCAGAAGGTCCTAACTCTTTCCATTTTCCCCCCGATTTTGTATCTGAATAATATAGATATAATTTATTATCAAATTGTCCTATGTATATTTCTTCAGGAACAGGTCCTTGGTGTTTAAGTATATATACTGTGCCTCCAAATCTATAAGGGTCGACTCGTTGTATAGTCCAACCTCCACCCTTTGCAGGCCACATTTTATTTACAAAATCTATAATATATTGATTTGAAGACTTATTTTCATTTAATTTAATTTTTTTATTTTTAATTCCTGCAATAGTCAAACAGGCAATTTCAGATATTAAACGAATCAAATCTTTTACTCGTATTTGTCCCTCTTTTATATCCATTCCTCCCACATCAAACTTTTTTACAAACCATGCTAATTTTTGCTTCATTTCTTTAGTTGGACATTCATTATAAAAATCTAAAATTAGATCAGTAGTTATTAAATTTTCTTTTCCTCTTTCAATTAATGAAATTAATTTAAGTACTAATACATCTTCTTTACTCTTTTCTTTTTTACCTCGAGGATCTTCAGGATCTTTAAAAGAATCCATATGTTTTTTCGGAAGGTTTATATTTTGCGAATATATAGAATGATTTTTTTTATTAATATGATCAATGTATATATTTTTAAATCTATTGGCCTTTCCTTCGGGATACTTATCATTTCCCCGAAGCCATTTATCTAGTTGTTCAATTTGATTAATTTTAAAAAATCTAACTAATCCACGCCATTCCCAAACAATTAGAGAAGCTTTAGGTATATTGTAAACCTTTTCCCTACCCTTAACATATGCATATTCATCATATTTCCAATCAAATCCCTCGGCATGTAAAATCATTTCAATTGAGTCATTAAACCTTTCACATCCCGCACATTTAATTCCATGAGACCCCAAAATAATTCTTAAATTTGAAAAATAATCTAGTGGAAAAACTCCATAAATTTTTTCTATTGATTTTAAAAAATCATTATCAACTTCTATTTCACTTGATATATTTTTGGGTTCTCTTTTTTTAGAATTAAGGTTTTTTAAATATTCCTCAATAAATTCAGTTGCTTTATTTTCAGTTATCCATTCTTTTAAATCGGTTGTTAAAGTTATAGATTTTATTAAAGAATTATCCCATATCCAATAAACTTTTCGAGTCCTGGGATAATAATAGCATTTTGTATCATTTTTTATATAAGATTTATCAAGTTCATCCCACATATAACCAGCATCTTGCAGGAGATCGTGATATGTTTCCTCCATAGGTCCAGAAGAAGTAGTAATAAAATTTAGAAGAGTCGGATTAACCGGCTCTACTCCGTATTCATCGGAAAGTTCACGTAATATGTTATAATCAATTTTCATATTATTCTTTAATCTGGCGCTTTATCTCTTTAAGTAATTCATAAGATAACATTAAAACCATTACATGATTATCTTTAACAATTTTACCCGGATTAATTTTATCTAACTGATTAATAACTTCTTTAATTTTAATTTTTATTACATCCGAATCTTTAATTTTATCAATAGAATCGGTAAGGTTTTTCTTAATTTCCGTTATTTTTTTCTTAACAAATACATCAAAACTATTTGTATTGGCAACATTACAAATATATTCTCTTAAAACTTCCCTTTGGTTTTCATCTAATACACTCGAATATTTTGCATTAAATTTTTCACACAAAAGCTTATAAGTAAGAAGACGTATATCCTCAGTTTGAGATTTATAATGATTAATAAGTTCATCTTCAGGGTGGGCAACAGGTCGTTTATCAATAATATGCTCAATTATGCAGTTTTTAGCTTGATATACTTCTTTAATCTCAAATTTATAATCGGGAGATACTACGTCTTCAAAAACTTTATAAATAGACGCCAATATTCTATAATTTCGTATTGGCGCTTTCATTAATTGTTCAATAGGATATTTATCTTTAATTTCTTTAATTAAATTATATTTTAATAAAGTAAGTTTACGACTGCTAAGTTTTTTTCGTGTTTCTAAAATAATCGTAAAAAATCGTTCGGCATGAGGTTCGTCTTTAATTTTTTCAGTTAAAATAGTATTATATAACCTCCACTCTTTACCAAGTTCAGTGGACTCATTAAAATATTTTCGTAATAATTCCGAAGCTAAAGAATGTTCTCTTCCCGCAATTATATCGGCGGTTACTTGCTTCGTTAATAATTCAAATAATATTCCTGTATTTCTAAATTTAGAATGACGCTTCTTTTTTTGCATAATATTTGACGTTGCCCTTCAACTGTTTATAAATATATAAATAATACATTAAACGATAAATTTATACTAATATATCTATAAGTTATTCTATAATATTACTTTCATCTAACATTGATTTACTTCCAGTCGGGGAAGATTTCTTAGTTTCTACAAGTAATTCGGATTTGGTTTCTTTTTGCGTTTTAGATAAAAATTTAGACAAATTACCTATCATTTCCTTATCTACTATTGGTTTGGATCTCTCTTCTAAACGATGTAAGGGAGATTTCTCAAAATTATGAGAAATTGGACTAGACCGTTTTCTCTCACTAGATTTTTTCTCTTCGGGGTCTCTTTCATGCTCCCCCAAGGGGTCTTCTCCAAATGCATATTCTTCTGCTTTTTTTAATCCTGACTGGTCTCTATTTTCTTGAGGATCGGAATATTCTTTTAGTGGGGATTCTTTATCGGGACCTTCTTCTTCCCCCTCTCCCTCATCTCCTATATCTAAATCTTCTGGACCTTCGGCGTCGGCCAATTTTTCCAAATCGTCGGTATCAGATAGTCCGCCCAATCCACCCAGGCCCCCTCCTCCACCGCCACTACCCCCTCCTCCACCGCCACCACTACCCTCAATTTTACTAAATGGCTTGGCGGGGTCATCTCCATCATTTTCAATCGAATCAAATCGGAATCTTTGTTTTGCATCTTCAACAATTTCTTCTCGTATTACTTTAATATCGTCTTCAGACATATTAAAAATATTTTTATAGGCCCAATTATAAGAGAAAAATTTATTTTCAATCATATCAGTAGCTACCGATACTTTGTCCGACCAAATTTCAATTTTTTCTTTTTCAAAAATAGTTGAAGGATTAGTTAATTCTAATTCAAAATCCACTAAAGATTCATCTCTATATCCCTGCGCATATAGATGTATAATAGCTATTTTTGTTAATTCCGACGTAATAATTCGTTGCAATCTTTGAATAGTGCGTGCAAATCTAACATCTTCGGACGCCAAAGTTGCTTTTCCTGATACCGTTTCATCATATCCTAAAAATGCCTTTGGAATTTTTAAAGATGCCATCAGCTTATTTCTTAGATATTCAATGTCTTCTGTACCAGTCCATTCCATTCCACCCAAAGTATCAATTTTTGTTCCACTATCTCCCCCACGAACCGGAATGTAATAATCTTCAACCATATTTTGCAGGTTAAATCGTAAATTATAATCCCCAGTATTCTCATCTATATAAGGAACCTTTTTCATTTTATTCATCAAATTTTGTACGTGAGTATCAATTTCATTAGGAGGCAAATTTCCCGTATCTATATAAAATACACGCTTTTCCGGAGCACGCATAATACGATGAATAAGCATAGCATCTTCCATTAGAGAAAGTTGTTTCCACACTCTTCGAGATCCCTCTATTATACTTTTTCCATAAGGAAGAAAATTACTATCTGAAATTAGACGAAAGTGTGCAATTTGATAATTTTCTAATACCTCCGCCTGAGCCGTATCAGTAGGTCGAATTTGGAATTTTACATATCGCTTATTATATGGATCGGAATTTTCAATGCGTTCTACGTTATATGCTGAAATTGGTTCTACCATGTATATTCCATATTCGGGAGTTATATACAATTTTAAATAGAAATCCCCATATTTACACATATTTCTTACCCAACTCCATAAGTTAAATCGGGCATTGAGAATTTCATCAAATAAATTTTCTAATATTCGTTTAACATTATTATTATTTGAATGTACAGTAATCATATTACCCACTTCATTTGTCGTTAAACATTCATCCGCATAAATGTCTAAGGCAGAACATATAATGGGGTCAAGATCCATCGTATTTCCCACAATACAACTATCCGTTGCAAAATTGGCGTATTTTTCAACGGTTACATCATAAACATCAATTTCTCCAACACATTCAATTGAAATAATTTTATGATTAAGGGTTGTTTCTACATTTCTCTTAAAAAACTTCCAATTAATTCCTTCCTTTTTAAGTCTCCTAGTTAATGTAGAATGATTGCACCCGATATGTTTAATAAAATCATTAAGATTTATTTTTGAATATTCTTTGTAATATTCAAAAGCCTTTTCTTGAACATTATCTAATGTTATATCACTTCTATAATTTGGATTTTTTTCAGCTTCTCGATCTTGATCTTTTAATATTCTTTTTAATGTAACTGACCTTTTTTGGTTAGATTCTGTTGTGTGGGGTTTTCCATAAAAAGGATTTTTATTTCCCCGCCGTCCATTCCATCCATGAAATTTACGATTTATATAATTAGGATGTGTTTTTAATTTTTCACATTGAATATCATAGTTTTCCGGCCCCCATAATACATTTTTATTATAATCCGAGTGGAATTTTTTGTGTTCTTTCCAATCCATTATACATAAATTTTCCGGATTATTATTAGATCCATTAAAATCACTATGATGAACAACCTCTCCTCGTTTTAATTTTCCATTAAATTGTTCTGCAATAATTTTATGCTCAGTCTGCCATCCATTTGAAAAATTATATAATCTTCGATATCGTTTAAATCCATGTTTATTATATCCATATTCTCTTTGATAAAATGGCAATATCGAATCTCCTACCCTTAATTCAAATAAACGCTTTACACTTCCATCTCTCATATAAAATGGATGCTTTAAGCTTCCTATTATATGTTGTCCATTATCAAATGTTACTTTATAACCTAATCGTTTTCCTTTTTTCTTTCGAGGATGATATGCCCGTCCAAGTTTTATAGATTTTGTTTCTTGATCATATGAAAATACCCAAAATCTTTCTTGGGGCGAATTTTTATATTTTTCGGATAATTCTTTAATAGTTGGTTTAGATCCATCAGGTAAAGGAATAATAGTATCGGGTCCTATACAGTCATAATCTCTAAATAAATCCATTCTAGCTGCCTGATAGGACAGAGAGAAATCCCGAGTATAAGCATTATATGCAGTAGATCGAATACGATTAAACCGATCCCGCAATGAGTTGCGGTCGGTAGCATACATGATACTATCAGTATCTTTAATTTTTAATTGCTTACCACCAACATTACGAACAATAACATCTGTAGAAAAAAGACGTTTTAATCTTGCATATAGAGATTGGGTCTTTACATTCATGACATCATCTTCAAAAGACCGTGTTCGCATTTGATTCAAATTTGGCGATTGATATTGTTGTTGCATACTATCTATTTTTATTTATTTTAATTATAACTTCTTGTTATAAATATGATAAATTATCCCAGAAGCCACTGTAAATCTTCAACGTTTTGATTTCCTGTTCCTTGTTGGCCAGTTTTCATGGTCCATTGTTCTGACCCCACTTGCCTCAATCTAGTTTTATAAAAAGGAGTTTGGTCCATTTTATTCATATACATTTTATCTAATGTGGATCTGATTAGGTCCATTCCTTCTTGGCGAAGCCTTAAAGCAGTATCTCGAATCCACAATCCAATAGCTAAAGACATTACTAAATCATCATTATATCCTTCCATAGCTACTGCCTTATTATTCTTCCAAATAAATGTTTCTAATTCAGCACAAGTTCTTTTAGAACGTATTTCTACAGCCATATCTCTAAAATAATGAGCTAAATTATCTATAATTAAAGGACGAGTTTTTAAGTTAGTACTAAATCCCGGAACCATTTTCTTTTCTTCAGAATAAATTCGATTAGTTAATTGTCGTTGAACATCTACATATTTTAAATCAGCAGAACTATAAAAAGTATTTTTATATTCTCTATCTATAATTTGTTGTAAAGAAGCCCACCCATAACTTTCTCGTTCAACAACCAATAATGCATCATTATACATTGTTGCCAATTCTACCAAAAAATTACCAAATTCTTTAGTTCCTAAGCTTCCTTTGTATTCTGCTACTTGTGTAGGAGATCCCCCAGTAATATCTAATACATGGCACGCTGCAAAGTCCTCTCCGTCTCCCCGAGCCACGTCGGCGCTAACAATGTATGAACGGGTAAAGTCGGGATATTCCCAAATCCATAGTCCCCGGTCCGATCCTCTAACTTCTATTGGGTCCCTAACTTTATTTTTCTTATAAAATTCTATAATAGTTAAATCGACAACACTATCTCCTGATGCTAAAAAGTCACAATCGAATTCTTGAGCAGCCTTTTTTGCACTCCCTTGCTTTTCTCCTTCAACTCGCCGCCATTCTTCATCACGGTCCGGATGTAAATGCCACGGCAAATTAATAGGATGAAATGTATTTTTTCCCACTCCATTTTCAACCCCCTCCTCGGCTCCTACCCACATCTTATGGAACCAATTACCAATTCCTCGTGGAGTGGAAAGTATAATTATGTTACCTCCAGTCGATAGGGCAGGCTGCGCAGAAGTCCACAATTCTTCGGCATCATCAATTAACGCAGCTTCGTCAATAATAAGAAGAGACAACGCATGGCTAACTCCCGATTTTTTAGTAGTTGAAGATGCATTAATTTGAGAACCATTAACAAATTTTAATGATAACCTGTTATCTTCAATACATTTTACTTTTAACCATGTAGGTAAATTTTCATTGGCAAATCGGACTTTAGTAATAAGTTCTTTAGCAACTTCTTGTTTCAATGAAATAAGAAGTATTTTTTTATCATTGTGAAAAAGCATTAACCATAATGAATAAGCCGCAACTAATGTAGAAATCCCCATTTGCCGGGATTTTAAAATAATATTATTTTTATAATCATAAAATGCTTGTAAAGTTTCTTCTTGAAATTTATATAAATCAAATAATATAGTACCACGAATAGGATGTTGAATTTTTACATAATATTTCATAAAGTACACGGGGGAATCCATGCACTTTTTATATTCTTGCTTAATTAATTCTTGATAGGAAATTTTATTAGACATAATATTTTAATTTAAATCTTTTAACTTCATTCTTAAACTTTCGTTGATTTTCTATTCTAATTTGACTTAATAATTTAATTCGTTTTCGTATTAATTTTAAATCCTCTTTAGCATTTTGTAATATTTGTTCACGATTAGTATTTTTCCATCGTTCAATAAATCCTTCCGAATTGCATACCATCGTAACGTCACCATTGTCTTCTTTAAAAAATTTAATGGTTTCAAGAACCTTTGCTTTTAAATCTTTTAAATAACCCAATTCATTTGAAGATACTTTCATGGCTTCATAATAGGGATAAATTCCTAAAATTCTTAATTTAGTTTCATAATCAATGAGACAATCTGTACATAATTTAGTTTTTCTATATAAAATTTGATCGGTTTTTGTTCCCCACCTTATTTCACATTTGCACTTTTTACATTTATCTATTCCTCGTGCTTTTCGAACCGCCTCGGCCATTCGGTTTATTCTTTGCGGACCATTCTTTGTTTGTTCCCATTCAATTCCGTTTGCATCGGCCCATTTCTCGCCTATTTTTCGTTTAATATATTTGTTTCCAGTATATCCAAAAACACTAACCGGACGTACCCCGGCCAAATAGTCTTTTATTATTTCAATATTACTTTTCATAACTCATTTTATCATTTATCCATAAATATTAGAATTTAAACTTATACAATTACATTTTTACTACCATTTAGGTCGACAAAAATTTTTCTTCCACGATTTTCGCCGTATTGAACTGCAATCGATTTTCCTTCGCCATTAGTTGTAATAACATTTAAATAATCTCTCGTTCCCTCATAATCATTTTCAACGGGCACCACTTCTACATCCCTAATATTAGTATAACATATTCCGCCCTCTCCATCTTGGGGGGGTGAATGTTGGGGAGGACTCCATCCCAAAAGAAATTTTCCTCCGGGACATCCTGGAATGTTGGGCAAAAAGAAACTTTGTGAAACCGTCAAACTTCCCGATACAAACGATGTATGTTCTGGATCATAATTACTCTGACCTATAAATACAAATAAACTTGCACCATGTTCATCAAACGATTGTACTGTTTGCAAATTTGAATATATTAAATTTGAATTTATATCAAATAATTCCGATTTAATTTGCCACGGTTCATTGGCCACATTTATTTTAAAAGGAACTCGAGTTGAAAAAGAATCGGGAGAATATCCATAATCACCATATTCACCAATAGTCAATTCGGACAATGTAGGGTTACAGTGATATGGAACAATAACAAGAGTACCATAATAATCATCGGAAGGAATAAAATAAATATATTGTTTATCCGAAAATATTTTTAAATCGGTTTTGTCTAAAATAGAAATTTCTCCCAATTTCCATCCATATGTAGGAATATACGTTTTTTCTTTTTCTATGGTATTAGTTGAACTTGTAAAATAAAATTCTAACTTTGATGAAAAATCTTCAGGAGATTTTTCAACAATTAAATCTAGCGATAAAACATATAAAGATCCCGACTTTAAATTTATAAAATTAGAACTATAAGATTCTCCATATAATTCATTATATTCCTTTAAATTATATGGCCGATAAATATGGTCATTATCCTTTCCTTCAGGAGCAGCCATTTTACATATTACATAACTCGTTCCATCAACAGTATTAAAATTTCCCTCGACATTTTTAATTGTCATTGAATTAATATTTGGAAAAACCGAATGCAATAATTCAATACTATTAGAACTGGTACACCAATATTTATTAATATGCCATTGATTATAAAATTCCCCTATAAGATTATAACTTTTATTTGGAGTTATTGGGTCCACTAATAAATTAGTTGCTCCTATCGGTTCATCAATAAACAATTGAAAATCTCCAGGATATAACATGCTCTTCCGATATACTTTGTGCCGAGATACAAGTCCTGTAAAAGTTCCGAGATTTCGATACGTAACTTCAGCATATGACTCTTTTTGGTATGTAACATTACCTCCCGGATCGGTGTATTTGTTATAATCATATGAAGCAGTATTATATGACACCCATTTATATGACACATTAAAATTTGCTATATTTATATTTGTTACTACTTGATCCTTACCCGCAGTAATAAAAAAAGCTCGATCTAATTGTACCGTAGTACTATTTAATACCTTTTTAATCTTAAATGTTTCAGTATTATAAGATTGCATTTCTTTATACGAAAATGGAGTTTGTATAAGTTGAGTTTCAATATCAATTGTTTTCCCTTCCATTTGCGTATTAAAAGATTTAGTAGGATATAAGTGTGGAAGAACATCATCACTATTATTTGGAATAAAAGTTAAACGATAGTCAACACCGCTTTTCTTAGGATTAATAGATTTACGAATCGTATCTTTTTGTGGAATTATTGCATTAGAATAGCACGTACCATTAAAATTTATAACTTTATTTACTGTTTGAGCCACGTCATTAGAAATTACATTATATAATAAAGACCGGGCTTCAATAATAGGCTTTGTTTGAAATCGAGTTTTAGATATATTTTGTAACGTTTTATCAATTGTAATATTTCCTATCCATCGTACAATTTCATTTTTTGTTGTAATTCCTACCAATGCTATTTTTCCCGCACCATTATATGTTTCATTATAGATATGAATAGCTACAACGAATCTAGCTACATCAGTATATTGTGTACTACTTTTAGGATAATCTAAATATAAAATATTTCCATTAGAATCAATACATTGTACTTTAATTTCGGCTCCATCTTTTAATAGACTGCTTCCATTAAATGAAAACGAATTTTTTCCCGCAGTAAATATAGGTTCGAATTCTACAACATCAAAGTATTTGGATAAAAAAGCAGTATCATCAATATCCACCTGCATGGTGAACAATTGATGATCAACTCCTCGTTTTCCTAAATTTGAAAGTAATTGTATTGCCATATGTATATAGGATAAAATACCCTATATACATATTAAAGTTTAAACCTTTTCGGGCTGTTTAGGCTGCCACTTTTTTCCCTGAAGTGAAAATTTTTTCTCCGACTCTTCAACCATTTTAAGGTGTTCTTCTTCTTCTTTTAATCTTTTTTCGGCCTCTGCCTGTATAATTGGAAGACGTGAACCCGCAACTAAATTAGATATTCTATGCAATGCGCCATCTACATATTCTTGGCTAATTTCACTTCCAATATATTTTCTATTAGTTAAAATTGCCATTTTAGCTGTAGTTCCACTTCCCATAAATGGGTCATAGACAATATCCCCCTCTTCGGTCCAAGTAATAATATGATCTTCCACCAATTGTTCGGGGAATGTCGCCGGGTGTTTATATGCTATTTTTGTATCCTTTGTCCCAAATCCATATCCATTGGCGTACTCCCATATATTTGTTCTGGAACCCCATTTTTTATATCGTTTACAATCTTTCAATTTTTCTACCGTTCCATCTTTCTTCTTTCTCTCTCTAATCAAGTTCCCTTCATTATCTCGGGTCGAATTTCTACCCCAATTTGTATGACCCGCCCAGCGGTTAGGACGATCTTTAATTATATTTACAGTTTTAGGTGAACCCTTTGAAATAACAAACATATACTCAAAAATCTGAGCATATCTTCTTCGTTCGGGAAACCTCATTCCGGCTTTTTTATATAACATTGTATCATGAATATTGAACCCACATTCTTTAAAATAAATTGCTTGTTTGAATGAAGTAAGGCTTTCCGATCCATTTTTGTCTATTGAATCTCCAACCACCCATACTATCACTCCGCCCGGCTTCATGACTCGATATAACTGGCAGGCAATCGATTCAAAATCAAAAGAATACCCATTATATTTTCTCAAATTATCATATGGAGGAGAAGTGACAACTAAATCAATCATATCTTCTTCCATTTTTGCCATTGTATCAAGGCAATCTTCTACATAAATTTTATTAAGTTCAATGTTACTCATATTTAACCTGACTAAAATTCCCGCTGCGGGTTATTTCTATCATCGCATCCACTGCATCTTTTAATTCAAATAAATGTGAAATAATTAGCACAAAATCAAAATTATTTTTCAAAAATGTAAGAAATGAAGCCATCGATGCCAAATTATCAGGATCTAACGTTCCAAATCCTTCATCAATAGAAATAAAATTGGGCTTTGATAAATTAGAAATATTCATTAAAGCTACACGTATAACTATTGAAGCTACAAATCTTTCAAATCCAGATGACAATTCAATCGGCCATCTTCCATAATCATACGTAATATATGGGACAATGTTTTTCCCATCGGTTTCGAATTGCACAGTAAAATCAACTACTTGACTAAGAATAGAATTTACCTCTTTTTCAATCTCCGGAACTGTTGAGCAAATTACTTGATAAGGAATTCCATCACGACTTACTGCCGATAAATAATATTTATATGATTCGACATCTTGCTCCAACCCTTTAACTTCTTCTAATAATCCGGTCAATTTTTTAATTTCAGATTCACATTGACCCTTTTTATTCGATACTTCCAACAATGCTCCATTGGCATTCTTTAAATCAATTTTAATCTGAGATAATTCCAAATTTAATTTGTTTATTTTATTTTTAACTTTTACATTAGATTTAATAGATTCTTCATTTCTTTTATATATTTCAATTTCTTCTTCATTCTTTTTAATTAACAATTCAATATTTTTCAATTCGTTGGATAATTTAGTATCCTTTTGTGATAATTCAGAATGGGTATCTTTTAAATTATTCTTGGATGATAATAAATTAGCATGTTCTTCGTACGCAGTTTCGGCCCATTCATATTCTTTTAATTGCGATTGTAATTCATCCCATTTCTGCATCATTTTATTTACTTCAACTTTATCATCTTCCAATTCATCTCTGGCTTTATATGCATCTTGGACAAACGGATTTTCTACACAAAATTTACATTGGCGATTATATCTATGTGTTTTAAGCTTTTCTACTTTTTCTAATTTTACTTTAATTTCCGCCTTTTTAAGATCCATTTCACCTTTAAATTTCTGTATTTGATTAGATAACGATTTATATTTTTTATAACTCTCCATCAAATTAGAATTTACTTTATTAATTTTTTCGGTAATCTTTTCAATTTCTGATTGTAATTTATTTATTTTTTCTTTATTTTTATCAACTTCATCTTTCTTTTTTTCTAGTGTATTCTTAGATTTTTCTAATCTTTCTTGTAATTCTTCTAAACTTGAAGATGATATTTCTTCTAGTTTAATATAGTTAGAAGTTTCTTTAATTATTTTTTCATTTATGGTTGAAATTTTTTCTTGTAATTCATTAACTAATTTTTCTCGAACTTCAAATAGTGTTTTAATCTGTTCTAAAGATTCATTACATTGTTTTAATTCTTCTCCGTAATCCCTATCATTATGCGATTTAAGAATTGCAGAAATTTCCCTATATTTTTCATTTCCCTTGTCATGTAATTTATCAAATACATTAAGACCAATAAATTTAACAAGCAAATCTTTCCGCTCACTATTTCCCATATCAATGAACGAAGTTAAATTTTTGGCAGATTGAATTGAGGCGGCAGTCAGAATAAAATCTTCATAAGTTCCAACATGTAAACGGATAATTTCATTTGTATCTCTACGGTCCTCTCCGTGCAATTCTATTTCTTCTCCATTTTCGAATTTCCAGAACCTTACCGATACTTTTACATTTCCATTCCTTCCTGCCTCACCCTTACGTTCAATATAATATTTTGTCCCCAACAATTCAAATTCGAGTTTACATCGGAACGAAGTTTTTTGCGAATTGAGAACATGAGAACCCTTATATCCCCGGTCAAATTTATCAAATAAGCAAAATGTAAGAGCAGACAAAATACTTGATTTTCCAATTCGATTTGGTCCAAAAATTCCATATACTCCATTCATTTTAGTAAAATCAATAACATTACCTTCGCCATAGGTAAACATATTGTCAAACTCGAACCGAATTGGTTTCCACAAGTAACTTTTTGGCAATCCTTCACCATCAATCAATTTATTTATTTCTTTATTGATTTTTAAAACGTGTTTTAGTTTATCTCCATCTTCAATTTTAAGAGTTTCCGTAATATATTTTTTAATTAACTCGTTTTGATGTTTAACATCGGTCAATTTTGTTAAAACAATATGTTTACTAATATTATTCGTTGTTAACTTGTTTGTATCCGGTTCGATCCTCTCGTAAGAAATATCTATAATATCCGCTTTCGTCCTTAGATCAGATATAACTTGTTTAACTTCTGTAGCAACAGTTTCGTGGCAATTAACACGCAATCGAACTTTGGCGGGCATTTTTTCCAAATCCGTACTAAGCTTTCCTTTAACTATATCAATAGTAAAATATCCATAATTATTGGGGATTTCTTTGAATGTATATGTATATGTAGATAAATCCCACAACGAATATCCATGTTCTTCTAATGATTCTCCATGATTTTGTTGTATTAATGAACCCACATAATGAATAAATGGTTTATTTTCTTCATAAGAATATTCTTGTATGTCTTGTCGTTTATGTATATCTCCTAATAAAGCTAAATGATGGTCATCAAACATTGGAGGCATAACTGCCGGATTAGTTATTGTATATCCAGTATCTAAAACTGCTTGATCTACCGGACCATGAAATAAAGCTATAATATGCTCATATTGGTTTCTATAAACTTCGGGTATATCTTTTCCCTTAATGTATTTATCAGGAGAATCAAATATACTCATGTTATTAAACAGTATATTTCCTATCCCATATAATCCCGTTTTTCGCAAATAATAGATATTAGGATTTTTTAGTGCTTTAACAATTGGGGTCAAACTATCCAATCTACTTTTATTGGAAAGCATGGCATCATGATTTCCCGAGACAATAACTAAAGGTCGCAATTCTGATATTCGTGTAAATAAATCAACAGTCATATCTACGCACTCGGGGGATAGATCACACTTTGAATGAAAAATATCTCCTACTATGGCTACTACAGTATTTGGTGGAGAATTTTCTATTTCCGAATATAATATTTCAAATACTTCTTTATATTCTTCAATGCGTGAATTTAGTCTGACTTGTATATCAGCAATATGAAATACATGAGTAAACTTTGAGATATTAGTTTTTAATTTTGTTATCATATTTGTAACATTTCTCTAGCTAAATCTAATTCTGTAAAGGGTTTCGCATTCCGTATGTATTTGTGCGTTGCTTTAAATCCTAATTCCGAAGGATCTTTTCCCGGTAATTTAATGACACACAATTCAACATCATGCGTCATATCTCTTTTTATACGTAAATAGTCTTTAATAACATCTTCTTTTGCATCTGAATCCAAAATCAAATTTATTCGTTTTACTTTATTTTGAACTAATGCACTACGAATTCCCTTGGTCAAATATTTTCCAAATAATGGTATGGCATTATTTCTTACAGCAAATGCATCAAAAACTCCTTCTACCAAATTTATAGGTTCATTCCAATTAATAAGTGATTCAAATCCCACCACTTTTCCCATCGGTATATTTGGCTTTTTATATGCAATCAAGGAATTATTGTAATACTTACGACCAATGAAAAAATTTAATTTTCCCTTGGCGTCATATGAAGGAATTATAATATATCTTTCATATTCCCCATCTTCACAATATCCTATATTATACCTGTAAATATCGCTAGCTGTCAATCTTCTTCTTATTAAATATGCCAAGGCATTTTTATATTCGGGAGATTTTCTTGGCAAATATAAAGGATGAAATTCAGGAGGTAACTGAACCTGTGAATCATCTTTTATTATTGTTTTTTTCCGTAAAAGCCGTAAATCCCCCGTTAATTTAAAAATGGCTTCCCGGTAATGACTTGAAGCATTTAACTTTTTTAATAAACTTCCAAACGTTCGCCCCTTAGTATTACATCTCCAACAATGGAAATATCCAACTTTTGGTCCAGAAATAGCAATTTCTAATTTTTTAGTAGTTGGATTTTTATCTGGACAAAATGGACAATGATATGTAGCTTGTTCTCCACCTTTTCGCAGGCGAGCCTGCTGCCCCAACAAATCGTTGAAGATAGATACAAGTTCATATTGAATTAACATTTGAACAATTTACCAGAAATTGAAGAAATTTTCAACTTATTTTAATTTCTTCTTTCAAGAAAGAATTATCAACATTTTCTAACGTCTCATCTAGCCGAGGAATAGCCATGTGAATAGGAATTTCATACCATTCATTTTTTATTTGTAATGCAAATGGTTCCATTAATTCTTTTACTTGTTTTTCTGCGGCATAAACATCAGGATGATGTATATAATATTCTACTTTATATCTCCTAGAAGGATCTGAAGTCTGATAGGTACGAAGGCGAGATTTAATATCCGACGTAACGCCAACCTTCACCCATCCCTCATGAGCGGGATTTGTAATAATATAAAGATAGCCCGATTTCATGGAATTTTAAATAGACTTTGGTACTTTGGGTCAGAATGCATGCAATCATTACATATCTGTTCTTCATCATCTCTTTGGAATTCTTGCCAATTACCTTCATCAACTATATAATAACCTTCTGTAATAACTGCACCAGTGCCAGAACAAATACCAATTGTAACATTTACAATTTTTCCACACCTATCGCACGTTATTGTAATCTTTTTCATACTAATAAATATCACGCCATTGACGTAATCATGGCATCATACATATCTCCATTTTTACTGTCGGGATTTCCCCGACTATTTATTTTATCAAATTTATGTAATTGTGGAAACAATTCATCAATTTGTTTACGAACAAATTCTTTTCCATTCATTCCCGTAATTCGGGCCTTTCCAAAAACCTTTTTGCGAGCCGTTGAAGCCCCAATTAAATTCACAGGAATTTTCCAGTGTTCTGATATAATGTATTCAAAGACTGCATTAAAACGTATTAATTTAATAATTGTTTGTTGATTTGTTCTTCCAAATTTAAATCCTAATAGCGCTGCCTCTAAATTTATTTGTTTAACTTCAGAAATATAAGAAGATTGATCTATAATAGAAATAATATGTAATGATTTTTCTTTATTTGAGTTTATTTTAGATATATCGATAAATCCTGCATCAACAATATCTTTTCCATCATATATTGCCCATCCTGCACACGTTGTTGATGCATCAAATCCTAAAACCATAATTAAAAGTACAAAAAAAATGCTTCACTTATACTAATATATAGTAAAGCGAAGCAACATGTAATTAAATAAGTTACGTTTGGTGAAATGGAACGGCGTGTCCATACCGGCGACTATCTAAACCTCTCACGAACCGTGAAATTCCTGCTTGACCTCCGGTTTGAACCATAAGTAATCTGGATTCTAACATTGGCACCTTAACTTCAAATCCGTTGGGGTTTTGGAATGCTTGACCATTGGCGCTAGATGCATCTATAACACGCCCCGCAACATCCGATCCATCGGGAAGTCCATATTCTGATACTCCTTGAGTACCCCCAGATTCAACAACTTTAAAACGAGATTCGAGTTTTGGGATTTTAGTCTCAAACCCATTTCTAGTTTGAAATTCTTGCCCCTGGGCACTTGAAGCATCAATCATTTTACCTGCCGGTACTTCCACGTGCGGTCCTTCTAATGTTTCTTTAACATCAAATGCACCACCCGCACGTTGGTAGTGAAACCTTCCGTCTAGGTTAATGTCCAATGAGTTTCTTACATTTGGTTCAGGCATAATTTATTCCTTTTATATAAATATAATTAAAAGTCCATTTTAATCACAAAATTTATTGGAAGTTCGGGCGTAATTTTAATAGGATTTCCTAATTTTGCCACCGCCACCAAATCTAATCCATTATATAATCCAATTGTTGTTGCCATTGGAGCTAAAAACGAACCCGTTTTATCAATTGCTACCATTTTTTCATATTGGAAAAAATCTGGATTTATGTATGGAATTTGATTTTTTAGTGTCAATTTATTCATATGATCAATTATATCACTAAAAATTTTTCTCTTACATGCAGGGGTTATATATTTAGCATAATTTTCTTGAGTTAAGCGATTGGAAAAATATTTCCATAAAATATTCATGTCTTGGTTATCTATTTTATTATCCTCATTAAAATCTAAAATTTCTTGCATTGTTACATCTTCAGTCTCCCATTTTAAAATACATTTTTCAGACAAATCATCTGTTCCATATAAATTATAGTTTTGTTGATACCATTTAAGTAAACTTTTTTCATCTTCTTCAATTATTATTGAAGAACTCCAATCGGTTGATATTTCTTCCCCAACAAAAGATGAGTGTTTATATTTCATATATCTTAAAATTACATCAACATCTTGAAAATCAACTTTTCCATTTTTATTAATATCTAAAACCGAAAAATTTCTTATTATAGCTGTAGGATTAGTACTAACATTAAATTCGCCGGGATTTACAGTACAAACAATTTGTTTTTCAAAAATTGTATGTTGTCCCTTGAAATTTAAATTATATTCATAACCATATGTATTTACCGGATCTAAAAATAAACCTTCAAACATAGAACCCGAAGTCATAATAATGATTTTTCCATTTCGGTAAAAAACATTTCCTACATGGAATTCTGGACGAAAATTGTGAAAATTATAAATATAAGATTTTCCAGATATATCATCTAAATCGGTATTATTACTATGTGTAGTATATATATTAAAATCTCGATTGCTATCTACTAGAACCATTGGCGCTCCAACCACTATTGATTTATTAGCAACGGCGACATCAAATCCATAACTTCGATAGGGAGACAAATATTTTTTCTTCTTTTGATAAATATTAATAATTTCCCAATTTAAAGAAGACGTATTTTTCCCCAAAAGCAATGTTTGACCACTGAAAAGATTTTCATAATTACTGTCACAAAAATGTAATTGTTCAAGTGTACCTTCTATATAACATGAATCCAGAGTTTCTACATTTACTTTAGGAATCCCCGAAACCGCATAATTTCCATGTATATCCACTGACCATCCCATTCGATTGTTTTTTAAAACCTTTTCATTTCCATATGTTTTAAGAACTTGTTTAAATAATGATGGATAAGTTATATTATATTTAAATGGTAATTTATAGGAATAAGCTTTAATTGGAGATGAAAATGTAGTGTAAACTATATTTCCCGCTTTCGTAAATGCTAATTCATTTGGTTTACCAATAATTGGATACCTAACGGGCCCCGAATCCAAATCGCCATCGGGATAAACAAAAATTTCATTTGTAGTTCCCATTAATAAATACAAATTTGTTGAATCGGAAAATACCCCCCATGAGCCATATGGAAGTGGATAACCTCCAATATCCATATATCGATCATAATTTATTACTCCATCATTAATTTCGTATTGTATATATCCAACATTTTCTAAAGTTTCTGCATTAATTTTAAATAGACCTCCTGGAAAAGCATTTCCCGATTGATCGGCAACTACATAAATATATCCATCCAAGTAGGCCATGTCATCTACTAATGCAACATCAGCCCAATAACCCTTAAATTCTTCTGTTGAGGGATCCCATTCCCATTTTATTTCGGAATCGGCTATTCCATAAAAAAATTGTACTTTAACAGAACTATACTCTAATGTATCTGTATTTATTTTATATACATACCCTCCTCCACAAAAATATATCCATTTTCCATCGGGAGAAAAAACTCCCCCTCCATGCATTGCCGGATTAATAAGATGATCAGACGATGTAGAAACAACAACACTTTTAATTACATTACCATTTGTAATATCTAATTTATAAATAGTCGTTTTATAATTGCTTCTTAACATAGTATATAAATAAGAATTATCAGAAGCAATGGGAGGAATAGCCTCGGGTACTGTTCCTCCTATAGATGCCGTTCCTGGGGTCCAAGTAAAAATAATTTCTTGTTCGTTTATATTGTTAGGATTAACTTTAATTATATACCCCTTTTTTCCACTTATTGCATCATTTCTAGTTACAGTGGTTATAAAATACAAATATTTTGTTCCTTCAGAATATGTTACTTGGCTTATCCATCCATCAACGATACAATCAGACCACGTTTGGTCCGTCAAATTATTATCTGGATCGTTAAATACGAATAATTTTCCATCCCATCCCCCCCCATATATTTTATTATTTATATTTATAAGAGCATGAGGTTTTGTTTCATTTCCTGCGAATGAGGCCGAAAAATTAAAAATACTTTTTGCCGTTGAATTTGGAGTATTCCATCTTATTTGATCATTGGGAAACCGAGGATATTCGTAAATTTCATCGTCTGGGTGGGGGCATCTTTCAAAAATATAAGTAGCACCTTGTTGATATAATTTTGAGCCACTGTATTCATAAAAAATACGATCATATGGAGCACCAATAATAACTGTGTCATTATATAAAGATACTGCCGAACCAAACCCATTGGATTCATTCATAACTGGAGTTTCATCCCAGGGCAAATATGGAGCAAATGTCATGGGTTGAATCGTTTTGTCCGGAACAAAAACATGTGATTGTGTCCATGCTTCATTTATATATTCAAAATAATATGCTTTTTGATGTGAAAGATTTCCACACCCCACAACTAAACTATTACTCAAAGAACTTGTACATTTATTTAATTTTAATGAATATCCAAATTCCATTCCGGGCTCTGGATTGGGAGGTTCCAATTTTTTAAATAATGACCATGTAACTACAGTATGAGGTTTCCCTTCAACATAGCTAGTTGTAGGTTGAGCTTGGTACAAATATACCATCCCCGTAGATCCACTAATACTAGGAGACCCCACTGCCGCCCAAGCACCATTTATGGAAACGGATTTTCCGAAGGATTCAGAATTCCATTCTTCGCCTCCTAGATCGGGATCATATAATTTGTAAATTAAACAATTTGATTCAGAGTCGGAATCTGGGGTTTCTGTAATTCCCAAGTCATATATTAGGGCTGTAGCAATAGAAGAAGTAAGGGAATATGCATATGTTTTTACCGCTTGATAAAAATAAGGGGACCCTACTATCAAATTCTTATTGTACATGTCTATAGAGTAACCAAATGAATCTTCCAATGATTTAGTGTAATCATTTTTATCTATTTCTATGCTTTTTGATCGTGGAAATTTATATTCGACATTTTTTTCAGTCATCAAGTCCCAACGATCATATTCGGGGGTAGGATGTTCTCGGGAAAGAATTACCGCCAATTCTTCATATGGTTGATATAAAGTTGCTATATGATCATGTTCATCCGTATTTTTATTATAACGAAAATAATCTATTGAACCCGTACATAACCGCTCTTCATTTTCCGGATCGTATCTCAAAGTAGAAGGATTAGAAACCGCCACATAGTTTCCATATGTTGCTACGGAATATCCATAATTTTCATTTTGTACTTTAACATACATAAATTATTTTCTAATTTTATTCGAGTTCAGGATAAGTTGCTTTTAATTGTAATATATACGGTTCTCCAACTGTTGGAGTTATTGTTAATGTACCCGTTTTTTCCCCCGAAGTATCACTTGAACTTGAAATAAATAATGATAACGGTCCATCTTCCATATTATATGGAAAATCGGGATTTTCAGGTTGTTCAAAATTTGCACCATCTACAGTTATACTTTCAATTGCTAATGGAAGATCATGACTGTTAATTATAAATTCATATTGTGATGTATTAGAAACCGGATCCGGCGCTTGAATTGATTCAACTTCATTAAAATCCGCTATTTCGCCGCTTTCTAATTGTGTAAAATTCCATTCTATATAAAAATGTGGGAGTTCAGCAGTTACATCTGGAACTTCTAATGATGGTTCTTCAGGAGCATCTTCCATATTAATTGTAACAATATTACTATATTCGCTGTTCAATCCAAAATCCATTGCAGCTTTAATTCTATATGAAACATTAAATGGCAAAATTTCAGTTAATGTATCATCTAAAAATGCAATTTCTTCTTTATCTACATCCCATTGTTGATTCCATGTATTTCCGCCATCTAACGATCTCTCCAAAGAATATGAAACTGTATTCCCCCCGGGAGATCCATTAAATTCCCATTCTAACATTACATTTGTAGTATAAGGAGCAACTTGTTCGCCAGATAAAACCGGAGTTTCTATAGAAGGACTCTGAATTACTAATTTTGAAATTTCACTCATTGGTCCCATTCCATAATCATTATATGTTCTTACCCGATACCACGGCTCATCATTCCACCACAAATTTTCATCGGTATAAGTAGTAATAGATTTGGGACAATTTAAAATTTCTTCCCACGTACTTCCTAAATCCATAGATCGTTCAAGAATATACCCTTTATGATCGTGTAAATTATAATTCCAGCTAACAAGTGATTGTGTATTCATATTTATAATTGCATTGATTCAATAGTAATATTTCCTACTGGGGGAATTCCCGCCGGTAAAGGACATTCATGGTCAGCAGTTTCATCTCCTTCTATTATTATATTTTTCATTGGGCGCAATTCCTGAGATTTAGAAAATAAATTTTTAGACGCAATAAGATTTCCCCTCGAATCATCAAAAATATGTACTATATCGTCTAAATTAGTATCATTAAATGTAACACTTCCTTCTACTATTTTATCTCCAAAAATAGTATTAGGAATACTAAAGACTCTAAATTCATCCGTTAAATATCGATTTGTTTTGCTTAATGGAAAATCAAAATTTTCCATTCCAAAAATTTGAGTTGGATTGTTATATTCATTATAAAATGTATTATATATTTGATTATAAATTAAAGATTTATAAGAACCGTTTCGATTTTTAGGTCCATTTATACTAAATTTTTTAGATATTCCTATTTCTTCTTTTCCATGTTCAAATGTTACTTTGTCTAAGTCCTGTTGGTCCACCAAAATATTACAGGAAGAATTCCAAATGGGAATATTACCGAAAGTATAATCAATATAATCTACTGCAACAAATGTATCAGGAATAGGAGAACCATCAACCAATTCTTCTAATAATATCAAATCTTCCGAATCAACATTTTTAAGGTTCCATTCTTTAATAGCATTAAATGGAGTTACTGTAATATCTGATTGGTTTAATTGTTTAATCATATTATTTTTCTATAATATAAATATGTAGTAACCAATAAATAAAGTAAAAGTTTTCCTATTCGCAGGAAACGTTTTATTAGAAAAATGGAATATAATTAAAAATCCAATCTAACTTTAATTAATAACTCTTGATCAAATGATTTCATAGCTGGACGGCTTAATTTAGCCACGGCTACAAGTTCATTATTTTCATTATACAACCCTACAGAAGTAATATATGTTTTTGGATCGTTGATAAAATCCGTATTATAAATAGTTCCTTTTGCATGAATTCCGTCTGTACCATCATAAATATATGTCGGATTATTACTATAATTAAAATCCCGATTCATTACACGAACAAAATAATGACGAGCCGGCACATATTCACTTTTACGGACTTTCATTGTTCGTTGTGCTAGAAGCATAGATATAAATAAAGTTCGATGATTGAAAGTATATCCAATACTATCTGTAAAAAATCCATCATTAGTTTTTCCAGGACGATATGACCACAATCCATGTGGGACTACAGGACCGTCTCCAATTCCATATCCAATACCTTCCCCATTATTTATTCCTAAATGTTCTGCCACCCGACTAGCATTAAGCACAATAATACCATTGGCCGGATAAAATAATCCTAGTCCTTCATAAGTTGCTGTTTCTGGAGGATCATCTAAACTTCCTTGAATTATTTGATATTCATTTTGATTTTTTGAAGTATAAATTGAATCATCAATAAGAGTCAACATTTTATTTCCCGAACCACTTAATGAAAATTCTAATAATCCTTCATCAATGCGATCTTTCATTTTATATGACGAGAAATCAATTACCCAAATATCAGGAGCCTCGATTAACCGTTCACCATCCCGCATTTTAAATACGTCCGCATCGCCACTTCTTAATAGAAGATTTTTATATTGAGTATAAATAACTTTTGTAGGATTTGCTTTAATGCTTTCCACTTCTCGTTCCCATGATCCACTACCAGCATCTCCTCCAATATGACCATACGTTATACAAAAATATGGATCTGAATTATTACGATATGATACCGCCGGATAAACATTGGTGTAATACATAGTGCGGCGTACATCGTAATAAGACGTTCCATATGAAGGGGACGGCGTATTAGAACCAGTCAACGTCCAAAAATCATCTACTATGTAACTCTGGCTCCAATTAGTAAGTCCATTAGGCCAAAACCCACTGGCAACCCGGGTTGTCCGCCCGGCTACAATATCTTGTTCAGGATTAAATTTTTTAAATATCATAAAATTATTGCGTTGGTACAGTGACAGTTACTTCAATAGATATACTTCCTCCCGATTCATTGCCTACTATAGTTAAATTTGTAGTTGTTGTTTTTCCTAAACTGCTATTAGGAATAAACCGAAAACTGTTTCCTACTACAACCTGAGCGCTAGTTGTATTAATATCTCCGGCAAAAGTAGGAACTGTATTTGATACTACATTAATGGCATTTGATTGTTGTACAATTAATGAACCAACATTCTTATTTCCTAAAATAGCAGTATATCCCGCCTGTAAATTATATGCCGGATTAGTTGATGGTGAAATTAAAATATCTCCAGTATAATTTTTTGTAACTAAAATTTTATCTTGTGCAATAGAAATTACTGGTATTGCTGTAACTCCTTGATTTAAAGTAACAAGCTTATATTTCATCACTTGTGTTTCGTCCGTTAATGGCTCAAATATAGGAGTATTTCTAATGGCAATGTCATAAAATGCACTTCCATTTGGATGATTAGGATTATATAATCTATAATCTATCTCATCATCAGCCAATGCAAAGGAAGTAATATTTAAATTTCCATGTTTTGCTAGCAACTCTCTTCCCTTTTTGGTTAAAGTTGCGTCAACAGTAATAGATTGATTGTCAATAAAGGCCATATTTCTTTATAATTGTTCTATTCTATAAGTATTATTCCAAATCGATTTTTTATTAATTAATTACATTATCCGTCTGAACATATTTCAAATTTCCGACTTGGAAAGATTGAACTGGTGGGGTTCCATCTTCCAAACTATCTTGTCCGACTGTGGTTTTTGTTGTTTGTTGATTTCTTATATATACCCCCTCTTCAAATGATATAGTACCATCATAATTTTTACGTAATTTTCCTATTGTATTATAAGAATATAAAGAAAATAAATGTCTTTTATGCGAATAATGGTTTCGGGGATACCCCTTAATTATTTCAAAATAACATTCATCGGACGAAAATCGGGGCGTTTTCATTCTTTGAGTATATTCTTCGTCATCTTCTTTAAATCCCTCTACATATCCATAAACCCGTCTTCCATATGCAGCAGTTAAAAATGTATTAATAGGATAAATATAATTATTGCCGGTTTTTGTTTTATACCCAATATAATTACTATATATAGAATTGGGACTGTTTTTCCACGTTCCCGCTTCATGTTTCCATAAAGGAGGATTGCTTCCCTCCACATAATCATCCTCAACCGAAGGATCTTGATTTTCCACCGATTCAGTATATACGTATTTATAATAAAAATCTTGACTTACTACTACATAATCATACAACCATACGGATCCCGTTTGGTATTTATTATCCAATATATTACTGGGTTCTTCATAATAAACACCGTTTTGTCTATCGTTGGTTCGGTTATATGCTATATCTGTATTTGCATCAACAATTGTATTTTCTTTTCCGGTCCAACCATAAGATCCACTTTTTAAATATCTAGTTTTTACATACGGCCCTTCTTTAGTATAAATGGTATATTTTTTCCACCGTTTCATTAAAAATGAAGAGCTTCCAGACAACGGATGTTGTCTCTCGATCATGTTAAAAAATATTTCTCCGTTCATACAAATTCTGAGGGCACTCCTTTTCCTGGGCACCCAATTTTTACTCTCCATCCTGTTGTAAATAGAGGACAATGCACTATAAGTTTAGCAACAATTGGTTCTCGTTTATTTTTGTTAAAGCTTATTGTTCCCTGACCTATTCCACTTATAGTCAAACTAGGATCATGGTCTTTTAATGCATCAATATATTTCGTAGCATTTATGGAATTTCCGTAATCTCCCACCCAACCAGTATCAATTTTTTCTTCACCATCCCATTCTAATATAAATCTATCTGGAATGTTGTAAGAATCATATCGCATCCACACCTCTCCTGTATCCGTACCAAGATCTATTATCTTTTCATAAGGATTCCCCCAGGTTCGCACTCCACCCGAAACTTGCAATAAACCTCCACAATCAACATCCGCCATAAGTACATTAATATTTTTAGTTGTTGATTTACTATATCTTCCCGAAGTAATTGTTAATTTAGCAGTATAAGTTCCTTTTTCCGGATATACATATACCGGAGAATATTCATCTTCATCAACAGGTCCTCCTGGTATTACTTCTACTGTTTTTGTTTCGCCATTTCCAAATTCCCATTTATATACCACTGGAAAATTGGGATTGGCGTTTACCACACTAAAATTTTTAAATTTTACTTCGGTTTTATCAGCAATCGCTTCGGTTATGACTACCATATCTTTTTTATCATACAGTTCAAAGGAAGGAATAATTTCCGGTTCATTTACTCTAATATAAGCATTTTTAGTAGCAGTATTGTGGAATCCACTTAAAATAGTACCATTATATGCGGTTAAAGACACATTATATGTTCCGGCAAATTCATATATATATCTTGGATTAGTGGAATGTTTCAAATTGGGGTCTATAGGAAAAAGTCGTGGAACACTAATATATTTATCTTCATCGCCAAATACCCATTTAAATTCTTGAGCATTTAAATATTGACTATTAAATTGTACATCTAATGGAGCATATCCCGATCTAGGATTTCCTATGAAAGAAACATATGGTAATAATATTAACGATTCCAATTCTTCTTGAGATAAAATACCCCCAGCAAAGTGCCCCATAGTATATGGATCTGTAAAATCTCTAATATAGTTCCCACCAAAATTAGCCGGAAAATCTCGTAAAGGCAATGCTACATGCGATGCAACAATAGATGTTGAATGCTCCATTTCTGCATTAAATGCAGAAATATTTACAAGCTTCTCTTTACTACCATAATATGTAGATGTGGGGGTTTCTAAAAATAAAGAGGAGCTTATATTAATTTCACTGTCCATTTTTTTAAGCTGATATTTGGGCCGCTCTAAGATTGACGGCTCAATTAGAACTCCAATAAGGGGTTTAGCTCTAGCAGGAATTACATTTTTAATTGCTTCAAATATTGATTTATTAAAATAAAGTTTATATAAAGTTAATAATTCATTGAATAAGGTTTTACTTCCACTTGAAGGCATATATAGATCTGAATATTGTTTTCGTAATAATTTTAATGAGGAATATTCAGATTCAAATTGATTTGCCGGATCTCCTATTGAATCCATTAAATCACAATTTCCTAAATAACGAACTATATCCCGGTTTTTAAAATCTTGTGGATCAACAAAAATTCCGATTTGATTGGAATCGGGAGCAATATTATAATTTAATGTATTTGTTGATCTATTTAAATGATCAAATCTAGCTTCAACTGATTGTGATACATAATTAATTTTTTCATTTCTAAATTTATTAGGGCCATATTTAGATACATTCCAAGTACTCGGATAATCAATCACTTTGAATTGCCACGGATAACAGGATTGAGATACAAACCCCGTTGGAGAACATTTATCGGGTATTAATTCTTGCGCTCCGGCCCAACTTCCCGAATTTATCATGTAATCTACATTTATTCCGTGTATCCCATATAATTTTTCAAGTCGATCTTCCGAGCCATCGGAAAAATATGGATTTCCATTTTTCCAAATTCCTGTCCATTCACCATTAACTAATTGCTGACGTTGATTTACAGGATAATCATAATGCATTCGAAAAATTAAATTTTTATGTGGATCCGCACCACTAAATACATAGGAGTTTATATTATTAACATAATTTTCAAAATCTTGATCTGTTAATGCCGAAAACCATGTTTGTAATTTATCAAAACATCCATCGTATCCTCCCCGATTCCAATAAGTAAACCATCCACCAATTCGAATATTTCCTTCACCACTGAACCAATGATTGGATGCCGTATCATAACAGATACCACTAGAAGTTAAATGTAATATTTTATTTCCCGAATCATTTTGTTGCACATATAAATCAAATTTTGATGGAACGGACAAATCATTTTCCGTATATTCAAACCCATCATCGGGCATATTTCGTCGTAACATAACACTATATATGCTACCATTAAACATCGGAAATTCTGGGCTATATATTTTGAAAATTGGAGAATTTTTTGTTCCAATCCGGAAAAATAATTTTCCACTATTTGGTTTATATGTACGAATAAATCCAACCGACCATTTTCCCGTTGCCAATTCATCCGTATTTTCTATATTTGAGTTATCAAATCCTCCCATTAATATATATTCATTATTTTTAGTATATAATTTAGCATTGTCCATACTAAATTTGAATAAACACGTTCGCATTCCAGGTGGATTAGATAAATAATAAGTATCGTATTGAGATGCAGTACTCCACTGTCTTAAATAAACCCGCTCATATGTAGTATAAGAAGCATTTTCCGAAAGATAATTTATTCCTCCATATTCTCTAACACTTAATAATGAAGATGGAATTCCATAACAAGATAAAATAATTTTAATTGCTTCTTCTGTACCTTTTGTTTTATAAATCTGAGGAAGGTTAACAAGTAATCTATTTCTTATAATTTTTAATCTTTCTTCGGCGGATAAACGATTTAATTCTTTTAATTCATTTGACGATAAATAATTATTCAAAACATTTGATTGCTCTAAAGTATCATCTATATTCCATCCAAATGCTTGTAAAATATAATCTGCTATTCGTCGAGTAAATTCTTCCGATTCATTATTTCCAACTTTTTTTTCTGATGGCAAATTAGAAATGTAAATATAAATATTATCAAAAAAATGTCCGATCATTGTTAGAAAAACGATATATTCATCATTTTCCGAATCAGATAAAATATATTCTGGACAATTGTTTATAAAACTATCTCGATTTAATTTATCATAATGAACAGCCTCGGATTCCAAATCTTTAATATAACTGGCGCTAATAAAAGATTTATTTTCATATTTAAAAAATCCTTTGTCATACAAATAGGATTCATACCCATCAAATGTATTAATAAATTCATCTAATTGATTTTGAATACTTTTATATTCATGTTCATAATACGGATAATTGCTGCCACTTGATACAATAAACTCATTATTTTTTATGTTTAAAATTTCTATAGCAGAATTTAATCTTGAAATATTAATCATTTTATTTTTGAATATTTTCAATCGCATTTCTGCCGAAGAAAATACAACAAAATTTTTAAAATCGGTATAATCAATTGAAAGGTCTTGAATATTTTTACTAACAACTAATTCTCGAGATATTAGATGTTCTTCACGTAAATCGTCTTCGGTATATTTTAAATTAGTATTGGTAAGACTAATATCTGGAATTTGAATAGAAAAATTAGGAGCACCTATTTTATATGTATCTTCAAAATCAGAAAATTTTAAAATAGCACTGACAATGTAAGGGGATAATGAAATATTAGATACCCAACAATTAGATTGAATATTAATATCAATAGGAAGTTCCGATTGTAATTTAATAATTAATGTTAGGGGGTCTTCGGGCGATTCTCGTTCATCTATAAACCCATTATTAATAATAGGAAGCAATCTATTATTTCCAAAATTTAGTGCATTTTTAAATGGAAAATAATATTTGTTATTATATTCTTTAGCCAATTTTTTTGAAATTGGAGAATAAAAATATTTAACAAAAAAATCATAAACCGCCGTTTTAGCATTTATATATGGCTGAATCGGATTAGCCCCCAACATTGAAAATTTTCGCTCTATAGAAGCCGAAACATATCCTTTAAAATAATCATCTAATTCTTCAAATCCAATTATTTTTGATGAATTTTGTAATAAGAAATTTATAAAATATGTTTTAATTCCTTGTAATCGAATAATATCTGATTTTAAATTAAAATCTATAGCCGATTCTAATGATGAATTATATATCCACTGATCTTCATATAAATTTTTAAAAAATTGTATTATAGAATCTTCCGATGTTAAGAAAAAAACATTTCTTATAGTATTAATTTCTTCAGGGAAATTTTCTAATAATTGCGAATAAATTTCATCATATGGACAATTTTTAATAGAATTAATATATAAAGGCGATATATCTGAAATCAATACTTTTTTATGGCAATATGCATCATATGCCAATGTAGAATTGCCCATCGGTATTAATTTAATTTCTTTTCGAGATGGAGAAATATCTTTAATAACTAATGGCGAATTTTCATTTCCTGCCATTTCCCGAATGAAATTATAAGTTAAAAAATAACTACCAGATAAAATATTAAAAGAGGATGAAAGTTGTTCAATGGGATTAACTAGAATTTTTTCATGCCGATAAAAAACGAATTCCGAATTTAATTCATTATAAGAATATGTAACTGGAAAATTTAAAGGATCAGTATAAGAAAGAGTGACAGGGACATATTCTTTATTTTGATATATTGTACTCCAATTTAATAGTTTTTTATTTCTACTCCAAACTCCTAATTCTATAGCATCCCGTTCCGAAACCCCATACCAAATATCTGGTTTATTTTCGTTCACAAACATTAAATGTTCTGTTTGTGTTAAATACGATCCCGTATTTAAACTGGTAGAATTTTCACTTATTAATTGATATGAAGAAAATATCATATTATCTGGTATATTCGTTGTGTTTTAAAGGTGTATATGGAAAATCTTCTGAAAAATCACTTTCCACTCTTCCTTCACCCAATGCTATTCTAAGTCCTAATATAGTTTGTTTAATTGCCATTTGATCAGCAACAGATCTATTAGATTCGCTAGCTAATATGGCCGAATCGAGTTTAGTTTTTAAAGATTCGTTTTCTTCCTTTAATATTTCCATTTGTTGAGTAAATACACTCATTGCTATGGACTCTTCTTTTATTGAAGAAGTGACCGGAATAAATTCCTCAAATTCTACATTATAAAATTTATTTATTTTATTTTCATCCATCACCGGATTACTTAGTGGAATGGATAAATAAACATGAGAAAATTTGCTAGATTTTTCATTAAAAATTGCATTTCCAGAATTATCAAACTTATAGGTATAAGTTCCATTCTTTTTAAATTCATAAATGTCTTGAGAAAAATTATTCATATTATAATTGTATTACCATTATCTCGGGCGCTCCTGCCGGAGGATAAGTCGATTCCGCCGTAGAACCTCCCCGAACAATTTTAAAAATTTTACCTGTATCTATTGTATAAGTGTTATTTTCATCACTAACTTGAATTAAAACACGATAATATCTTTCTTGTGGTAATCCCGTAGTATCCAAATAAAAATAATTCCCTCCGGGATATTCACAACTTATTTGAGTATAATTATCTGCCGGAATAACAATTTCATCGGTTTGATTGTCTTTTATTGCATAAAATGAAGTGCGGGGCAATATTTCAGGAATAGTATATTGTTCTTGTTGTGGAGATCGACCAAATGATTTATGAGGAAATTTTTTCCGCCCAAATACAAATATTTTTATTATATCTCCCGACCTATATACAGGCTGTAAATTTTGTAAATTTATAGAAAATTGCCCGCTTGTATCAAGATTGTTAAATTTATTAGTAATTAATTCAACGCTACTTGTATATGAATAACTAGAGGTATATATACTTCCATTAAGTTGTAAATTTAATTCTACTCCTGCCTGAGCACCTTCGGTAAATTTTCCAACAAAGCTTGCACTTTCAGATCCGGAAATAGTATAAATTCCCAATGCCGTTCCTTTTACATATTTTCCATGTATATACGCCAAAGCATATGGTTCAAATCCAGAAGGAATGGGAATATTTATATTTGTACCTAAAATAGCTGCCTCGGTCCATCGACCAGTTAAAGATGCACTCATTAATTGATTATTAACGTAATACGCCGTAAAATTACTACCACTATATACACCATCTATAAAAGAACCCGTTACTAAATTTGCATCAAAGGTTTTCCCACAAGACCCCGTTATAACCGATTGACTTATAGTTATTATTCCACACGCTTCTCCAATTACTGGAGAATCGATAATATTTCCCGAAGATCCTGTAGCTAAAATAAATCCACAAAATCTATTATAAACTGGATCTAAATAATATCCAGTGCCATATCCCGATAAGAAAGTGGCGGAACTTGTTAATAATCCTTCATATTCTCCAAATGGTAATTCAGAATATAAATTTCCCTCAACTACACCATCTATATCAATTCCCGAAACTCCACCCATCGTTTCAATGATGTCTTTAGTTTCATCTATAGAACCACTAAAATAATCTACCGTAAATGTTAAATCACTTCCGGTAATTGTTCCCGAAACTTGCGCATCGGTATAAAATGATCCAGTAAAACTTCCCGTAAATTCTTGTACTAATTCATCTTGAAATAAATAATTACTAGCCGTTAGATAATTTTTAGTAATAGTAAAAATCGAACTTCCCGTGAAATTTCCACTAAATTCTCCATTGATGGATGAACCCGAAGAAATTGATGCCGAAATCCACGGACCATCCGTTTTAATTTCTACATTTCCCGTCGTAATACTTCCTGTAACAAATGTAGCATCATTCCATGCTACATCCAAATATGGAGAATAAATTGTATTAGTATTTTTACTGAAAAATTTCAGCATGAAACCATATGCCGTTCCAACTAATTCATCGGAACAATATACAATAAACCCATAATTAGGAATTTCTCCACTAATCCATTTCATGACAATTGGCGTTACATCCATTCGTACATCAGCCGATTGTTGCGAAAAGTCCTGCTTACATGTATCTTCTAAATGCCACGTTCCTCCGCCATAGCCAAATACAACTGGAAGTAATTCGGGATTGTCTATAAAATTTATAGCAGATTTAGGTCCGGTTAAAATAGTATCATTCCACTTAATACCATCGTTTTTATCTCGATATATCCAATTTGCACCTCTATCGGATCCTCCATCCGATAAATAACCTATTCCTTTATCCCAATCTTTACTAATAGGAGAAGCATAAATTGTATATTCAAGTGGAAGTTGAAATTCATTACATATTTTTATATTCAAATAAAATTTAGGATCTGTTATTTCACCATTAGCTATTGATTCGGATATTTTATTTAAATTAAATTTTAATAATGAACGATATACATATTGAGAATTTACTACTTTCCAGTTTTTTTCTGTTCGAACATCAACTCCCGAACCAGTTCCTTGTAAACATCCGTTAATTCTTACAAGTTCTCCATCAAATTTTTCGATAAAATCAGGTGCAATAATTGATCCACTAATCATTCCTGAAATTTCACTTCCCTCTATATTACCACTTATTTCTACTGGTACACTATCTATAATTCCTTTAAAATATGAAGAAGTAAATGATAAATTTTCTCCAATTATCGATCCCGTAGCAAATAAAGCCTCTCCATAGAAAGAACCTTCAAAATTTCCTGTAAAAGATTCTACTCTCCCAGTTAAAATTTCATTTTTATAAAAATATTCTTTGGTTTCACTGAGATATGGTCTGGGAGAATTAATGGTGCCCACCTGTAAAATTTCGTCGAGACCAAAATTTTTCTTTTCTAATCCTTGATGATTAGTTATAAAAGTATCTTTTTCGGGATAAATAAAATGATGCATAATTATATTCCTTTATCTGCTGGAATTCTAGTCATAATATTACCTTCTGGTTCCAATTTAAATCCATGTTTACCATACAAATTTTTTAAAAATGTCGTAGTTATTTTTCGCTTTTCTTTAGAATTCATTAAATCTATCATAGGAGCCGGTTCTAATTTTAATATTAAACCGGCTTCATCTGCTGCCGCCGTAATTGCTTTTAATATTTCTTTGGCCTTTCCTTTATTCCTATATTCGGGATTTGTTACCATTGCTTGCATAACATACCCATGTTTTAATGGTTGGCTCGGATCTCCAAGCCAAACACGGCCTTTATACACATATATATCAGTTCGATCTAATGCTACTTTAATTGTATGATCTTTATCTGTAATTGTAGGATAAATATAGCCATGTCTTCTAAATGCATGTTCTGACCTTGCCGGATCATGAAATTCGAGGCCATATTTTGGAAGTATAGAAATAAATTTATCTATTATCCCATCTCCACTTTCTCTCAATAAAGACTTTAGCCGAATCATATATCTATAAATATGAAAAAATGAGAGAAATTCCGGGATTATTTTTATATTCTAAAATTATAAACAAGCGCCTATTATATCGGAACTGGGGAATTTAACTTCAAAAACTGAAGGATCTACAGAAGGATAAATTATACCATTTTTAGTAGCAGCTTTTATATCATATTCCACAGGCGAATAATCTCCATCTAACGATGTTTTATTTGTAATTTTAACATTAACTACAGATTGAACTCCATTTACTTTAGCAATTTCTAATTGTAATTGGCTTAAATTAATAGGTTGAGAAAAGTTCCATTTATCTATATTAAAGAAATTTTGAACGGTTTTTATACAACTTAATAAAACATCTTTTTTATTATATCCTTTATATACTGTAATAGAAAACTCAACCCCAATATTTATAATATATCCATCGATAATATTAATTCCATCGGTAATTATACGATATTGTTTAAGATATGTAATAAGATTTTTTATTAATGCTTTATTTGGTTTAATAAGACGTTTTTGAGAATCATATGATAATATATAGACATTAATAGCAAAAGGATTTGTTATATCATATGATACTTTCCTGAAATAATTATTAACTCTATTATCAATAACAGATCCATTATTATTTGAATCAATAACCCCATCTAAAATTTTATTTATCCCTATATTTAAATTAGAATCCGATACAATTTGCGCTTTGGCAATTGATCCAAATTGAGGAGGAAGAGAATAGATTCTTACTAAATAATCATTTTGAGTTACGGCACGATTTTGAGATGCAAAATGAGCCATTGCATTTAATTTAATTTCTTCATTTGTTTCGGCATCTTTCCCCCCAACCACAGGTTCCATATTGGTTACTTGTAATGAATTTTTGACAGTATTTAATAATTCGACTTGTTCCGGAAGAAGTCCTTCGGATGGATTATCAAATAATACTGAAGCTACATTTTTTATTTCATCACTTTGACAATTACTATTTAATCCGCCACCTATTAAATATGTAATAGTCAATACAGTGTTTTGAGGTGCCATGCCATAATTTTCATTACTAAGAAAATTGCTCGGATCTAGCGGAATATTAACTCTGGAAGAGTTAACCAACCCCACTCCAAGTAAATTAGAATCAAATGTAACAATTTCATCGCTCGTTCCACTTATTCCCGCCCCAAATTGAATATAAGTGTAATTTTCTTCATCTACATTAACAACAAATCGACGGGACGTTTTTAAATATTTTAAAATATATGGAACTGAATCTCTATATTGAGACAATGAACCTTCATATTGATCAATATTAGGCACTGAAATGGGTACTAATTCTTGTGCCAAATATTCCGTTTCATACCAATTATTATCATCTGAGTCCACAATACTCAAAATAGAAAGTACATTTTTTTCTCCCAATTTAACAGTAAAATATGGAGAAGGAGATCCAACAACTACTTCTTTAGTATAAATTTGTCCAGCACTAACCGATCCCTTTTTAGTTAATAAGAAAAATAATGGGGTTCCATCTGGATTGCGAGAATATATTTCCTCTTTTCGGGGAGATGCAGCCGTATTAATAGAAAAATCAACTACAGAATTTAAAATAAAATAAGCATTCTCATTCGTTGAAAATTGAGAATTTTCTTTAATTATTAACATGTAATCTGGATCGGGGAAATAATTTCCCATTCCATCATCTGCCGCCGGACATAATTGCATTAAAGTAATTTCACCAATTGCTGCTCTTGCCGGTTTGATTTTATATCCCATTTGAGAGGCTAAAGAAACTATATTTTTTCTTTCCGTAGCCGAAAACATTTGCCCCTCTTTAAAGGCATAATCAGTATAATAACTTAAAACATCTCCAACATATGCCACCTGTTCAATAAACATCATTCCGGGAGAAGCGGGAGAAAAATCTTTATATGTATGAGGAAAATACGTTTTAGAAAAATTAATTAATGATTCTCGAAATTGAGAAAAATCTCTATTAAGATACCGAACATCTTTACTATTTGGAGAAAAATCTTTTTGTATTGTATTAGCCATAATTAAATTTTTCCAGTATTAAGTACAATTTCTACCATATCCTCATAATTTATAGAATTTATTATAAAATGTACTGCTATATATAATTTATAAGTATCTCGATGATCTATAGTTTTATCATCATCAAAATATTTAACTTCGACATTAGATACACCTACTCCGGGAATCCATTGTGCAATATCTTCTTCAATAATCCGGCTTATTTTTTCAATAATAAATTGATCATTTTGTTCAAATATTACATTCCATAAATGACATCCAAATGTTGGATTCATTCTTCTTTCACCCGGTTTAGTTCTAATTAAATTAATAATATTCATGCGATATGCCGTGAAAGTATCAACCGATTGATCAAAATATCCCACTTTCCCTCGACGAAAAGGAAGTAAAATTCCAATTGGATTAGACATAGTGGAAATATTGGTTAAATTCATATTACTTTACAAAATTCTTTTTTTCATCTATTTTTTTCATTACTGCCGAATAATTTCGAGTTAACGCTCTGGCCACTGGATCGGCTAATGGAACTTGACGAGCAACATCTAATGCTGATACCCCCTCGGGTAAAGATTCTAATGGAGCATATGTACTTTCTTGTCCTTCAACTAAATCTGGTGGACGAGAAATTTGTATATTTTTCATTCCATCAGAACCCGCTGTAGGCATTGTTGGCATTTTTGATAAAGAAGGTATTTCATTATCATCCATCATTTCTCCGGGACCAGTCATAGATATTTGAGGAATATTGGACGCTGCCATTGCTACTGATGGAGAATACCCTCCCAATTGCGCCGCCCCACCAACCATCCGCTCTCTTTGTCTTAAATCGGAAGTCGTTTCATTTAAAATTTGATTTATAATAGGATTGTTTGTATAACGTTTCGGAGAAGATTTTGATATATTCGACGAATTTAATTCATTTATTCCCATCGGATTCACTCCGGCAAATAACTCCCGCATAGATAATTCAAAATTTTCTTCACTATTTGTATTCTGTATTGTTTCATTAATTATTGAAGAATCAGGCGATTTTTGTAAATTTTCCACTATATTATGGATTTCTTCAGAAATCAAAGCAGGAAGCTGGGCTTTAAGCTCTTTTTGAACTTCTTTACGTACTAATAATTCAATTATTTGTGTAAGTTTATTGAATTCTTCTTTCTTCATATTTATAAATATATTTTATAATGTTATTATGTATTAACTTTATCTATGATTTTTTCCCCTAAATCCTCCCGGAACTCCTGTTCCGCTCCAGACATTAATTTTTACAGGAGGTTTTCCTTCTTCAATTTCGGCTCCATTTTGACCAGGAGCAAATCCTCCTCCTGTTACATATACCCTACGGCTCATTAAAGTATGTAATTTATCTCTTAAAGCAATGAGAGATTGAACTTGTACAGGTAATTGAGTTTGAGACGGAGATTCTTTCCCTGCATGTGTGTGGGAATGTATATACCAATGAGTATGTTTTAATAACCAGTTACATAATTCATATAACCAATTAACTGTAGTTTGTCCTAATAAAACGGGTTCGTCGGTTTTATCGTATTCTCCCAAATAAATTGCGGGAGAATTTAATACTATTTTTTGGTGAGTAGTCAGTACCATTTGTTCATGAGCATCAACAGTATATTCATTATCCGTAACTATGGCATATCTCTTTTTAGAATAATGAAACGTTTCACCATACCGGGAAGAAAAAATTAAACGGTCTGTATTAATTACAATCTGATCCCCATTTAATATTGGATATTTAAAATCACTTTTCCCTTTAAAAGCACCAACTTCTTCCCCTTTAACATCACTAAACATTCTTTTAAAACACGTCGTAACCCAATCACTTATAGTTAAACCGCTAGTAATGTATATTGAAGTGCCGTCATGATTAATATTTTCTTCAACATATCCCCCCACATTCTTTTCATGTACCGTTCCAATAACTGTTGCCGGATTGGGACTATGATTTAATGTTAATTTTTCTCCGGCCTTTAGAATTTTTCGTTGCCGGTTACGCACAATAATCATAGGATTTCCCGAATCTTTATAATCCGGATATTTATCATATCCTATATCATTTTTACGGTTCCTATCATATGCTCTAAAAATAATATTTTGCCCAAATCGGCTTTCTATATGTAAATCTCCCTCTCGTCTTTTAACTGCCCGTATTTTATTATTAGCCACAAAATATTGCCCCGCATATCCATGAAATCCTGTATTCCCCTTATGATTAGTTAGAGATTCTTTACTCCCCGTTAATATTTCATCCGTAAATAAAATTTTATTGTCTTTCCCAGACGTTTCTCCTTCTATTGCAAAATCAAGATTATTATTTTGCCAATTTTGATAATTTAATTTACGAGAGTAATAAACCTTTTCACCTAATCGATATAAAACAACCAATTCATTTATTAATGGATATTCGGAAATATTAGATTCCAAAGGAAATGCCCATAATAATTCATCTTTATCAGTTGATTTTTCAGTTTGTAGTGGTCTAACTAAAGCCCGTCCAATCCAAGTATAATCTACATCAGTATCTTTGGGCTCTTTATCTTCTACATCCGCAGGCCATCTATTAACATCTATACGAGAATGAGGAAATTCTCCTTCTTTTATCATAGGATGTTTTTCATCCAATATAATATCTAATACTACTGCTAATTCTAATTCATAAAATTCCCCAGGAGTAATAGATATATTACTTGTGCTGGTAGATAATCCAAAACTATCTAATTTCCGTACATCTTTAGGTATTCCTTTCCAGTATGCCATATCATTTTACATCAATTGGTTTATCTATTTCTTTTTTAATTTCTTTTAAATCTTCTAATTCTCGCAATTTAGCTTTCATTAATTGCTCCTTCTCGGCATCTGTTAATCCTGTAGGTTCGCCCCCCGTAGCTTCAATTTGAGCCGATTCTAGCCTTTGTAAAACTGCGGCCAATTTAATCAATTGTTCGTCATTTTTAACCCCTATTTCCAATAATTCTTTAATTCTTGGTATAAAAACTTGTAAGTCATTAGGCTGCGTAATTTGACTTCGAATATCAGAAATTAACGTATCTAGTTGATCTTTTTTACTTTGGGAACGTAAAACTACTTCTTTACATAAATCTTTAAATGTTTTCCCATCATAAATTTCAAAATTAACATTTGCCATATGCACATAAATAGTTATTATTACTTATTCTTCTTTAAAGAAAATTAAATTATAGAATTCCGATCCGTATTTACGTATCCATTTTCAATATAAGACTTTTGAATATTATCATGATATTGTTTCATTCGATTTATAACTTTAGTTATTTGTTGAGTTTTACATGAAGCCATGTCTCTAATATACAAATATAAAGCTTTTTTATTAAATGCTTCAGCCCGATCCGAATTGCGGAATAATTCTATTACTGCATTCGCTATATTTAAATCTCTCTGTTTTGTAAATACTTTTTCGGCGTTTTTTTCCCAAAATTCTACCATTAATCTAATAAAATCCGACATTTCTTGTTGTGCATAATATTTATCATCCATTTGTAATTGAATTGTATTTTCCTCTCTTTCCTCACTTATTTCAAGGTTTTGATTAAATTTTTTATAATTAGTATTATTTAATAATATTAAATAATGTTTAGCTATAATTGAAAAATAAGCAAAAGCTTTTGTCTTTTTATCTGGATCCGTCTTACTTTTACGAGAGGGGTCAAACTTATGCATATTTGCCACTAAATGGGTTAAACATTCTTTTTGTACATCTAAAGGACCCGTTTCAAAATAAGAAAATTTAAATGTATTAAATACATTTTCTACCAGTTTTTGAAATGGATGTAATATCTTTTCTTGAAATATTTTCTCTCTTAATTCTAAATCTTCAGTATTATTATATTCAATAATTGCATCTTCTGTTTCTTGAGTAAAATACATACGGGCCGAATTTTTACTTCTTCTCTTTCTCGTGCGTTTTTCGGGGACGGATTCTGGTATTGTTATTACAAGATCATGAGAAACGGGAATCAACTGCAAAGATTTATTTTTAGATTTAATATTCTTTGAATTTGATTTTATTTTTGAATTAAGAATTCTATTCTCCCCCGTCTTCGGCTTTAATTTAGGTCTTGTCTTAGGCTTCGGCTTCGGTTTTGGTTTGGGCAATACCTTTTTTTTAGTTTCTCGCCATTTATTTTTAATTTTTCGAATTACCTTTATATATTTTTTTCGAATGGGCTTCTTTTTTAAATGTATTTTTGTTGCAACTTTATTTTTCTTTTTCATTGAATCCTTTGTTCTAGTTTTTCGACTAGAGCCAATAATTCCTTAAAAATATTACCTACTTGATCATCCGACTCAAATATTCCCTTTTCATTCATAGATGTAGCAAAAGTACCTTGCCGATCTATTTCACGCATTTGTTCCAATGTCGATATAACATCGGTTTGAAAATCTAATATCCATTCTTCATAAATATCGATTTTTTTAATAAGTCGTTTAATTAGTACAAATAAAATAATATTAATTATAAAGGAAATAATTAAGCCCGTAATCAAAATAAATGTAATCATAATATCTATTCTTCCAAATGAAACTCATCCGAGTCTAAAAATTCTTTTAGAGTTTCATTTGCTTCTTCTACTTTATCCCAATCTTTTTCATCGATTGCATCTTTCAAAATTTCCATTACATATATTATATCAGATTGATCCATAGTATTTTACTAATAGTTTATTAAATTTCTGACGCATATATATAAAACTTTTTATGAAAGATGTTAAATTTCTTCATTTTTATGCAAATAGAATATACTATAATTAACGTATTGTCAACTTATTATATTCATTTTTATAACCAAGGTTGTCTCGGTCCCTTCCCATAAGGATCATGATATTTATGAGTTTTTTTATCAGATGTCTTTAATCCGGACTTCTTTTTTTCTTGTACAATTTCCGGAGATTTAATTAAATTAACTATTTTTTTAAATTTACTTTGATTTTCTTCCGTAGGATTTTTTATGATTTCTTCCGGTTTATTATCTAAAATAGGTTTTATAGTTTCTTTCATAGGTTCTTTAGAAGATAGTTCCGATTTTTCTCCCGATTTTATAACTGGAACAGGAATATTATCTTTGTCTTCTATTCTTTTATAAGTTGCTACATTATAAGCTAAAATTAAAGATATAGCTAAAGGATCAAATACAAAAATAATTATTAAAATAAAATACTTAGCCACTTTATCTAAAGTTGTGCCAAATTGGTCCGCTACAAATTGAAATGTTCGTATATCCTTTTTCCCTGCCGCCGAAAATTTCATATCTGTTACTTGTTGATTTATAGCAACAATTTCATTCATTGTTTGTTGTATGTTTTCATTTTCGGCCCTAATATCCGAATCAGCAGATTTAATTAATTCCGCCGTTTGTTCTTGTATTTGTTTTAATTGTATCGGATTTCTAATTAAAAAAGCATTAGTTAAAGCTTCTGACATACGACTTTCTTGCATAACTCGCATATCATTAAGAGTTTTAATTCTAGCCTTAGATTGTTCAATTTTCTCATTCAAATATACTTTTTTAGATTCAACAACTACTATTTTTTCTTGGGCTTCTTTAAATTCAATTGCCGATTTTTGATACGCTGCCGACAAATATCCAAAAATTCCTAACGAGGTTATTAACATTAATACAAAAACAGCAATTCCGAGATATGTTTTAAGAAATCCCTGTGTTTTTTTCCAATAACGGTACAAAAATATTACTGATACTATTTTTCCAACTTCTAAAGTTGAAGCCATGAATGCAGCAAAAGTAAATGCGCCCGCAAAAAGTGTAGCAATACCATATACAGAAAAAAATGCTGCCGCAAAAGCAATGCTAAGAGCAGTTATACCTAATAATTTGTCAAACCGAATAATTCGGTCAATAATTTGATCTTTCATATAATTTATAAATATAATTATGTCCCCGGCCAATTTACATAACCAACTACTCCATGAGATCCCGTATTGGCTGAACGATAATAGATAATTCCTCGTTCATCTCCTGTATCGGGGTTTATATCTATAACATATTTTTCTTCTTTTCTATCTGTTGACCAATCCCCACTTCCAACATTTGGAATGGCTAAGGTCTTTTCATAAGTAAATTTATCATTTACCCATCCTTCTACGAAGTTATCTTTTGAATTATTGAAAATGTGTAAATATCCATAGGTATTATCAATTAAATAATATTTATGAGTAATAATATTATAATCAAACCCAAAAACATAAGAACGACTTCCATCATCATCATCTGGTTCTAATTCGGGAAATGAATTATAAAATTGTTTAAATTCAATATTATCGTCATTGTTGGTAAATTTCGCAAAATCTATTGAGGGAACATTCTCATTTTTTATCCATGCTCCTGCCGAATAATAAATAGAAGTATATTTTGTGCGTGGAAAAGTACCAACATCGGTTGCAACCCCATACGTTAAATTCAAGAACCATGTTCTATCAATCTTGTTGCTTCCATCAACACTATGAGAACACGGAAGTTGTCGACTTAAATCTTCAAGATCATGTATTTTCTCTATTGAATGATCATGTAAATTAAGTTGATAAAATCCATCATATCTTGTATATAAAACTTTATATGGATTAGTATTATCATAAGTTACTTTATACAATTTACATCCTATATCTCGACTTAATATATTAGTATCTAAATCTAATGAAGTTATAAATTTAACTTCATTTGTTACCATATGAATTCTCGTTAAATTAGTTTTCTTTCGAAGTTCATCATGTGTAAATACATATAAATACGTTCCATCGTGAGAAACAAATGCACCTCCAGGATTTGCTACAATATATGATTTCCCATTTCCTACTGCGGCTCCTATATTTGGAAGATTTTTAGGTTCCCATTGAGCACTTCCCGCATTATACATTAAAACCTGATCATCCGTCGGAGCAGTTGTCGAAATAGATTTTCCACGCAATTTAGTTACTACACTAGAATTTATTGTTCCTCCAACATCTCCCTGTAATGGGGTATTTGCATTAGCGTAATCAACGGCGGAACTATATTTAATGATATACATCATTGCCACATTTCTAGGATATAATTGCCCGTTAAATGCTTCAGGATGTGCTGTTGCTATGGGCCAAGATTTATAATCATAGTTTCCACCGATACTCGTTCCTTGCTGCAATTGTCTTCCCCCCCACGTATTACTTTTTATAGGTACATATCTTCCCGTATATACGTTAGTAGTAGAAACCCATGAACGTGAAATTAAATAAAAATCATTGGTATTACCCGTTCCGTCGACAAAATTTCCAACACCATGATAATGATTTCCTAAACTAGCAGATTGCCCGGATGCAAATGGTCTATTTTCATCTCGATAAATATCTCCTACTGTTGTAGTATTTAATCCTCGCAAAAAGAATCCTCTTAAATCAGGAAGTTTAAAATATTTTCCACTTAAAGTTCTATTTCCATTCTTATCACAAAGATAACCATACCATGCATTTGAATTTCTTCCGGGGGGTACTTTAATTGCGTCATATAAATCATAATAACTTTTAGTTTCTAAAACTTGGCCATCGCATTCTAACCAATTCAAAGGTGCCGTCGTTCCGGCATAAGCCATAATAGTACCAACGGCCACAGTATCTTTCGGCGTTAATTCCATTGGAGAATCTACCGATGATGCCGAATTAATTAAAATTCCTCCCTTAGCAGTCCACAATCTCCACTGAGATTGTATTGGATCATATGTTAACATTTGTCCACTTTTTCCCTCATCGTCTTCGGCATAATATTTATGTGTAGAAATAGTTCCACTTACCCACAAAGAATATGGTTTATATGTCTCAATAGGTTCGTCATTTTTCCAACCACTTTCAGTAATTAAGTTTCTATTAGGATCCATTATTATTTTTTTCCCAAGAAACATATATGGTTGTGCCCCCATTCCTTGCCGAGCGTCTCCCTGTTTATCTCCCAGCGTAGAATAGTATCCAGGATTAGCTGGGAATATCAAATACGAACACATGTTAGGAGGAGGATTAAGATTAGCACTTCCAGTATCATATAATGGTGGAGGACCTATATTTGGTTGTCTAAGAAAACGAACGCCACCCCACGATTGAAGAGTTATCCGTAAATAATTATCACGCTCATCTAAATTATCTACGAAAATATCTAAAGACTTAGCAGGATCAGTATATGTATATTCACTCGGAGGTACATCTAAAATATTAGTCCATCTTGAAAGTCTCAATTTGCGAATAAGCATTCCATTGTATATACTCGAATGTAATACTCGAACAGAATCCCCTCCCGAATGCGGTCCACTATGTATATCCATGTCAACTACATGAGAAATATTAGTTCCTGTATTACCTGTAGTCAGTTCTATTCGAACTCTTCCGAAAAACCCTCCCCAAGGAGTATAAGCTTCACCATACGCCGAATGATCCGAAACCACTGGTTCACGATTGCTTATTGCTGCTATTCTAACCCATTTTCCATTAAATGCATTAGCAATAGCATTGGGTTCTCTTCCTATTTCATACATGCCCGATCCAATAACATTTTCCGTATCGGAACTTCCCGACCAATAATAAGTTTGACAATCTGGGCGTTCTAATAACCACTCATCTTCGACAGATACCTTGTTAGTTTCAGGATCTACTAATGGATAACTTCCCGTTACAAATATCCATGTTGATTGATCAGTAAGTGCCCCCCAAGGAGATACAATAGGATGCTCAGTAAAAAGTCCACGTGCTGTACCTCTTGGAACACCTTTAGGAAAATTTTGCCGATAATTCCAATAGCCGTAAGATTTGAAATCTTCTCGCTTAGTATTCGAAACATCATTTGGATTAAATGAACCAACTATTACAATTGAACTTCCCGGTCTTTTAAATTCAACCGGAGGTTCATTAGATGGAGTTCCTTCATAACTATGTGAATGGTATAATCCACTATCTACACTTAAACAACCATTAGGACCGGGTTCTTTATGTTTTGTCCATTTCGTATAATAATGTATGCTTCCTGTCGTATTTACATTTCCGGCTACTTTGGCATAATCCGCTAAAGAAGCAGTTAAAGATTGAGAAGCAAATGATGCGCTTTCAGCATGATCTGCCCATAATGCTTCAGTAGGTGGAGGATTCATTGCAGTAATAGCTTCGCCAAGTTCTTCAACACCAATACGATAAGTCGTCATTGAACTACTATTAACCATTGGAAGAAAATCTTCTCCTTGCAATGGATCTTCATTTATTGGAAATTCGTTTAATTCACTAATTTTAATTCTATCATCCATAAGTCAAAACATTAAGTTATGCAAGTCCATCCTCGGCCTTGTAAAGTTGAAATATACGTATCAGTTTGCGCAGTATAAGTATTGGTATTACCAATTACATTAACATATCCATTGTTCAACCCCGCTTCAATTAATTGATAAAGAATGCTTTCAATATTAAATTTAGAAATATTACAATTTGCAATATTCATATAAATTATAGTTTCTGGTAAAGCCGGAATAGAATTTAAAAATGTATTATTATTACACTTAAAATATTCTAATGTTTTTGGAAAAGGAGCCAATTCATCTATTTTACTATTTATAATAGACATCGAAATTAAAGATTGGGGCATTCCTCCTACATCAGTTAAATACAGATCGTTTTCTGCGCTAAATTCTATTAAATTTGGCATTAACCAAGCATATTTTACCTTTGAAACAAATAAATTATTTAAATTTATTTTCGTCACTGTTTCTCTAACATTATAACATTGATAATCATACCCAGTAACCCATGATCCATTAGATTCATATAAAAATTGAATAGGAGATTCACTTTGATTAAGAACCTGTAAACTCATTTCCACATCTGGTTCCACTTGGATTTCAGGAGAATTGCTATAAATATTAAATCTTCCTATGCGATCTGGATGTATAATAGCACCGTTCGATGTAGTTACATATACCATTAAACTTCCAGTTGCCATCATTTCTCCCATTAATTTAAACGGCACACTAATTGTTCCTGTATCCTCATTAATCCATAATGAAGCTTCAAGAGGAGACGAATCTAATTCCGTCGTCACGCCACTCCACTTGTTTGTTGCCAGTAATTCAATGGAACATGTAAAATAATTCGATGAAGAACAAGGAATAATAACTGTACCAGCAGTATCAAATCCCGTTCTTACTCCCATTCCACGAGGAGAAGAAATAGAAACTTTATCTAATTGAGTTCTACCTTTAGAATGTGTATGTGCTAAATATATTCCATGATTATATAAAATATCATAATTTTGTTTAACAGCCATAGCATATGAAGCTGTTCCATTAGGTATTCCTTGATATTTTAAATAAGATGCCGTTTCGGATTCTTGCGCATGATCAGCTTCCGTAGCATTGTCTGCCAATAATGCCCTCAATGCTTCTGTTGGAGTAGGAAGTTCTCCTGTAAAATTATCGGCATATGTTGCATATGTCGAATAATCAGAATATGAAGAAGACTCCGAATATGAAGAAGATTCTGAAAAAGATGAAGTAAATGCATAAGAAGAAGTTCCTTTTGTTAATGACGCCGTAAAAGCGTATGAAGCCGTTCCATTAGGTATTCCAGTGTATCTTAGATACGATGCAGTTTTCGCATAATCGGCAAATGCTGCCGAAAATGCTAAATACGTTTCGGCTACTAAAGCATAAGAAGATGTTATTGAATAAGAGCTACTTAATGCATAAGATGATGAACTGGCCGTTTCAGCATTTTTTGCATTTTTTGAATACAATGAATAATCAGAAATAGAAGAAGAATCAACTTTTTTTGGAATGGGCGCTCCTAAAGCATATACTGCCATGTGTGCCCAACTTGCGGTTCCATATAAAGAACCTGTATTAACTTCATCTAATAAGAATGACCCCAAATCTGTTAATTTTAACTTTTTAGATTCATGTTCCGAAACATCGGATAATAACAATAGATCATCCTTGCTTAAATCTTCCGCATGGATTTCTGCTAATTGTGAAATGCGTTTATTTGCCATAATATCCTATATATATAGAATCTCAGAGCCGTTTTATTTTATTGTTTATTTGATTTATTTTAATTATTTCGCTACGTACTTTTTTTATTATAAATTGTACTAATCCGCTTCTAACAATATCTTCTTCGGTAAAACGAAATACATGTATTCCATTTTGACGGCTTTCTTCGTCATCAAAATGACTTAACATCTTCATAAATCCCGTTTTTCCGTTAATATCACTTTGCTCTGGATCTCCTAATATAAATACTTTTGAAAATTCCCCAATTCGTGTAATAAGTGTAAAAAGTTCTTTGTAAGACATATTTTGAGCTTCATCCCCGATTATAACTTTAGCGTTCCAATTTAATCCTCTTAAAAATCCTACAGGTACTCCGGATACCCGTTCTTCCTTTAATAATAAGTCTATATCTTCTTTGGGCAATAACTCCGACAATTTATCTAAAAGAGGTTGAATATATGGTGCCAATTTTTCATTGGCTTCTCCAGGTAAAAATCCTAATTTAGAATCAGCACTTTCTACGGCACTTCTTATATAAATTAAATCACTTACTTTTTTTTCGTTGATCATTTTAAGAGCATGTAATACCGAAAGATAAGTTTTACTCGTTCCCGCAGGACCGGAAACAAATATAATTTTTGTAGATTTATCTTCGGCCAATTTTAAAAATTTTTTTTGAGTTTCAGTTAGTTCTCTTTGAAAAATTTTTAATGTGGCTTTTAATTTATTTCTCTGTGGAATAATGGGACTATGATCAGTTTTAATTTCATTGGGGTGAATTATTAAATCCTTCGTTATTTTCTGGACTTTCTTTTTCATTCGTTTTTTGTTTGATAATTTCACGTAATTGTTCTATGCGTGGACATAACTCATAAATTTCGTTCTCCCGATAATAACTTATTATATGTCGTAAATTAACATCAAATTCTTTTTCGGTAATTGTAACGACAAAGGGAGAATTTTTAAATTGAAATACTTCGACTATAGGGAGTTTGTTTTCGACAGCAAATTTAATTGATGAAACTACATGTTCCATCATATCTATTTTAAATTTACCCACGAAAGTTTTCATTTCTTCATTTGATGAAGGAACAATATATCTTTCGTTTTCTAGTTTTAAAGAAGCCCGTTTCCTTTTCTTGACCATATTCATAAATATCAAGAAAAAATCTATAAATAAAGCATAAATTAACATACCTATACTTATAAGTATTGTGCACAAAAAAAATGGGCGTCAATAAATGACGCCCATTCTCTCATATAGTATTATTTCATCACCTTACTATACGAATCCTCCTTAAATTACCAAACTCTATGCTTTTTTGAATCATATGGTACTACTTCCACCTTTTCACCATATGAATGATTTTTAGCAACTTTAGTCCAAAAATTTACTTCTTCTATACATACAGGGTCCGTTGCCGAATCATATTCTTTATCTGATACTCTATGCCCCTCTCTTACCACAACATATTTTACATCTTTTTTCGTTCCTTCTTCAACAGTAATTTCTGGTTGAAGATCTTCCATAATTTCCATTTCTTTTACGTTGGACTTTTTTCGTTTTTTTCCCATATTATGATGAGGTTATATGTTTTTCTATATACTCGGCAATCCGCTTGGCATCTTCTTTATTTACGATGGCATAATCTGCCCAGGGATCGCCAGTTTCCATTATATGATTACACCATCGAACTCGTTCTTCATGAGAAAGAATTTTTCCCGGATGAGAAGCCCATATAGAAATTTCTAGGGCGTCCTCTTCTTTTACATATTTAAATTCGGCAACACTACAATGACAAGTGCATTTTACAAATATAGAATCTTCCATATTTACTTTGTAATTTTTAAAGATTTAATCCCTTCCATGTTTTCCATATAATCTATTAGCACTCATTGATGTCCATATAGATAGAATTAGAAATATGAAATGAATAAAAAACCATTCCGAATATCCTTGATTCTCGAAAATATACATGAGAATAAGGAACCGAGGTAATATAATTGCACTAATTACATCAAATGCAAAGGGCGTGGTATTAGCGGGTAAATTTCCAGCCCACCACCAAAAAAACAATGCAATTCGAGGGAAGAATAATCCAACGACTAAAAACCAAATTCCTATTTCTGCATTCATAACTTATTAATTTTATATCATGTTACGGATACAATTTTAACATACGTCTTTGGGGATGTCAAGAATTATTTCGGAGCATTTACAAAATTGCTAACTGCCGAAGGAATGGATTCTGGCAAAAGAATAATATTTGATTCATTTGTTCCTATTCCAACGGCATTTACAGCAAATGCTCTAAATTGATATAAAAACCCCGGTTGCAATCCTTTAATTGTTACTGCATTTGTAGCCGAATTAACATATGTTAAATATGTCCAGTTTGTTACTACTGGAGATTTAATATATTCAATTCTATATCCCATTACTAATTCTTCCGGTGGATTTTGAGTCCATGTAAACAGGGCGTCGTACGATACCGTTTGAGGTATGGCAATAAATAAGCTACCCAAAAGTAAAATTGATGCAATAAATTTTTTCATATTAATAAATATTCATATAAACGTGAGAAAGCCGAAAATCTTTCACTGCACTTGGTAATTGATTGGTTATAATAGGTGTGGTTGTTATAAATAATTCGTTTCCTAAATCCGACTCCAATCCGTCAAACCTGATAGATCGTCCAGATAAATAAAACGAAGAATTGGATGGTAGATTCGTGATAGTGATATTAGTAGAATTTTTTACTATTTGATGATTGGTATATTGGCGAGATGCCGGGCCATAATAAATGGCAAATCCGGCAGTTTCGTTAGTATTTCCTTCATATTGTACATTAAACCGTACATTTTCAGTTTTTGCAATCAATACAAAGAAAAATATAAATATAAATATTAACTGTTTTTTCATTGAAAATGGCGGATGGCTGAGGTCTCGATCCCCACACTCTGAGGTGCGTGCCGATTTCGAGTCGGCCCCGGGTCCCCGCCCGGTTAACCATCCTGTTTATCAATCAAAGAAATCTCTGACCCATGATACTTTGGGCAGATCTTCCGGATTCTTATTGGCTCGGTCTATAGCCCGTTGAATTTCTTTATCCGTAAATAATAAATGTTTTTCTTTTCCATTAGGAAATTGCACTCGAATATGATTATATTCTTTCAACGCCGCCCAATGCGGATTTTGATTAATAACTCGCTGTAAATCACCTAAACGTTTTGCTTTCATAATAATATATACTTTCTAAATTGGCGGTGGGGGTGGGATTCGAACCCACGGTGCTTTTGGGCACGCTTGTCTTCCAAACAAGTGCCTTAAACCAACTCAGCCACCCCACCGATCTTTGACATAGTAACTTATGATAGTTAATACCTAGACCTTTTCGCAGTCATCGCTATCTTCGCTTTAGGCCGAGAAACCTGTCATGGTCTTCAATATATTTAAATATTTACTTCTTTTCCACGCTTATTCCCATGTGTCACACACTATGGGGTATTTAATCATCGGTCTATCTGCTATGTCAAAGAAATTTTATTTCTTAAATCATATCATGATTCCGATGATAAATATATTGAGAATTTATTACATTACAACAATTGTATTTTTTTGTTTACTTTTTAATTGTTCTTCCGTCCATATACCATTATCAATATCTGTTGCACAATCTATAATTCTATTTCTATCTCTTAATTCATACCAAAAATGCATCGCAAATGCATCAGGATTAAATACACTTCTTGGATTTTGAATTAAATGTTCTGGTATATATTCCACATAATTTGATATATTCGAAAAGTTTTTTATTAACACCCGAACACATCCCTGATCAGATTCGGTGCGATTTTGGGGCACTTCTTTAATATCACATGTATTTTTTAAAAATAGAACAGTATTTATAAAATTATAAGACCATTCACAATTTCTCAATGCAAAACACCCTGTACATGGCCCATTACAATCCATTGAAATTAAAAAGTTTGTCCTTTTATCAAATGTAGATAAATAATTTTTTAAATCAAAATTTTTATTTATAATTGATATATCTGAATCCATCCATATTATCCAGTCATATTTTTCTATTTCCAATTTCAAAGATAAAAATTTATTCCATTTTGCATGTATTGATGGATCTATAAGAGATGTATGTCGTGTTAATTCAATCCCAGTATTAATAGAAAATTTTTCTAACGTTGGAAATGTAACATCACTTATTTCTTTACGATTTTTATCACTTAAAGTTACAATTTTAATTTTCATATTAACTGGTGGAGTTATGGGGAGTCGAACCCCAACTTTGTGAATGCCATTCACATGTACTACCATTATACGATAACCCCAATGAACTCAAGGGAAGTGCCCTCGGAGTGTCATTACTCCCATACATATATCACATTCTACGCAAAGTGTCAATTTCTTTTTTCACATTCTCTATTTCTCCCCAAATGAGATGAATTCCATTTTCATTTACAACTTTTGTCAATTTGTATTCGTCCATTTTCATTCGGTATTTGTTTTTGGGGTCAAGATAGACATCATAATCCGGTAGATAGAAATCTGGATAATATCGTCGTTTTTGACCGTCATCATCCGTCCACCAAAACATATGACGCTTTCTACTGCGCTCCCAATAAATTCCATTATCATCCATCCATTTTGCCAAATTTACTTCCCATGCCGAATCCATCCACACGTCCCGATACTTGTAGTGTCGATATCCGGTTTCGCCGCCGCAATTTGGGTTGGATATGGCTTTTTGTCGAAGTAGTTCATTGCAGCATATCGGAGAACATACTTGAAAATGTTTAGAATCGGAAAGTACAGTTTTTATAAACGCTCTGTGACAAATTACACAAATAAATTGTTTTTCTTTTGGAAAATGTTTTTTTCGTTGTAAAGAAAGTCTATGAGTTTCAGGATCAACTTTCGATTGAGAATATTTATGAGCACAATCTAACGAGCAACATCGTCTTGCTTTTTTATGAGTAGATGTTTCAAAATCTCGTTTACACCATACACATGTAGATACTATCCTAAACGTAGTGGTTTTATTATAAGATTGGGCACAAGATAAAGAACAGAAAAAATAATCTCTTCCGTTTCGAAGTTGCCGATTATATTCCGAAGATTTAATCTTGAATGAAGCATTGCATTTCCGACAAGTTATTGGTATGGTTTTCACACCAATAAATAGTGGAGAGAAACAGAAATGAATTGGAATACTTGAAGAATGGTGGAGCCGGGGTGAGTCGAACACCTACCTGAACATTGCAAATGTCCCGTACTACCGTTATACTACGGCCCCATTAAAAATGACGAGATGCCTACATTGAGTCAGACATTTTTCTGCCATCACTTCCAGATGAAATTGGTTGCGGTCGCCAGAATCGAACTGGTCCTACAGCTTATGAAACTGTCGTGCACCATCACACTCCCCCGCAATAAAGATCATTTATTATACGACTATAAGTATAATGGAAATTCAAAAAATGTCAAGCAAATTCTTAAATTGATTTTAAATATTTAGGTTTTTGAGGAATATTAGCAGGAGAATAATCTAATACCATTGAAATTTTATTAGTCTTCCAATATGGATTAATAAATATACAACTAAAATTATACAATTCGGTTGACATTCGCAATCCTAAAATTGAATTATTGTTTTGTTTTGCCGACTTTACTGCTCCCGTTATATCAATTTCCTGTACATTAGGCACATCAAAAAAACTTGAATAATATATTCCCTCGGCCCAATAATTTGTAGTTATTAAATTTTTATCATGAAAAATATGTATATCTATTTTTGATCCTGGCAATCCGTTTTGTTGATTTTGCAATGCCAAAATTAAAGTTGCTTTAGAAATCATTTTATTTGAAATTGCAAGCGGTATATTATCTAAATCAAATGTAATAATTGTTCGATTTTCCATCCAATGTTTAGTGGTTTGATGTGCCCCAATATCTCCGCCCTGAAAAAACTCATTGATTTTAATTACTTCTCCGAAATTACAAATGCACATTATATTTGTATATTGTTCATTATTAATAAATCGTATGGAATATAAATTTGTAGTAGTAACTGTCCGAGTTTGCGACAGAATATTAAATGAAACCAAAAAAATCAATAAGGAATAAATCCTAATTTTCATATATAACCGTAAAATATATTAACTATAATTTTTTAATATAAGCTTTAGATCCAATTGCTATTACTTCATGTGGAATTTCATTGAGAAATCTAATTTCTTCAGGTTTATTTATCATGAATTCATTAACTGCTTTACGTACGCCTGGAAATCTAGGATGGTCATAATCGTCTATTAAAATAATTCCATCTTTAATCATTTTGTCATATACAAGAAAAAGAGAATCTTTTATACTTTCATATAAATCTCCATCCAAATGAGCAAATGATATTTGATCCGGTACTTCTTCGGGTTTTAATTCATTAAACCATCCTTCATGTATATGTGGCAATTTTACCCGATCATATTTAAAATTTTCTATTAAAATTTTCTTTGGCATTTGCATATATCCATTGTGATCGGGAAGTCCTTGAAAACTATCATATACATGTACAGGTCGATTTGTTAATTCTGTAATGACTTTTGCGGTGTCTCCGGCATAACATCCAAATTCAACTATAACTCCTCCGAGAGGTTCTGTTTCAAGCACATAATGACAGATATGTATTATTTGGGCCAAACTTTGCATTCCCAATGTTTTATTTAATAATGATATTATTTTTTCTGAAAGTCCTATATTTTCCATAATTTAATTTTATTTAATTTACATCCTTAATTATAACATTTTTCCATAGTTTGTCAATAGAATTTTTTATATCTTCAACATTTCCATAAAATAATATAATATTGTACGTGTTTATTACATATTGTAATTTTGGAAGATCTCGTTTTAAATAATATGCATTTTTTGGATCAAGATACACTTTATAATCAGGAAGATAAAAATCGGGAAAATATTTTCGTCTATTTCCATTTTCATCAATCCACCAAAACATATATCGCTTTTTATTTCTATTCCATTTTATTTTCCGATTGTCCATCCATTTTGCCAGTTCAACTTCCCACCGGGAATCCATTTTATATCCTTTATATAAAAATCTTCTATATCCAAGTTTCCCCCCACAATTAGGATTATTACGAGTCCATTGACTTACAAGTTTTCTATAACATGTATCTCCACATGTTTTATATGTTTCAAATTGTGATCTTATAGTTTTTATAAATGATAATTTACATATTGTACATATAAAAGTTTTTTCTATAGGATATATTTTATGGCGGGGATGAAGTTTATTGTATTCTTTTAATGACGTTGAAATTTTTTGCGGATTAACAAATGATCTTGAATATTTATAAGCACAAAGTTTACTACAGCATTTTCGATGATTTTTATGCGTTGTAGTATAAAAATCATTTTTACACCATAAACATTTTGATATTATTTTGTGTGTTGTAATTTGTGTATTCGACGACGAACATGATAATGAACAATAAAATTTTAATCGTCCTTGTTTACGTTGACGAGTTATTTCCTTTGTTGGTTTTTCACACTTTTTTTACAATTAGCACAAACTATTGTTGTCATTTTCATACAACAATAAATAGTGGAGACGAACGAAAAAGAGTGCAGTTATTTTGAAAATGGTGGAGTTACTGTGAATTGCACACAGATCTGAAAATTGCGAATTTCCTATCCTACTAAATTGAACGATAACCCCATCTATTAAATTGACGGATAGACGGTGAACAACGAAACGACATTGTTGTTTTAGCGTCACCTACGCAGCCCTTTCGGCACCTACCTTATGGGCGTCTATCCGAAATTCTTTAGGCAAATAGCCGATATTCTGTATTATCTTAGACATTTATCTCACAATAAAAATTGTGGCAACGTGCTAATAGTTGCTGCTCCAACCAGTCGTCAATGGGAAACCGACACCCTCGGACATTTAGGATTGCTACTTCTGTGGTCAATGAAATATTTTCTCCCACATTAGGTTTGGTAGTATCGAACTTCCTCTAAATATGGGCTTAACCATATTCAGCGTCTAAGTCGCCTAAATAATTTTCAAAGATCATGTAAAATTATATCACATTAGTTTTAAATGTCAAGTTTAAGGCGCAGCTACTTGTCCGGGACCCCACGGCTCGGGTTCCCGAGGATTTGGAACTGGTTGCGGCTCAGGTACAACTGGAGTCATTGGAATTACAGTTGGCACCGAAGGATTGGCCGAAATTGGCACCATTCCACTCACTGGAACCGATCCTTGCACACTCACAGTTAGAGGAAGTTGCGATATTCTAACGTCCCCCGTATTTAAATTATTTGACGCAATCGCCGCTTCTTCTTCACCTTTCTCACCAAATCTTTGAATTGCTTTTGCTCCAAATACACATGATGTTAAAGCAACTAATTCTCCTGTAATAGGGAATGGTTTTTCGGTAATAGTTCCATAAGTCATATTAAACCCCAGAATTATTAACCACAACAATAAACATACTCTAATAGTAGAAATACCTCCACTATTATCTTCTAACATTGAAGTAATTATTTTTATCATAATATCCTTTTTATTGGTGCTGCTGAGAGGACTCGAACCTCCAAGCTCTTAAAAGCACAAGTACCTCAAACTTGCGTGTCTGCCATTCCACCACAGCAGCATTGTTTATCAGTATTTTCTATTTCTCGAATCTCTTCTTTTTTAAACTTTTTTAATAATCCTTCTTTATCATCTCTATATTGTTTAAGAGTACATAAATAAAAAATTTGTTTTTCGGGTACACTTTCTTCCAAAACTCCTAAAATAAAAGCTTTAATTTCTTCATCGGTAGGAGTCCAATTAAATTTTTCACTCACCGAAATAATTTTTTTGCCAGAATCATGAATTGTAGTAAATTGTTCATCTATAATTCCAGATTTTTTTAATTCTTCCATATAACCACTAATAACTACAAAAGAAATACATAACGCATTAATATTTACGTCTATTTTTATTGGTTTTTCAATATTCACTTCTTCAATTTTTAAAGAAGGTTCAATATTTATTCCATCTTCTTTTAATTGATCAATAATTTTTTTTAATTTTTCTTCTCTATTCATAATTTAATGGTCAGGGTGGGGAGATTCGAACTCCCGACCTCTTGCGCCCAAGGCAAGCGCACTACCGGGCTGTGCTACACCCTGACTTCTTATTAGGTTTCTTTTTCTTTGGACTGAGATTCTTCATTTTGTTCCGTGAACGAGGCTTGGAGATTCGGGTTTTTGGTTTCTTCCGTGCAATTTTCTCCAGTAATTTCAGAAATTTTTCGAGCGAATTCGGCGTCTTTTTCACAACATTCCTTTATTATACTTTTTCCCTCTTTAATTGTTTTTTCATGCGCAACCTGCTCGGCAATCAATACCCGATCTAATTTTAATTTTTTTCGAAATCCATTTAATTTGCTCATAACATTTCATGAACTACCCATCCGCTAAAGCGAATGGGTTTCCAACCCAATCAACTGCAAATTCCGCTAGGAATTTGTCTTACGTCAAGGCAGTTGGCTTAGACGGCGGTTCCCGCCGTTCCCCAGTTCTTATTGAACTGGAAAGTCAATATATATATTTTGGAATCATTCCAAAATCATTATTATATTAACGGGCATTCATCCCACCCGCTAAAGCAGGCGGGTTTTCTTCCCGCACCAAAGATAAATAGTATTTAATTTTTCCAAACTTGGTGGGAAATAATGGAATCGAACCATTGAATCAAGAGTGTCATTCTTGCAGTTTACCACTAGCCTAATTTCCCATTTCATTAAAATAAATAATTAAAAGAAGTATTATACTTAATGGCCATATTAAAATATTTAAAATTAAATATAATCTTGATTCCATTATATGCATATATCTTTTGGGATCTATTACTGAAAAAAGTAAAGACCAAATTAATCCGAGCAATATATAAACAAGTATTTTTATAATCATATTTTTTTAGAAGTTAAGTGCCAATAATTACAATATTTACATTTATATGGCCGTAGTTCTTTTCCTTCTCCCCCACATGAATCTTCAATTATGCGATGAATTTCGGTCATCGCTTTATTTTTTGATGCATATTGAGTTTTCCCTTGGCACTCAAAATGTTGAGATTTGTCATGTTCAAATCCATATCCACACGCATAACAACCTGCCCGGCGCATAGAATAATCTAAGGTATGATACCCATATTTCTTCTTACCACATCTTGGGCAGTTTATCATAGTTATATGTTACATATGGCGGAGGGGGGGAGGATCGAACTCCCGCCCGTTTAACCGGGGCACCGGATTAGCAGTCCGGCCTATTACCACTCTAGCACCCCTCCAAAAATGGTGCAAGATGAAGGATTTGAACCTTCGACCCCCTCGGTGTAAGCGAGGTGCTCTTCCACTGAGCTAATCTTGCATTGGCGGTGGGTGAAGGATTCGAACCTCCGGTGGTGTTGCCCACTTCCGATTTCAAGTCGGATGCATTCGTCCGCTCTGCCAACCCACCAATCAAGTATCGGCCACAGTGTAGCAGATACTTGAAGATTTGTCAAGTATTACTTAATTTCAATTTGTCTTACCGTTTTCGGCTTTCCTTCCGGTTTAATTTTTGGCAAAACAATTTCGAGAACTCCATTTTCAAATTTGGAAGAAATATCTTCCATTTTGATATTCTTTCCAATTGTAAAAGAACGACAAAACGCAGAATGTTTTAATTCTTTATGTAAATACGTTTTGGATTTTGTTTCATCGACTTTCTTTTTTTCACCTTTAATACGTAGAGATGTTCCATCTATTTCCACTTTAATTTGATCTTTTGTTAATCCAGGAACCTCGGCTTCTATAATTATACAATCCGATTCATCCCGCACATCAACTTTTGGATAAGTACCCTTTTCAAAAAAATCCTTATTAAAGTCTTTAAACATGTCATTATATAAGGTATCAAACATAGTTGAAAATGGAGTGAGAAATTCATCTCGATCAACAAATGGAGAGTCAAATAATCTAAATTTTACTGGTAACATATATTTCCTTTCTTTTTTAATTACATTTAGTCAATTAAAATATTTACCCTCACTCAAGGCGTAAATATCGAAAACCACTTGGTCTTCTTTTATATATATTATGTCATATATAAAATATTATTTATTTTAAAATGGCTCCCGCTCCACGATTCGAACGTGGACCGACAGGTTCAAAGCCTGTTATGCTACCGTTACACTAAACGGGAATGGTACTCTCAATAGGACTTGAACCTATATCTTCCACGTTAGGACCGTGGCACTTTTCCATTTAAGCTATGAGAGCATATTAATACTTTTGACAAATCAACGTATTTCTTTTTTCTAAAATTTCCCAAATTTTAAATCTATTTCTTGTAGCCATTTTCCAACATATACTATATTCTTCTCGTTCAGAATCATGCAATATAATATGTCCTCCCAAATTTACATATTTTAATGACTTTTGAAAACATAAAACCCTCGCCCGACCATCTACAATTATCAAATTATATTTTTTATCAAGTTCCGATATAAAATTAATATATGAACTAAAATCATTATTTGGAAGTACAGAACTATGAGTTATAATTTTAGATTTAATTGGTGGACGATAATATAATTCTACTGGAAGATTTATAATTTCTTTTTTTACTTCATTATACCATTCTATATCATGTTCCAACGATATAATTTTGCCTATATTTTTTTACCATACCAAATCGTAGAACCTCCCGAACCATATTCAAATATATTAAAGGGCCTGGGTCCTTTTTCAATGACATTTTCTAAAAATTTTCTTATTTCTAAATCTAATAATGGAAATTTGTTCATATTAAAATTAATTTTATTATATATGGCAGGCAGCCCCGGATTCAAACCGGGAACTCAAGTTTAGAAGACTTGCATGATTTTCGATTTCACCAGCCGCCCTTAAATTTTTTTCACAGGTAAATACGAAGTTAATTTCCATTCTTTATTCCAATCTACAGTACCATCAGGTTTTCCATGAAACCCATCATATATTTTGTTTCCATCAATAGCTACCCAATGTCTTCGATTTTTCTTATTAGCAGTATATGTAAGATGACCAATTCCTAATTCTGGACGTTTTCTTTTACAATGATCCGGACAAGTATAACCCAATTTACGAATACCTCTAACTAAATCTTTAGTATTCATTGGCCCTTCTGTACCGCACGCTTCAATGGCTTTTTTCAAGGAAACCTTCGCAATAACGGCAATAGCTATCGCCCCACAATTTTTTGTACCTTGTTTTTGTTTAATCCATTTTCGCATAAAGTGGCAGCCCTACGGAGTATCGCACTCACGATCTTATGCTTGAAAGGCATATATCCTTCTATTAGACGATAGGGCCGTTATTTAATTTTTCTTCATTTCATCAGCAGACCAATAATGCATAGGTCTATATTCACAAACTATTATGTTAATAGTAGAATATTCAAATAAAGCACGAAACATTGATTCTACTATTATCCAATTTCCTCCGGCCAAAGCACTGCTCATATAATAAGGTACGGCTAAATCTTTTATATCGTGATCCAAAGCATGAGATTTAACTAATTCTAATCCAGTATATAAAGCTTCATAATTAGTTTGTCTTTTATGGGTTCCATATTCATATTGGCCATATACATTATAAATATATTTTCCATCTTTAGCTTGGGCTACCGACATACTTCCTAATCTTAATCGATCTCCCTTTTTTCCATGTTTAATATCGGCTTCATAAGCCTCGGGATATTTTTTCTTAATTTGAAGGGCTACCCCCGAACCCATTGTATGAAAACAATTTGCCTGATGGCATATTGCATTACATGGGTATTTTAATACATCAGCTATAACTTTAGTTATCATTTTTAATCTTTCATTTGAGTATTTATAAAGTGGTAGCACCGGAGGGATTCGAACCCCCAACCTACTGATCCTAAGTCAGCCGCCTCTTCCTGTTGGGCCACGGTGCCAATTATATTGACAAAGAACGTAGAATGACACCTTTCAGGCTTTGCCAATATAACTTCCAACTATCAACTTTTCCTTTCTACTTCGTGTCGCTTCAATTGGCACTATTTAATAGTTGTTGAGATTGGTCAGCGTGGTGGGATTCGAACCCACGTTATTCTTGCACCCCATGCAAGTGCCATGCCGGGCTAGGCGACACGCTGAAAGGGTTGAGATAAGCAATTGCTTCTCAATTCATGGAAATTGGGATTATAAGTAAGATTCCATGCTCTCACCCAACACATTATCGTCCGGTTTCGAACCCGTTATTGTGGTGTGTTGTTTATATAACCTTCTCAACCCGTAAAGCAATATTATTACTTATACAATTCATTGAGATAAATTAATACCCGCATTTCTCTGGATGGGGAAAGAAAATGCGGTTTGCGCAATATGTCCCTTTCCGGAACAAAACTACCCATCATATCCTATACGGGGTGGTGCCTCTAGGATGTCCATTTCTTTATCCACCATAGCAGCATGTCTCACATGCTTTGTTGTCACCGTTCGGGGTTAGACAACTTACCCCTCACAAAATCTAATTCTTTCTTGCATCTGGAACCGAAGATTCCAAAGTTACTTCCAATTCGCCTTTTGGCGCATGAGGCCGAAGCCTCTCCGAAAGTTTCTTGGGGAAATCAAAGTAAAAACACAAATAATCTGTCCCCACATAAACATTGGGTCCCAATTGGCGTTTCACCGCCGAATCAAATTTACGCAAGGTTTCAAAATCTTGGTCTTGAAATTTCAACGTCAACTTCATATTACTTTAATTTTACTAGACATTATACCAAGATTTAAATAAATGTCAAGTAACATTTTGAAATTGGTCCCGTCTCTCCGAGTCGAACGGAGTTCTCTAGTTCTTCAGACTAGCGCAATATGACCCCACCTGCCCAGACGGGAATGGTGCATCCGGGAGGATTTGAACCCCCACAAGCGAGTCGTCTCTTGGTTCGAAGCCAAGTGTGTTATCCATTTACACCACGGATGCTAAAAATTTAAAGTCTTAAAATAATATTACCTTTAAGATCTTCAACTCTAATAGGAAATAAAGGTTTTTCTCCAATGTATTTAATAGCCACAGCATCAAATAAAAATTCTTTTTTAAATTTTAAAAATAATCCTTTATTTATTCTTTCCAAAGTTCGAAACATAATTGATATGATGGTTGCATAATATGAACTCATGGATCCCGTTACACTCAAATTCATAGCCCTCATAGCCCGAGGATTATCGGGTACTCTTAATATAAGCACTGGTCCTGCAAAATGATTTTTTGGACGAACTTCTTTTATCCCCAATGCTTCAGCATGTTTTTTAACAAATTCCAAATGTTTTAATAAAAACTTTTTACAAGATTTCTCCTCAACTTCATAATCAACATCAAAATCTTCAACTGAAATTTTTTGATTAAATACTAAAATAACTTCTCCATCAAAATCTTCTGCTTGTTTTATAGCATCGCCTTTATTTGTAAAAAAATAAAATCCCGATCCCTGATCTCTTCCCGCACCACCATAATGTTTTCCTGCTAAACTTATATCAGTCCCTCTATTTATAATGCCATTTGCTGCTTTCCGAGTAGTTGCATGGTATAATTCCTTCCTTTCTTGGAATTCCCTAAGTAATTGTTTTAACTTTATCATATAAAATCAATCATTTTATATAATAAATATATAGGTTTTAATAAAAACTCGTGAGGGAATTAAATCCCTCACGGATGCTAATAATCATAATAAGGGACTTTTCCTCGATTCTCAATTGAATCCAATCTTGAATCTAAATCCATTATTTCCTTATTTTTAAAAGATAATGATAGAACTTTACTGACAAAATTTACCCATCGCAACATTTTAAGTTTACTTTTCATAACTTTTTATAACGTTTTAAAATTGGCTCCGAGGGCAGGACTTGAACCTGCAACCTTCTGATTAACAGTCAGACGATCCACCATTGATCTACCCCGGAATAAAATTATTTTAATATATTGAATTTTCTTTTCGTTCAATAGAATCCATTCCAATTATAACTGGTTTTATTTCTTGTAAAATAGAAATTATTTCTTTTGCTTTTAATAGAGCCGTAGAAGTATTGGGCAAGGGCCCATGTATGGGACTGGAATATTGAGAATTAAAATCTTTAATTTCATTAATAACATCTCCCAATTGATCAATTAACTTATTCCACGATTTTCCAGTTATAGTCGAATTCGAAATGTTATTTTTAAGATGATTCAATTCCATCTTTGATTCTTTAATGATATATTGTATCAATTCTTCTTTAATTAAATCTTTAATCTCATTCATTAACATATAATATAAATATTCAACGTTTACATAAAAATATATATTAAAGTGGTGGGCATGGTAGGACTCGAACCTACGAAGGCCGTTAGGCCGGGAGATTTACAGTCTCCTGCAATTGCCACTATGCGACACGCCCAAATTGGTACTCCCAGCGGGATTCGAACCCGCAACACACAGATTTTAAGTCTGTTGACTCTTCCAATTGGTCTATGGGAGCGAATATGGTACTGCACCCGGGAATCAAACCCGGAACTCAACCTTCGCAGGGTTGTGTGATATTCATTTCACCAGCGCAGCGTAAAATTGGTAGCCCATCCTGGAATCGAACCAGGGATTTCCCCTTATCAGGAGGATAGTATGCCATTTACTTAATGGGCCATTGGCGGAGACGACGGGACTCGCACCCGCTAAAATTCTCAACCGTGACAGGGTTGCGGCTCGACTACTTTGCCCTCGCCTCCAAAAGTGGTCAGCGTGGTGGGATTCGAACCCACGTTATGCTTGTCCCCGAAACAAGTGCCATTGCCAGGCTAGGCGACACGCTGGAAACTAGATGCATTTTTGAGTCTATCATAATATAGATTAGAATATTGCTGTTAGCATCTAAAATTGTTATTACTGGATTTCACGTCGTTCCGGCTGTACACACCGTCTATCAGGGTCTTAATAAATAACTTACTACTTCGTCCTGCGGAATCGAACCGCTCTACCGGCATATTAGGGCCGGGGTGCTATCCATTACACTAATTGAACGTCTTCACCTTATCTATTAATAAAAATGGTGCGCCGATGGGTAGTTGAAACCCAACCATATCCGGGTAAGAGCCGGGTGCCGGTCCACTGTAGCTTTCGGCGCATTGAAATTGGGGTGAGTAACGGGAATCGAACCCGTATAATCCGAGTCACAGTCGGAGACATTACCATTATGATATACCCACCATTATAAATCTGGCCCGGCTTCCTTTTTACGATATTCTTGAATTTTATCTATTTCTTTAATAATAAAATCCGCAGCTTTACGAATATGTGTTATGTTTTTAGAAATAGCATCTTTATTACCTTTCCAAAAAGCTAAATATGTCGCATGATGCTCTGCGGGCAATTCATAATATCGAATTACAATATAAGAAACCGTTTCTGCTTGTAATTCAGCAACTTCTCTGGTCAATCGTACATCATCTACATCACCAACATAAAACGGGGAGGATTTCTTAAAATGTAATAATTCATGAGCAATTTCATGAATGAGTGTTGCTGCACGATTTACTCCGGCAATATTGCTAGTAATATTTATATGATCTCCTTTAGCCCACCCCATTTCAGAACCCTTTGCATCACCCGTTTCAAGTTTAATTCCCATATTATCGGCCAATTCAGCAGCACATTCATATACTTCATCCGCCTTTTCATTGGGATCATTGCTTCCTTTCCAATTAGGTTCTTCGGGAACTTCTCCCCGCTCGTCTATGGGTTCAGTATCAGAAATGTCAAATACAGTTACCGCCATAAATCGTATTTGCTTATATTCTTTTTCTTTTTTAACGGGATCTAAATCGGTCGAATCTATTCCATCTTCGTCGGGTTCTTCTTTTTTCTTTGAAATCATTGGTGCTAAAATAGTAATTCCTTTAGCTCCTTTTTTAACTCGTCTGTAAAACTTATCTTGCCACTGTTTAAATCCAGCCACTTTTGTTGCACTAGGTCTTTGCATCCAAATAAGCATCGTATTATACCAACTATAAGAACGAAATCGCAGACCAAATTCCAAATATTTTCTAAAAGTTTCAGACGCCTTAACGTCATCTATAGCAGTAGTTAAATCTTCAACGAACTTTTCAATCATTACACTCAACTCTTCTTTACGAGAAAGTCCAGGAGAATGTGATCGCAAATCAGATGTATTTTGTATTTTATCTAAAAGTTCATTTGCTCTATCTGCAAGCTGATTTTTTGCCGATTGATTTATTTTCATTATAATCGGCTTTACACGATTAAATTCGGATTTATCAATTACCCAAGCATTTATTCCAGAATTCCATCTGAATCCAGCCGCATATAACGCACTTTTATTTCGAAAAGTTTCTTGAGAAGCTTTTCTTCGATCTTCTTCATTAGAAACAACAACTAATAAATCCTCGTGCAATTCTAATTCAAGAGCCTCCGAAATTAATTGAGTAGTGTCAAGATTTAATTGAACCGATTGATTCAACAACTGCTTTGATTCTTTTAATAATTGGTATATATTCATGTCATATAAATATATTAAAATTTAATAGAAATTGTTGTATTTATTACATATCAAGATCCGCATCCTTTAACATTTCTTCTGCTGTTTTTTTAGCGAAACTTAATGCAGTACTATAATCTTTAAATTCTAATCTTTATAAATAAATAGTATAAATAAATTCATTTTTTCTATCTAAATTGGCAGAAGGTACAGGAATCGAACCTGTCAAACAAGGTTTTGGAGACCTCGTACCGCCCAGCGGACCTCCTGTTGGTGGAAGCGGGGGGATTCGAACCCAACCTGCCACCCGGTTAAAAGCCGGGTGCTCATCCTTATGAGCTTCGCTTCCATTACATCCCATTGAGTTTTTTCACCTTCGTTGGTAGCCAGCACATCCCTGCACTGACCAGAGTTGGAGCTATATTTGCCGCTCCGCTATATCCGATCTCACGGAACTCTTCTACGGGTGCTTTTTCCGGGAAAACTCAGCACCATTAAAACCCATCCAAATTTTGCCACAAATCCATTTTGCCACAAATCCAGTTTTTTGTCAACAAAAAAACCGAACCTTTTTTGGTTCGGCTCTCATTGACGGCATGTATCGTATTACATCACGTCGAGAGCCTCCCTTCTGGACGATTATAAATGGAGACACTCTTACTATTGAGCGTCCAATCGCCCTCGGCTCTATTCCGTTTTTGTAATCGATTTCTCATACTACCAGATAAATAGTGTTCAATTTTTGTTTTTTACCAATTTTCTTTGGTATTTCAATTTTCGCCAACCATTATACCAGACTTTTAATCAATGTCAACTCTTTTTCGATTTTTTTTTTTCAATTTTTCTTTGGCATTTCAATTTTCGCCTCTCATTATATCAGACTTTTCACAAATGTCAACTCCCATTTTAATATTTCAACTCTTACATTGCATCTACCGGATAATCTTCAAATTCTTCTTTATCATGTTGTAAAATTTTAACATTGTTAATTACATAAGATAATTTTCTTACATCCGAATTATTAATAAAAACTTTTTCTGGTATAAATCCCTTTCCTATAAGAATAAGTTTGAATATTCCTTTTTTTTCAGAAATAGGAATAACAATTTCTGTATCTTTATCTAAATTCAATAAATATTGTTTAAACTTTCCATTAGATATAACATTCAAATATGGAGTAGTGAGAGCATTTCCCATTCGACAAATTTGTAATTTAATACTTTTTATATTATGTAATTCATATTCACATTCGGGAGGCATCCATTTAAATATATTATTTTTACTGTGCTCTACCAAGTACGGTTTATACAATGGAATTATTAATGGTTCCCAGTCTTCGTTGCGATTTTTAAAATAATTAATAAATTTCAATTTCAATTCATTTGTAACTGTAGATTTAAATTTATATAACCCATTTTCATCTTCTTCACATAAATCATAAAAATTAAAATTTTTAATTAATTGATACCTTTTTGAATATTGTCGTTCAAATTTTCTTCCATGATATAAATGATACATTATTTCATCTAAATAATAATATTTATTTCCAATATATTTTTTGATAATATTCGCATATTCATTTATTTTAAAATCAAATGATTTATCTCGCATTGGTAATTCCAAACCAAATATAGAATAAATTGATTTATAATCTCCCCCGCCAACTATACATCTATCATAAAGACCTATATTTTCAAAAAACTCCCGCTTATAAGCCATAGAACCACCCGGGGCACCATATTCCATTTGTTTTGATGTATTTTTATTATAAAATATTACACTATAAATTTGTGATTTATATTTTCTATCTAAACTAAAATTTTTATTTAAATTTTGACAATGAGAATATGGTTGAATTATATTATATTCATCCAACAATTTACTTACTTTTTTCCACCAATTCTTACTGAACCAAATTACGTCTGCATCAACCCAGATAATTTTAGAATATTGTTTTGGAAGTATTTTTGCAGTTAAATTTAAAGCCCGTTCTTTATGCCAAAATATATCTTTAACTTTAAATCTAATTACATTTTCATGTTTAATAAATGGCTCTTCTTCATCATATAACAATTCAGAAATATAGAAATGATCTTTTAATCCGCAGTCATATATAAAGTCTTGAAATCTTAAATAAGTTTCATATCGATTTTTATATTTTAGAGGATTAAAAAATGTTGATATAACTGCTATGTCATTATTCATATTTAAAAATTTTCTATTGGGTATTCTTCATAATTTATTTTTCCATTTGGCAATATCCAACATTTATTAATTATATAAGATAAATAACGATTATCATTACTATTTAAAGAGGTACGTGAAGGTATAAATTCTCTTCCTAATAAAACAAGTTTAGATGTTTGCTCCACTTCAGATATAGGAATAATGATTTCGGTAATATTTTCTAAATTTAATGCAAATTGCTTAAATTTTTCATTAACTATGACATTTAAATATGGAGAAGTATATGGATTTCCTCGTCTATCAATTTGTAGTTTAATACTTTTTATATTCTTCAATTCAAATACACTTGTTGGGGCATACCATTTATATAATGATCCATCTATATTTTTTTCAATCATATATCTTTTATTTAATGGATAAATTAGTTGCTCCCAATCTTCATTCCTATCTTCAAAATATTTAATATAATTAAATTTTACAATCTTTGTAACATTTGATTTAAATTTATACAATCCGCTTTCTCCAACTTCACATAAATCATCAAATGTTAAATTTTCATTCATTTTATATCGATCTTTATACCCCCGATCAAATATTCGTCCATGATATAAATGACAAATTAATTCATCTAAGTAATAATATCGGTTATTTATATACTGAGTTGCTTTTTCTAAATATTCATTCAATTTTAAATCAAAATATGCATATTTTGTTGGAATAGTAGTTTTTAATATGGGCATAATAGATACTATATCTCCGCCACCCATTATTGCCCGATCATATAATCCAATCGTGTCAAAAAATTCCCGTTTATAGGCCATCGCTCCACCTACCAATCCCTTTTCATTAAAATTATTTTGACATATATAAAATAATACCGAATTAGTTTTTCTTTCAGTACTAAAATTAGATCGTAAATATTGACAGCTTGAATATGGTTGAACTACATTATATTCATCCAATAATTTACTTACTTCTTTCCACCAATTCTTATTGAACCAAATCATATCGGCATCAACCCAGATAACTTTGGAATATTGTTTTGGAAGTATTTTTGCAGTTAAATTTAAAGCTCGTTCTTTATGCCAAAATATATCTTCCATTTTAAATCTGATTACATTTTCATGATTAATAAACGGTTCTTCATTATTATACAATAATTCCGATACATAAAAATGATCTTTTAATCCGCAGTCATATATAAAATTCTGAAATTTTAAGTAATTTTCATAACGATTTTTATATTTTAAAGGATTGAAAAATGTCGATATAACTGCTATGTCATTATTCATAATATTAAAAATTTTCTAATAAATAATTTTCATATTCTGTTTTATTTTGTTGTAAAATTTCTACTTTTTTAATTGCATAAGATAATTGGCGAAAATCCCGACTGTTTAAATCTATTTCGGCAGGTACAAATCCTTTTCCTAAAAGAATAAGTTTAGATACTTCTTTTTTATCAGAAACAGGAATAATGATTTCAGTATCTTTATTTAAATCTAGCGAATAATGTTTAAAGTTTCCATTACATATAACATTTAAATATGGAGAGGTATTAGAATTCCCCATTCGACTAACTTTTAATTTAATACTTTTTAAATTATATAATTCATATATATTTTCAGCCGAAATCCATTTGAAATTTCCATTTGAACTTCTTTCAATATTATATGACTTACTTAAAGAAACAATAAATTGTATTAAATCCTCATTTTTAGTTTTAAAATAATCTAAAAATTGTGATTTTATTTTTTGTGAAACAGTTGACTTAAACTTATATAACCCATTATCATCCTTTTCACACATATCATTAAAAATATAATTTTTAAGAATAGAATATCTCTTTATATATTGACGATCATGAAGCTGACCATGATAAAGATGATAAACTGAATCATCTAAATAATGATATTTGTTTTCTAAATATTTACCCGATTTTTCAATATATGAATCTAATTCAGGATCAAACGCTTGAACATTTTCATCTATAGGCATTTTTAATATCGATATATTTGATATAAAATCCCCTCCTCCAATTATATCTTTATCATAAAGTTCAACGCATTCAAAATATTTTCTATTATAAGCCATTGTTCCACCATAATGAATAGCATGAAACGTTGGCAATCCATTATTTATTCGGAATAATCTATGAAATATGGACATTTGAGTGTGATCCAAATTAAAATGGGAATTTAAAAATTTACAATAAGCAAATGGTTGAATTATATTATATTCTTCTAATAATTTACTAACTTCTTTCCACCAATTTATATTGGACCAAATTATATCAGTGTCAACCCAGACAACTTTAGTATATTGTTTTGGAAGAGTTTTTACAGTTAAATTTAACGCTCGTTCTTTATGCCATAAAATATCTTCAGTTTTAAATCTTAATATATTTTTATGATTGATAAATGGTTCATCATTTTTATATAATACTTCCGATACATAAAAATGATCTTTTAATCCACATTCATATATAAAATCCTGAAATTTTAAGTAATTTTCATAACGATTTTTATATTTTAGAGGATTGAAAAATGTCGATATAACTGCTATGTCATTATTCATATATACTAATAAGTATAATATTGAAATATTAAAAAAATAGAAAAAATATTTAGAAGAATAATGGAGTCCCGGGTGGGAATCGAACCCACCTAATGCTCTTTTGCAGAGAGCCGCCTTCCCCAGTCGGCCACCGGGACAATTTACTCGTATTGGATTAGAGCCAATATCTCGGAAAATTCCGATGCTTTGCCATTAAGCTAACGAGTAAAATTGGAGCCACATGAGGGAGTCGAACCCCCGTCTCATCTTTACGAAAGATGCATAATTCCGTTATACGAATGTGGCAATTTTCGTTAATTATGGAGCCGGTGCCCGGAATCGAACCGGATTCTCAGGTTTACAAGACCTGCGCATCACCATTTATGCTTCACCGGCAAATTGGTTGCAGGACTTGGAATCGAACCAAGCTAGAGATGCTTATGAAACATCTGAGTTCACCAGAACTCTATCCTGCAATAAATTGGTGCCACTGACCCGATTCGAACGTGCAAAGGATAACTGATCTTGAGTCAGTCGGTTGTTCCAATTTCCCTTATCCACAGTGGCATTATTCATTCATCTCGGAAATGAATGAAAAATGGGAACATCATTTGTTCTAATTTGCGAACTTAATGACCGAGTGTACCAACGATTTGTATCCAACGGATCAATTCGTTCCCATAATTCTGCTCTTGCTGTACCATCTGCATTTGGTATTTCTGGTGAAATAAATCTAAATTTATGTCCCAAAACATTTGTTACAATTATATCAGATTTATTTTCTGTATATACCTCTTTTGGTTTACAACCCGAAGGTTTACAACCAATAATGGTCAATAGCAATACAGATATAACTAATATTTTTCTCATAAAATTGGTCGCACTGCCCGGTACTGCCCCGAGACTCGGCACTTATCTGGTGCGCTTCGGCTTATAAGACCGACGATGCTCTTTACATTACAGTGCGATGGAGCCGGATCCGAGAATCGAACTCGAACTTCTACTGTACCAAAGTAGCAGGCTGCCATTACATCAATCCGGCATCAAAAATAAATATATGCGAATTTATAAAAATAACAGATAAAACTATTTTTAAAAATTATTATACTGTTATCATATTATGCCAATATTTCATTCTTGCTAACATTCTATCATTTCACACATAAAAGGTCAAGACTTTTTTTCGTATAATTTTTCTAATCCCTTTCCATATTTTTCTTCGGCATATTCTATATTTTGAAGTGGAATCTTTTGTTTGATTTGGAGCACATGACTGGATTCGAACCAGCGTAAGGAACCTTGGAAGGGTTCTGCCTGACCTCTAGGCTACATGTGCTTACCTATTAAATGGAGCGGGTGAAGGGAATCGAACCCTCACTTTCACCTTGGCAAGGTGGTGGGCTACCATTACACCACACCCGCAAAATTGGTAGCTGTTACTGGTTCCGCCCCAGTGCTTTCGGCTTATGAAACCAACGTACTACTATTATACTAAACAGCCCTTCAATCTATAAATAGAACGAATTTAAGAAAACATCTCAAATTTTATGGAAGACATTATATCACGTCAGGATAAATTGTCAAGTCCAAAAATCATCATCAGTTATTTAAGAGTCTTTATCCAAACCAAAATTATATCCCTGTTTATATATTTCCCATGTAAATTCTTTAAGTTTTTCAATTTTAAGAATATTCATAGAATCTAAAGGTGGCAAATGACGAAAATGATCTCGCCATAAACTTTCAAATTTTAATCTTACTTGAGCATTTTTCTTTGTTTTCATATTTTCTATTTCTATTAAGGGACATTTGGCCGGAAATCCATTCATACAATCTGGATATGTTATGATATATCCTTTATCCTCAGCGTCAGGATGATCGCATATCATTACTTCTACATCTCCACCAAAATATGGACACTGGTGATAACACTTATTAATTTCTCTATCAATAACTCGAATAACTCTCATAATTATGAATATTTATTTTTATTTCTATATTTTCCAGTTCGAGATTTAAATAATGTCGTTGCAGATTGTTTAACTCTCCACTTTAAGAATTTTTGAAATCCGGCATTCTGTAAAATAGTTTCTAAATTATTGTAAGTATCCCGCAGTTCATTATGCGACCAAGTTTTATGAATATAAGATTCACACGTCTCGCAAATATATGCTATATCTTTTCCACCCTTACACCGGGGAATCAGATGATGTCCCCGGGTACGGGTGTGCATTTTACATAATTCACAAAAAATATGTTCCGATTTCATTCAGATAAAGAAAGAATTGGCGGATAATTCATTGCACGAATTAAAGTATAATAATTCGTAATAAATTGATTCGCATATTTTTCGGGCGACCGATAAATAATAGTATCCTTTCCAATTGTATTTGTAGCCATGTAATTTAAATTTGGAGGCACACCAGTTATATTACCATTGGTTATTCCTCCCGTAAATAAAAATCCAGGAAAATTTGTACTTCCCTTATCCTTCAGCACAATAGGAGTACTCATTTCTGCACCATTAACCCAAATATTTTGCATCCGGATTTTATTGGAAGGGTCACTTTCTAATCCTTCGGAATTTTTTGCCGTAACATACGCTTCAAATAATTCGGTAGGCGCAATATAAAGGACCGCATTAGTAGTAAATTTGCCTGCAATATTTGTAGAAAGATAATTAACATTAGTAATATTCTTATAATATAATACGTATCCTGTAACCGTATTATCATTGGGCATGGCCCATTCTAATTTGACTTTTTCAGAATTGTTTTGAGCAATACAATTTAATACTGCCAACGAAAATAAAATAACACTTAATTTTTTCATAACACTTATTATAGATTTATTAATAAGAACGGGTGGAAACTTTGTTCCGGCTTCCACCCGTCTGGGGGCGTTAGATTACCCTCCACCATTTACGGTATTTCTCCGCAAAATTAGAATACCAGTCGCAGACCGCCTTGAAGCGAAACTGCACCTTGATCCCAATTCTTCAACTCATAATTACGATATTGGCACTCGGCGTAAATTCCCCATTTCTTATTATAGCGGGCTTCAATTCCTGCTTTCCCAATATACGCCCAATCTTTATTGTCTTGCCAATTATATACCCCACCTATTCCAACATATGGAGCTATATTTCTAAACACCGGGGCTTCTTTGGCCAAAGGCACTCTCAACAAAATTCCGGCTTGTACTTCGTCCACACATACACCCTTGGTTTGATAAAATGGAACGTTGACCTCAGCGCCGACATACTTCCACGGGAAGTAGAATGCTCCAACGGTGAGATTATACGTATAGGGATGTCCAAATAGATGTTTTCCATTAACAGCTTTGGATTCTCCTAGATCGTATCCAGTTGAAAGAGTCAATCCCCATTCTCCTTCATTAAATAGAGAATCAGATTTTACCTTTGCAGTTTCGACAGCTACAGGATTACCTGCGGCCTTAACGGTGGTGTCAGCAGCCAAAGTCGTCATAGCAACCAATACTGCCGCAGACACTCCAATCATCATTTTAGTGAATTTCTTCATTTATTTTCCTTTTGTTAGGTTTTAAAATTGGGCGTTATACCCAAAAGTTATGAACTACCCATCCGCTAAAGCGAATGGATTTCCAACCCAATCAACTGCAAATTCCGCTAAGAATTTGTCTTACGTCAAGGCAGTTGGCTTAGACGGCGGTTCCCGCCGTTCCCCAGTTCTTATTGAACTGGAAAGTCAATATATATATTTTGGAATCATTCCAAAATCATTATTATATTAACGGGCA